TAGAATACATGCCTGTCACGCATGGGGTCACGGGTTCGAGTCCCGTACGCACCGCTAAAAAGGAATCCGCTAAAAACGGGTTCCTTTTCTTGTTAAGTCGAAATATATCTACACAAATAGATAATTCACTAATAATGAGCTTGTTTTAGTTGAGTTTCCATCCAAAAATGGGAACATGGAACCTGTTAAGACGAAAATTGCTTCAAAGCTCAAAAAAGGACTCGAACCCGACAGTGTACATTCGGGTGTACATCATCGAAGCAATCATTGGTTCATCATATTCTTTAACTCAACTAAAAAGAAATTATATGGTGAAGCTAAAAATCATTGTAAGAGACGGAAACTTGGTGTTGAGAATCAGCGAGGGCAAACAAAGATTTTATAAATCCGTCCGACACCTCCTGAAAGGAAACCCCAACATCGAAAAGCATTGGAACGCCGACAAGGAGCGTTTTACTAATTACGCAGTGTCTTATTCGGAGAACAACAAGGCACTGGAAGACTTCAAATCAGCTTACAGTAAACTCGTAATGGAACACCCTAAATACACAGCCAGGCAGGTAGCTTCCGCATACACTACCTCCCAGAGATTGATTCAGGATGTTCAGGGCAACGATTCTGATTGCGCCGGAAAACGTGATGACTCCTTCGTGTTTGTAGAAAAATACCTGAAGCTCGTCATTGAGCGTGAGAAAATAAAGAATGGATGTAATTTTGAAGTTTACGGAAAGTTGTTGAACAAGTGCCGTAAAGTACTCCCCAAATTTTCCCGCCTTACCTTCCAGGAGATAAATTACGACAAGTGCCTTTTTATTGCGCATACATTTGCAAAGCACAAAGGCTACCGTGGTATATCAAAGGCGTTTAGGGCATTGCTCGGAAAGGCTTCAAAAGACAAGGAAGTAGATTTCTCGATTAACCAAATTGGTGATTTTACATTTGCAGACTACAATCCAAACAAGGATGATGTAGAGCTTAAAAAGCCTGATGTTCTTGACCGCTTCCAATTAAAGCAGTTTCTGAATATGAACATGCTTGATATTACTCCGGAATACGAAGACCGGCAACTGGTTGAGTTATACTATGATTTCTGTGTATTCATGTTCAATTCGTTCTTTGCACCGTGTGATGTGATTAAACTGAAATATAAGCATATAACTAAACGTCGAACAATTATTGCACGACGGAAGAAAACGCACAAGCCGGTAGAAATACCTATTTCTCCAGCTATGGAACAAATTATAAATAAGTATAGGGGGAAAACTAAGGATGGCTATATATTCCCTATTATGGATGATAAAAAGGAAAAAGAATACAAAGCGAAGGATTATATCTTTAAGAAATTCCGACAGAACCTTAATATATGGTTGAAGACCCTTGGAAAAGAGCTTGGGGTATGCTATAACCTTTACGCATACGTGTTTCGTCATACGGCAATTACCGTAGCTTTGGATGGTGGATTGCCTATCTCATACGTTGCAATGGCGGCAGGGACCAGTATTGAGATGATTCAGGAGCATTATTACAACGGAGACAATATCGTCAACCAAAAGAAGTTGCAATTGGAGTTTATCAAAGCTGGAAGGTAAACATGAAAATCCCCGGTAACAGTTACGCTACCGGGGATTTCAACTTTAATTACGGAAAGAAGAAATGCCTTAAAAAAGGCAATGAAGTGCAGTTCCAATAACGCCACCAATCATTGTAGCAGTAAAGTCAAGCCAGTCAAAGCCGTTTCCTTTGAGCCAGCCAAAGGTTCCACCACGTTTGCCATTCCACATCCAATCTTTCATTTCGGCAGAAGCAGCGGCGGCGAAGGCGGCACCGATACCAAGGGGCACACTGATGATAAAACCTACTAAAATGTGTTTGGGGCGATTGCTTTCAAGCAACCATTTAAAATACTTTTTCATAACAATTCTTTATTACGAATAGCATTTTTGATTGAGATATGTTTATTAGAGGTGATTTTCCGATTTCCTCCACATTGCATATCTTTTACGATTGGTAAGGTAACTCATGTTTTCCTCATTGTCATACGCTTCACGTTCAAAGGAAATGTTGCGATAGGCATTGCCTGACATAAACAATCGAACTACCCATTCCAGCAAATAAATAACATAGAATGGTATATACCACAATTCTTTCATCTGCGCTGTGTGAATCTTCTCATGATTCAGTACTGTAGCACTCAAATCACGATAAGTTCCTCTGACAAACAGTACACCGAATAGATTGATAGCGAGAAAGCCCTTAAATGGAATAATGTTGTTGTAGATTATCTTCATATTGTCAAACCTTTATCTAAGAATAGCCATTATACTTATTCAATAGGGCTTAGTAACAAATCATTTTTTGTATTTGGACTTTACCTCCGATGTAATCTTACCTTTATAGAACCATAACTCTTGTGGTAATCCGACATTTTTTCTGTACACCGCCGTCATATAATTCACACCATAATATTTACTCCACTCCAACATTGTTTTTGATTCGCCATCAATTGTAATTAGATTGAAAGATGTAAAGTAGCAGTTTTGAGAAGTATAGTTATCATTTGGGTTGTAGCGTCTAATGTGCAAACCTTCTCGATAGCCATGCGTAAATGCCCATTCTTCAAAGGCAGAATAGTCATTTACCCATTCATCACAAACAATTATCCCCTTTCCACCATATCGTTTGAAATTTACATAATTTGGATCGTAGCACGATTGTTTCATTCTCGTCCAAATGACATATAGGGATGTGTAACAGGAACCATGAGTAGTTTTGGCTATTTTCATTCTGCATGTTCTACACATTAGAGGGAATAGACCTTTGTGGTGCAACAATTGATGTGTGTTTTTATAAGTAATTTTGCCACAGGAACATCGGCAAGACCAAGAATATATATACCCACTCGTATTTTCCCATTTCACCTTTGAATGTACTCCAAGAACTGTAAGTTGACCAAATGTTTGCCCTGTCAAATCAGTGCCACTTGTAAACCGGGACATACTTATAGCCTGTATCACTTGTTCCATTAAAACAGAAACGGCATCGCACGATTCTTTATTATTGGATTTGTGCGATATGCCGTCTATGATATTTTTCGATAAACTTAGCTTCTGTAAGATTTGTTCTTTAGTCATAACTATATAAATAATGCGGTTGTTGAAACAATAGCCATAATGAAAAAGATTAATGCAAGACATTTCCATATTTTTGCAGTAGCCTCCAAACCGTGTTTCTGCTTGTCAAACTCGCTTATTGCGTAATTCAAAGCCTCGTCTTTCAGTCCTTTAAACTTGTCGTTCAAAGCCTCTGTTATATCGTCTGCAATAACATACTTCACCTTCTCTAACACAGATTCAGGATAACCTCTCTCATCATAATTTATTTCATACAACAAGTCGTGGTGAAAAAGATAAGGTACTACTATGATTTTTGCAAATTATTTACGATAAAATAGGTTTATATTTTTCATTTCTTTTAATGACCGCAAACATCCTTGCCACGATTTTGGCTCGCAGCGCATTGATTACGGACATCTTGTTCTTGCCTTCGGCAACTTTCCTTTCGTAATACTTCTTCAGTTCACCGCCAACCCGGTGTGTCACTGCCACGGCAGCCAAGTGAAGAAGTCTTTTCATCACTTTGTCCGCCCTATGTGACACTCTCGCTTTCGAGTGCTGGGAACTTCCGGAAGAATATGAGAAAGGAGCTACTCCGGCATAACAATTGAATTTTCTCGGATCATCGAAACGTGTAAAGGCTTCCGTAGTGATTATCATGTTGGTTGCTACTACACGCCCCACACCGTCTATAGACATCAGCAGCTCCCTCTGCCTGCACAGTACAGGACAAGAAACTATCACTTCATCCATTTCGTCCGTAATGGCTTGTATGGCTTCCTCCAAGTCATCCATCAACGCCTGCAAACGCTTCATCTTGCGCTCATACAGAGTTTTCGGCATATAGTCCTTCTGGTCCTTCATCTGCCCTTTATATTTAGCCAAATCCGTTACATACAAAGTACGTTCGGATTCAAGCTGTTTCAATCTTTCAATATCTTCGGTCGGACGTTCATAATACTGCACTTTGTCCTGAAAACGGCTGGCATAGATGGCAATACGTTTGGCATCCACCTTGTCATTCTTTCCCCGCTGAACGCCTGATGAGTATTTGATTTCAGCGGGATTCTCAAGCCAAAGCTTGCATTCCACGGCTTTGCAGGCGCATGCCAGAGGGAATGTATACTGCCCGGTATGTTCTGCGCAAACAAGCATTTGGCAATTGGCTATGTTGTAATCCTCTTCCAATTGATGCAGCAATGCCATGATTGCACTTTGATGGTTGGATATTTCTTCTTCATGTACAACCTTTCCTTCAAACATCACACAGAAGTCCAGCCTCTTTTTCGATACGTCCACACCGATAAAATAAAAATTTTCCATACTTTTGTCTTTAAAGTTTTTTGTAAAGAAAGGGCTTGAACTTAACCTAACTACCTTAACAATGGATGTTAACCTACTATCTGGGTCTGGGTTCAAACAAGCAGGAAGTCCGCTTATGAAAATGGAACTTGTTCTTTCCGTATTGTTTTCCGGTTCACTTCCTGCATTCTTTCTTTGCTTCACAAATTTATCCTTTCTATTTTATCTGTAATACTTAGATGCAAATCTAAGGTATTTGTTCTGTTTTGTTCCTTATTGATCAATTACTTTTTTCAATTTATTAAAAGCCTTCTCTTTATCAAATCTAATCCCATCTTTGAACTCCAATATCAACTGCCAAAGCTGGTTTTTGTAAACATCACCTGCTTTATAGTCAGTCTTATAATGGCATTTCTGTGTAGTGGTTATTTCCTTAAATATATTCGTTGCATTAAGATATGTGGCTCCCCATTCTGTGAGTTCTACACTAACGGTATCATTCAAATCTATTTCTATCATAAATATTCCTTTCTAATTTATTTTGAATTATTCATCTTGAAAATCGTCAATCTCAAACTCCCAATCCATTGCATCCTCTTGTCGGATATTATCTAATAACCATTCATTTGCATTTTCAAGCTCATCATCCCATTCAGGTACATCCCCACCTTCATCATAAGCTTTAACTAATTCATCATAAACTTTGTCAGGGACTTCAACATCACTAAGTCCAACTCTATAAGTTACCTTGATTGTTAAATCTTTAATCTTCTTCATTTCTTTCTCGGTTATTCGTTAATTGGCAGTTTCATAAAACACATCCACATGGTCTTTCCATGTCTTCCAGTAGTATGGCCGAAGAGTGGTTGCCGATTGATGGCACTCAATACTTCCCTAACTGTTATCTGATCCTCATTCCATTTGAAAATCAGAACTCCGTAGTCATCCAGAACACGAAAGCATTCATCAATTCCCTTTTTTATCACCCTTGGCCAATCTTCAGGAAGTTTACCATACTTCTTGGCTAACCAACTATTTTTACCAACCTTTAGCAAATGGGGTGGATCAAACACTACCAGTTTAAAGGATTTATCCAAAAACGGCATATCGGTAAAGTCCGATACGATGTCTGGGTGGACTTTCAGATTTCGGCCATCACAAAGAATGTATTCTTCGTCCCTAATGTCAGCAAACAAAGCCAAAGGGTTTTCTTTATCAAACCAACACATTCGGCTACCGCAACAGGCATCTAATATGATTTTTGTTTCACCGTTCATTTCTGTTCCGTTTTGAGGGTTATTTAATTTCTCTTATTTCATATTTCTGCTTACCGAAGTAAAATCCAAAGCATAGCCATTCAAACTCAAATTCATGGTTGTGTAAATTAATATTTATTGCCGGCAACAATGCCCAAAACTGAACATCAAAGTCAATATCTATTTTAAAAGTCCTTCTATTCATATCTTTCTTGTTATTAGTTAATTACCAATCTCCACCATCATTTAATATGCCATCAATAGTAGTTACACTATTTTCAATATTACTGCCTCCATATTGTGTAAATTCCGGTGTAGGATTATCTTCCGTATCTCCGTGCATCATGACATGTAACACTCCGCTTGCACTGTAAAGCCATAACCGCTTTCCGTCCTTTTCCCATTTCTTTGCAAGACGTTTTAAACCATCAATAAGCTTGCATTCTTCCGGTGTGCATTCTATTCCGGCTTCTGTTTGATATTTGCCCATATCTATATTATTTGCAATTATTTTCTACCAAAATCTGCTGGAGTTTCGCCCCAGCGTTTATTATCCCAATGATAAATCTCAATTGTATCTACATCAGCCGATAATGCCCGAAGGAACATCTCAGCCCGTATAAGCTCTTTGCAAGGCTTTGTGGAAGATGTTTTCTTTGCCTTGAACCATGCAATCGCAGTCATGGAATCGGTATAAATGACACGAGGCTGAAAGTCATTTTCAATAATGAACTTTACAGCCTCGATAACAGCAAGAAATTCTCCTATATTAGTGGTTTGATCTCCTAAATCCTTATAAAAGATTTGCTCTTTAGTAGCTAAGTTTATGCCTTGATATTCCGTCTTTTTATTCTTCATGGAATGGGCCGCATCAGTAGCTATTCCTTCGACCGGTCTTTTCATGTTTACCTTTCTTGTTATGAATTTCACGCATATCCTGTTTCATCTGTGCAAGAAGTTCATTTGCCGCAGAAGTAAAACATTCAACAATGTCCAATAAATCTTTAACATCGCATCTCTTTTCAAGTATTGACAAACAAGCTGGGAGTGATTTAACGCTTTCCTTTTGGCCCTTGAATGGGTCAAAGCGAATGATTTTGTTTCCAAAGCTTACTTCTACTTGATATTTACTACCACGTACATAATTTGTTGTAACAGTAGCTCTAAATTGCACCGGGTTCGCTTCAATGGCGATATATCCAGGAATGAATGTTTCTTCTTTTTCAGTACCGGCATGTTTTATAATTGGGGTCATCGGTATCAGTACGCAATCATAAAGAACATTAACCAATACATTGTTTGACAATTCTCTGTCAATAATAACAATCTTTTTGGGGTATGGGGAATCTTGCCTAACCCCACATACTACATTGTTGACTGGATTCTGTGAAACAAAACTGATTAACGCTCCATTTCTTTCAGATTTGATGAACTTGAGCTTTGTTTGTATTTTTTCAACGATAGATCCGTTGGGCTCGATTTTATTAGTATCTTGTTCCATTGTGACGATAATGATTATTCAAAATAAAATACCACCGAGCCACAAATTAGCGTGACACGGTGGTACAAAGTTAATCTATAAAAGCCGTATTTTTGCAGTTTTTTATGCAAAAATTAAACTATAATACATTGATAATCAGATGTTTTATGTTAAGTTTAAAACTGATGCCTATATTTAAATTAAATGCTTAAATTCAACTTGTTAGACATGCTGTAACTACACCTATTACTTGTTAAGTCGAAAAAAATTAATAATCCATATCTTTTTCTGTTTTTAAACGCTTTATATCCGGCAAATCAAATATCCCATCATCATTTTGGTAATTTACAATACACACTTCTGTACCGTCTTTGCCAAATAAAGACAAGACTGATAATTTATCAGGCATGGAGCCTACTCCAGATTCTAAAACACAAATGGTTGATAATGATTTTGACGCTCTAATAACATCTTCTCCCAGTACAATATATCGTCCTGGAACACGATAAAGGATGAGCGCTTTAGGGTGCAATGATTTGTAATAGTTATGCACTTCAATTTGTTTTGCGTTCATATCGATAATTATTATAATTTGATACTATCTATAGCACATTTCTCACAGAGACCGTTAAACCTCTTTCGCTCACTTTGGGAAATTTCCTTGTTGCACTTTGAACAATAGTACACAGGTCGCTTTCGATGAAATAAAAAACCCCTCACTTTCTGAGGGGTTAGACCATATTTGTTTGCGATAGCCTGAAGGATGAGCTTCGGCAATGCCTTTGTTGTTTTTCTCTGTGTCTGATACTCGTATTCCAAAACCATACGAACCGCTATATCATTAGCAAGCAATCCCAAAGCATCAAGTTTCTGAAGATCAACCGCAGGAAATCCGGTTATAATTGAAAGCTTGTTATACTCGTCATCTGAAAACTGAAATCGTCTCATTACTGTTTGGGTTTTGATTTTTTCTTAGGTCGTGCAAATTCTTCTATTTTGCTCCGTATCTTATCTATGGAATCCACAAATCCATCAAGAGTGTCCATAGCGTCTTGCATAGCAAAACCTCTGGCAGATTCTTGAAGTCCTTCTGGAAGAGAATATAACGCATCCTCTTCTTCGTCTCTGATTTCACCAATCCTATCAATGGCTTCATCAAGTAATTCTGTAACTTCCAATAATTCTTCTCTTCGCTCTTTATTCATGCTTATTCTATTTTTATTTCCATATTAAGTGTGTCTACAAGTTTCAAGAAGGTGTCAATTCTCAAATCGCACCGTCCATCTTCAAAGGCTTCCAAAACCGAGATATAACTTGATGATTGCTTAGCCAACTCACGTATAGACAACCCGGCAGATTTTCGCATTGCGATAATTGCTTTTCTCAATCCATCTGTGTTATCTGTTGAATATGTGACATTTTTTCCTATGAGTTCCATACTTGTTCCACACATTTTCAGATATATAAACACATTACCCATAACATACTCAAACGTTGCTTTTTCAAGAGCATTAACCTTATTTTGATTAAGCTGAAGAGCATAAGGCAGACTGTCTTTTAGTTTTACATGTGCCTTGTTTTTGATTTTAACGAGTTTTGCACTAAATTCTTGACGGTTCATATCAATTTGTGATTTAATCTTTGTAGTTTTTGAAATATTCAATTCCTTTTATGAGGAACACCAGCAAAAAGCCAGTTATTATGCAAACAATCAATGTCGCTTCAAATTCACGTTCTAAACAATAGAAAAACGCAATTATTACAGCTGCAATCAATTGGAACCCTAAAGCAACGACTGTGCTCCATTTGACAATTTGAAAAAATGGATGGATAGGTGTGTCACAAATACTGGGTTGCTGTGTTTGTTCATTTGGTATGTGCTTGCTTGCATGTATGCAAAGTGACACACCGACTAAAATATGCAAGGTAAATATCATAATTGGTAGCCACACTTTTTCAGAAAAACCAATCATCCAGAAAGTAAAAGCTGAAAATACCAAAGTTCCAATTATCAATATTTTCCCCAATAATAGTAAAATTCTATAATTCATTGTATATAGATTTTGTTGTTATATTCAGAAAACAGAAACTATTATCGCTCCTAAAATACAACCGGAGCAAGCGGAAGTTATAGCCAATATCAATCCAAGACCATTGAATCTGGGAAACAAAGTACCTGATTTGCTTTGAGAAAAAAGCCAATATATTTTAGCAATAAAACCTATGAAAGCACTTATACCAACTACTAAAAGACCTGAGAATATGGCTTTAAATGACCATATCTCATTTTCTCCGGCTTCCATAAATGTTCCTAAAATTATCCACATTATACCTGCTATTAGAAAGCCAATTCCCCAACCAATAAGCATTAGCATTGGAATATCGGCATTTTTAATATAACCCATCAGTTTTCTGCGCTCTCTGTTTGTTAACATATTCCATTGTATTATTTATTATGCACGCAGACAAAAGAAAAGTGGACTGCCATCCATGCTAATTCGCAGGTATCGCCAAACACCTATATACACGCACGGATAGGCAGCCCACTGTATATGAGCTGTCTCCGTGCCTCGTGTATATTTGTTCAAATTGGCGATTTCAACGAATTTGAGGCACTTTTCAAATATGTCTTATATGGCTAAATAAAGCCTTTGCAAAATTATAAAATATTATTGTATTAATGACCATCCTTTCTCAATAATTCCTATTAATTGGCATTATTGTCAGATTGTTATAGTAGTTGTTTTCCGTAGTTCTCCTGTATATCCATGCAATCTAAGAGCTTTTATCAGCAAATCCGTAGGAACCAATTGTGCCGTTGCTTCATCTTCCAGCACCAATGAGGTCTTAAATGCAACGTAATCAGGACACATATCTTTATGCGCCATAGGGCATTTATTCCTATTTTTCCTATACTTGCAGTCATTGCAAAATAGCTTTAGTCTTTCCTGGTTGCTCATACATTAACTACTTTTACAAGCCTTAGCTCTCCGTTATAACCGCGACGGCGAAGTTCTCCAAATAAGTTTTCGTCACTGAAATCCGCCAAACTGAGAATAGATTTGTTCCCAGGCTGTGGTTGGTAATCCTTTGGGCGAACTTCATCTTTTTTCGGTTCTCTTTTACTTGTTGATGCCATTTTCTATATTTATTAATTAGTTTTATAACTTTGTAAAATAAAAGGCGATGGTCAGAATATTCCAGTGCCCTAACCATCGCCAACATAAACATGTGAGTTGACTTGCGCCTATTATACTGGCTGTAAGTCTGAATCGCGAGCAAATCCTTTTAGAACGGTGTTGTCAACTTCAACGCGATAGAAGAACTCATGTTCATCCGCATCGTTCTCGCTGAAAGAGGCATAGACCTTCTTTATTTTACCTACCTTTCCTTCATACTGAGGCTGAAGGCTATTGCTCACGATTGTTACTCTGTCATTTGTTTTGTACTTTGCTGTTTTCATTGTTGTTACGCGTTAAATTTTTCTCTCCATGCCAAATAGTCTTCACGAGCTTGCGCAAGAATCTCAGGCGCTTTATACTTCAAGTCTTCCACTCTTACAATGGGAACTCCATCATAAGCAATGTATAAACGACCATTAAACTCGGTTACGTTAATGTTTTTGCAACTAATGTTTTCAAGTTGCTTTAATCGACGTGCTTGACGTGTGGCTTGATAGTTTTCTTTGATGCGCTTCAGCCGATTGAAAATAGCATTGATGAATTTCATTTACATATCTGTTAAATGATTTAGAAGTTATTATTGTGGCATAAGCCACCATATCAATTTGATTATAAAAAATCGTATTGTTTTAACATTACGAGTCCATGATATTCTGTAACAGCATCAAGTATTTGTGTTACGCAATTGGTTTCTACGTTCCAATTCATCAATCAACTCTTGGTCTGTAACATTGAAAAATGGGTTATATCGAGAAAGTGGGATTCCATCCAGTTTATAACTATCTACAAAAGCAAGCTCCAGTAACTTTTTGCTGGCTTTAGCCTGACGTTTAGCTATTTTATATACATCCTCTATAGAATTTACTGTTGTTATAACAGGGCGCAGCTTTATATTCGGACCGTCTTTGATCAAGTTTGTAGAGCCGTATTTGTAACCTTTAAGGCGCTTAACTCGATAGAGCCAATATGGTTCTCCACCCCCGTGATAGCCACTCACTTCTTCTATTTCATACAGAGTCCCGGAACCCTTTGGATCAAAGACCTTATCTCCAACATTCAAAGGTGCATATTTACTATAAAGATATGCTTCAGCAAGTTTATTGCATTTACTCCAAAACTCATCATTTAATTTTTGGCAGAAGTTATGATATTCTTGTTTTGTCATTTGAGTATATGTTAATGATTCTGTTGTTTTGCCCATTCTTCCAAACCGTTAGATAACTGTACATACATTCCATGCTTCAGGCGTTTTGGTGATGAATGTTGCTTCATAGAGCGAACAACTCAATATGTAAATGATAAGTATTGATGATGGCAAATAAGTAAATAATAGTAGTAATTATACCATCTATACATACAGCCCAACTACCAAGACGTTGAAAACGTGATATAGATAACAACATCACGCTTATAAACAAAATCCATTGACTTGTCATTAAACCAGATATACACATAATCAGCTCTCCAAGATCGAAAATCGAAACAAGAAGAAGCTTTGGATGTGCTTTGTAAAATTCTTCTATTAAAGATTTGTTATCTTTCTTGACAATCATCCTATATTCTCTACGACGTGCGTAGAGCTTTTTACAACCAAACGCCTTCAGAGTTTCATACACTGCAAAGAACCCTACAAATAAAAAGAACAAATGTTTCATTTCTTATCTCCTTTTTTTATTATTAATTCTACATTTCCATCTTGATTAGTAATAGTGTATTCATCACAGTTATCGTTCTCAAACTTTTGCTGCGAATACCACACTATCAGACCAAGTATTTCATTTTCTTTGATTTCTCGTCTGACTGAACTCATCAGAGTTTTACTGTTGTTTCTTTTAGCTATATAAGCAGACTTCCAGCCGGTCACAATAACTGTGTCTTGTAATTCTTTTTGTGTCATTTTTCTAATTTTTGTTTGTTAATACTTCGATGATTGGCTCTTCGTTGAAAAGAAATACGGTTTCACAATCCCAGCAATGTAAAGAATATGGATAAGAGCAGCATGTATCCATCATTCCACGAGATGTAAGCCAAATACCATTATACTTCTTTACCAATCGCCCCCAGTTGATACAAAATAGTCCATACTGACCGAGTTCCATGATATGCGTATGTACCATTTTTTGTATCAAATCATCCAAACTATCAATAATAAGTAATTGACTTGTGTCTATCTTCAATCGAAAACTCTTTTCAAGCTGCCATACATTGAAATCTTCACTTAAACACCATTTTCTCCAACTGTATTCCGAATCTATTGGTGACGTCCATAAACCTCCGCTTTGTGGCTTAGGAAATCCGTGAACTGGAATTTCGCAAATTGAGTATATGGGTTCAAGATGGTCATTTCCACAATGCTCTACTTCGATAATTTGTTGCATAATTACTTCGGGTTATAAATCTCATATTTATTGAATCCAATCATCATAAATCTTTTCCCAATTATCCAATAGCCCAATTCTATGTCCATAAGCATTAAAACATTGTTCCACTGTTTCTTTAGGTGGAAGATAACGTCCATCACTCAGCATAATATAACCTTCGTTGATTTGCTGCTGAAGCAAGTCCATATCTACCGGCATAATTTCATCAGGGAATAAAACAACATCACCTTTTCCTGTTTGGTATTTTACTCGTGGTAATTCGTAATGTCCTGCCTGCCCAGTCAATAATGAACAAATGCCTATCTCTCCTGTGATAAGGTGTACTTCTGTATTGGGGGCATTTACAACCATAAAATACGCATTATCGTCATTTTGAAAGTGGTTCACCATTCTACCAACTCTTTCTGTATCGCACCTTCTCATTCTTTCATCGAAATGATAGCCGGTCTCATCGTGAAACTGGATATACTCTCTTACTTTCTTCCACGTTCTGACAGATAGGAATTTAGGAACAGGCAAATTCAAAGTCTTTTCAGTCCCGTCATCGTATTTAAGTTCGTGCTGAACATAATGCCTACGAGCTGCCATAAGGCACATATCAACAACATCAAAACTCTCGTCGTAACCGTTGGTCGTGGAATATTCTTCAAGAACAACGCTTTCACTTGATGCAATCTCATCTACAATCTTTTGAAACTCCACTTTAGAATCGGATAGCAAATTTTCAGTGTTCATTCTGTCCTGCATGGGTATTTGTGCCACAAGTTTTATAGGATATTCCCTTTTATCATTATCGTAGCACATATTCTCCACAACACCGCAATTTACTCTGCCACACCTTTCGTGAAAGAAATCCATTGTACGAAGAACATCTTGGCTACTCAATTTGGTGGGCTGTGTGACAAATAACACATAGCTTACTTTTACCCGACTCAGGAGTTCTATATGTACATTGGTTACGCTCGGAGGCGTATCAATCAGTACGAAATCTGGTTTTATCTGCCGCAATTTCTTCTTAGCTAATTCAAGGTATTGCCTAACCATTGATTTTTCCAAGTAAATGAACTTATCAAACATATTGCCGGAAGAGTGGATCCAAATATTTTCTTGCGGATGTTCTCCCTCAAACTCTGTATTCATGGAAGGCGTGTTGATGTCAGCATCTATAATGAATACCTTACGCCCGTCCTGAGCAAGAAGCCTTGCTATGTTGGCCGTTGTTGTAGTCTTACCAACACCACCCTTGCCAGAATATACGATAACTGCTTTCATGTCTTATTTTAATTATGATAAAAACATATAGCCCAATTGAACTCTGTCTGCTTCCTCTTTTGTGTCAAACATGAGTGTAGTCTCACAATCACATCCATAGCAAACTGCTTTCACCTTGAGCCACCATTTGAAATTGCCACTGCCATAATCATGGTAATATGGTTTTCCTATAATCTCAGTTACATAATGCTCTAATACATTCATGACCATGTACATTTATATCTCCGAATAATCGTTTCAAGAATGTTTTTGTCCTTGTATGAATATCCTCCCCAGTGGTTTTCGTAATCATGCTCAGCACTATGGAATACAGCCCATAAATCCTTGGGATAGCGAAAGTTCCATATCAAGAAAATAATATAGTACAACACTATTACGGCTCCCTCTAAAAGAGTAAAAGCTACTACGATTATAAACCATAGTAGCTTGTGAATCTTTAAATACTTCATACATCAACAAACAATTTCCCAGTCTTCTGCAAATACATCACTGATAGACGGAACCCATGAATCAGCACGCCCGGTATTCTCATTGTAGATAAGACACTGGCTTGTGTAGTCAATAAAGCCCTTACCTTTCAGAATAAGGTCTTTTGCTGATTGCGGAAGAGATTGCATCTTAGGGATAACATCACTATCAATATGTGCTGGAATCTGTTTGAACACCATTAATCCTTTTCCGTTCCAACCGCTTCTACGAATTGGATAACCTGCTTTGAGAGCCATAATAGCCATGCCAAAATTCATCTTTCGTACTTTTGCGCCATCAGAGCCTTGCATACGCTGTATGCGAGTATCAAGAAGCCGTATATAGTCGAACATAGTACAACACTGCATTTCCAGTAAACACTTGTTGTACATATCATTAACGACTTCATCCATTTTCCCTGAATCTATGAAAGCGGCTAACTTTACATATCTTCCATTGACTTCTTCGGCTTCTATCTGCATACGGTCAAGTGATGTATCGGCGAGTTTATACGCCTCCTCAAACGGTTCCGCTGGCGACCAACTCTCGTACCCGTTAGCATATTTAACGTGATAACCCATGCGCTTTGCATACTCTGCATCAGGCACTCTGCCAACTTGTAATAAACCTCTTTCATAAGCCTCGCCCATTGTCATAGGTTCGGCTTCAATCTGCTTTGTTCCAATATACTTTTTCATTTTTCTAAATTTTAATTGAAAATTGAACCGAAAATATCATCGTCTTGCAATAATTTTCGTCCAGAATAATCCTGTCGACCACAAGCGTTTCTGAGCAAATCCGCTTTGCCTGCATCTCTCATTGCGATTCGTAACATGGCAATCATCTTTGCTAAATCACGTTGACAAATGTCACTCCACAGGACATATATATCAGTTCCATATATGCCAAGATCATCCAAATCTTTAATATATTCAAAACTGTTTCTGTATGGATAGACAGAACCTCCTTCTTTGATTAATAAGCATCAAGCGTTCATTGCCCCAGGGTTTCCTTCGCTCAATTTTGCTACAACGCTTGTTAAATTATCATACATTGTAATTTTACCCATAATTTTATATATTAAGTTTAGAAAGTAGCTGATGCTTAATCAAACCACTCTTCATTGTTTTCCTTCAGCACTTCTACCAGCTTCTCATCGGAAAGCTGAAGGTCTGCATCATCAGTAAAATAGAATATCTCATCGTAGATGTTTTCAGCCTCCTTACTGGCAAATCCTTCGTTTTTATCGTTGAAACTGCCAGGCTGTAAAGCGTCTAAAAATTTGGTGCTGGCAATTATCAGTTTGTTTCCATCCTTATTTTCAATTATACGGCACGGATAGGTTATGCCGTTAAATTCATAATTTATAAAATTCATGTTGACCCTTGTTTATCATTACATTTCCTTAATAACATTTCCATCCTTTGTGGACTGTTTTCCCAAGTGACATCAGGAAAGTCTTCTGGGTTTAAGCGACCCAAAAAGTCTCCTCCCCATTCACTAAACCATTTCCATTTGAAAGGCTTTGCGTTAAATAGTTTCAGTGCCCCAGATTTATCTCTGGCAACCCAAACATAATATGCTCTACTTGTTTCGTGCATATTCTCTTAATGTTTTCTGCCGTTCAATGATGATTTGCTTAAATTCGGTCAGCAAATCAAACTCATCACCCACACAGCCAAGCTCAATCTTTTTAATTTGAGTTTTAGCTTTTTCTATAAATTCAGTATAACCCATAACTTAGTATTTATGAAACTCTAAACCGAAACAAACCCTTATCATAAAGCGTTGAAAAAAGTTTATATTTCTATACACATTCAACCGGCTATGAGTTGCTTCGTGTTCTAAGTACCCCACAGGTACGGGGTATGATATTTTTGCTGTTCTCATTATATTATTTCTTTTTTAGAAGTTTGCCACATCTAATGCAATACTCTCGATAATGTTTAGTGTGATATTTATGAATGTGATTACTTCGTTTTTGGCCACCCTTACACTTCATTCTGATATATGAAGTATTCTTCCATGTTACTCGATAAGGCTTATGTCCACAAAAGAAGCACACTATACGACAAAAAATATTCATTATGCTGGTGAAAGAATTTTGGACGGGGCATCTGATAACAATTCTTTTAAAGAAACCTCTGCTTCAGAATGCTCGTTTGCAATTAAAACAATAGTGTCTAAATTCCAGGGTTCGTTGTCATCGTTGATAGATTCAACCGTATAATAACCTGAAGAAATCCCTTGATCTGGGTCTTCCCAATATACTTGATTACCAACTTTTACAAAGTCATAAGCGTAATTATAATCAATAAAGTCATTATTGTCACAATCATCCAGCCATGTTCTTGGATAACACCAATCAATTTCTTGAAATAACGTATCACATATTTTGTGATTATATCCGCATATTTTCAACAAATCTTTATGTGAGTACCAATCACATTCATCCTTAGAACCACCGCATTCATACTCAACGTCACCAATAGTTATTGCATTATCCCCTCCAGCGTATTCTGGAACATAACATGGCGCATCCCAATTATTATTATAGGCTTCCTTGTCTTTAAAGATAAAACCATTATCACTATTCCCAAACAAGAAAAATGGCTTACCGCCATGCCAATGCACTTCTCCTATATCGGCTATTCTTTTATTATCCATATTTAAGAGTTAAGTAATGGTGCTCACCAATCATTCAAGTATTTGATGAGCACCAGATTCGTATTATTTGCTTCGCCATTCGTTCATCTTAGCTTCGATGTCAATACCATTGTTGGAAATCAACTCCTTCATTGCACCAAACATACGCCAACCACCGCCATCTTTGTATTCTTCAGCCAATTTATCAAGCTCGCGGAGAGAAGACGATTCTGCCAGAGGTTTGCCTTTAGTACTGAGCATCCTGCAACCGTGGAACATGATAAGGTTTCGCATTGTAAAGTAACCTCCGGCACCTTTGTATGCGTCCTTAAACGCTGAACTCATCGGTAACTCATAAGGAGAATAAAACTCTTTTACACCTCGATAGAACTCTACAACGGCACGATAAAGGTCAGCCATATTTTCAGCATATCTCATCATCCGTTCCTGTTTTTCTAACGGACGCAACACTTTCTTTCGCAAGTCTTCAACAAAAATATTAGTGCCATTGAGAGTGATATAAGGCACACCCTTACAACGCTTGCATTTCATTTTTCTCTTCTCAATATGCTCATTAAGCTGTTTGAGATAATCAGTAGCCATATCGCTGGCGACTTTCTTGTTAAACCAACGGTTACGCTGGATGAAGTTCTCTTGGTCAAGCATTTCCAACTTTGCCTGTACACGTATTTCCTCAATAAGCATCTCCCAGCTGTAACGGAACCCTTTTGCTTGAAGCGCTGCAAGGAAGCCTAAAGTCTTGCCGGTACGCCAGTGCTTCTGAGTGAGCATGTGAAATACTTGAGCCATGACCCATCTACGAAACAAACGTCGATTTGGAACCGTCCCGCCCTTAAAGATTGCAATGATGATTGGGTCATCGTCTGGCAAGAATGTCATACTCCCGTTTTCTATACGGGCAATAGATTCCACACCTTCTGCATTTGCAACTGCGAATAGATTTGTTACATCGATACCAGCGGCTTTCATAGCCTGAATTTTCTTTGATGCGTTCATTACTGTTTTATTTTTAGGATTTGAATTATTTTCTGATGCAAGTGGAAGCGTGACAGTTCCGAGTCCGCTGTCTTTCCCAATAGCGACACCAACTGCAAATGATTCATGTTCTGGAATTGCCATTTCTGCGCCACACTTAGGACATACTACTTTTGTTTCTTTCATACTTATTTATTTAATGATTGTTGAATTTTAATTTGTAATAACTCTTGCTCTTGCTTTTCAAGCTTTTGTTTTAGTTTACTAAATGATTGTTGATATTGTTTTAGCGCATTTCTTTGCATCAACACTTTATGTGTAAGGGATTCAAATAAATCTTTAGTAGCTTTACAATCTGGATTTTCTGTTACTTTAGATATGATCGAATCAATATACTCTCTTAAATATTCAACTTTGGCATTAAGCGATTGATTTGCAATTTTCAATTGCTTGTTTTCCGTCTGAAGTAGTTTGTATTGTTTGCTTCTTTGAATGTCATACTCCTTAAATTTTTGAATAGCTAAACGCAATCGCTCTACTTCTGAAAGCCCATTCAAATCGTATGGTTTTCGTATCTCTATATTATCCATTGTCTTAATATTATTAGTGATTTATACTTGTCTGATTGCCAAAACCAATAACCCTTGGCAAACTCATCCCATATCAAGTCGCTATTGAGAATTGCAATTAGGAGATACAGTTCTAAACGCAATTGAGCAAGTTCACGGTTTTCGCCGTAGAGCATATCATCTTCAGATAGCTCGTGTTCGGGTAAGGCCCGGAAGTAGCGTCTGTATCTCGCTTCACTTCGAGCGGACGGGATGCTGTGGCGATACTGCCAATAAAAACCTTCTGCCATCACAAGTAGATCGTTAACAGGAAAGTTTGTGTCATATCCCAGACTGCCTTCATACTGACCCTCTTTGATGATGTATTTACCATCAATTACAAGGTCTCGCTTCTCCAAATTGATTCTGAAGGAAGAACCATTGTGGACTTTTTCTTGCGCTTCGTTCCAAATATTTTCCATTGAGAGTTGATTAAAAAGATGTATTCAAAATTTGTGACGTAGTTCTTTAATTGGATCGATAGACAACAGGATTTGAATCCGGGTGAAGTCAGGATATAATCCTGAGAGAACCCGGATGATTACAACCTGTTGCTTAAAACTCAAACTCCTTATACATCAGATGTTACGTTACATTGATATTATGCTCAGACTTTTGACACGTCACTTTATTGGTACTGATGTGGTGAGCGGGTTGGCACGCGTGCCGTAGGAACGCGTTCTTATACCAGCTACACTGAAATAATAGTCACTTGCATAATTGATACTGTGTTGTATTAATAAGTTAATCTCATCAGCTTGGCACATTTCTTTATACGCTTCGATTTAAGAGCTGGACGCCGAAGGCGAGTAATCCAGGTTGCGTACCTGGATGGATGGCCTTCGTTTGGTCCAGCTCTAATAAAGTTGCTGCCTTGAATAACTAAATTTGTGCTTTAAGTGATTATGGTTCTCAAAATTGCGATACATTCCTTTACCGGTGTCGATGCGTGCGGCCAGACAAGCGGTGCAGCGCCGGCGAGGACTGTTGATAAACAGTAAACGCCGGCTCAAACGGCGGGTTTTGGCCGCAAAGCTAAACGTAGATTTCTTGAACCGGACCAGTTGCATTACTGAGATGTCTGAAACATGAGTTGCACATAACTTTACTGGTGTCGATAGAAAGAAGAATCGCCAGAATCGACGGGACGTGGAACTGGCAGGTAAGCCTGTAGAACGTCCCGTCGATTCTGGTTACAGTCTTCTGGATTAAAGTTCATGTTTCATAATCTATCCTGTGCGGATGCCCAAATATTTATGATTGTCAGGCGTTTTTGTATGATTCTGTAATTGTTTCGATGAGATAGATCATTCAGCATCGAGGAACGGTCCCAGGGAGCGTCACTGGGGACCTCAGCGATTGCCGAATGATCTATTCTGAAATAACCGCCATTCAATCACATTCTGCATACTCAGATAATCGAACAAGAGGTCATTCTTTCTTGTGTAGCTCTTTAATAATTTCGATATTTGAAGTATGTAGCCTCGACTAAGGTCATCTTGTGGGGAACATAGTTACTCTCATGATTGAACAGAGTCGAGGATTGCATACTTCGATATTGAATTGAAAGACATTCCCTTGTAGCCGTACACTCGGTTTCTGAAAGTCAGCGCTTATGGTGCATTTCTGTAATAATTTCGATATTGAGACGTCATTCTGTCCGCTTGAAGCTCAGGCGCAGGAGTCGGGTACGATTACAAGCCTGAGCTGAAACTGGACGGCGTTATGACGCCTAAATTGAATGAAGCGTTCTTCTTTCAGAATATTGCACTATTAAAGGCTTTCAACCAATGTTTCATAAGCTTCACGGCTCGTTAAAAGAGCGTTCCTCATGCAACAAATAGTCAAATATCCAGGAATCTTTTGTTCTGTCTTTTTTCGGTTGCTTTTGACATTTCTTCCCTGTCCGCGTTGTACGCAACCGTTAGATTTCGTCTTCACATATCCAAGACCTCCAATTTTCTTTTTGCCAGTTTTTACTGCTCTTAGGCAATCCATGATAAACTTATTCAACTCGTTTATGTCTTCAATAACATTGCAAATTGGAAGGACTTGTGTTGCCCAACTAAACTCCCCGTTACCTTTATAAAGGTAGCGATTTACAGAATTGGTTGCTTTGGTGAGCGTAATACTTTTCTGTTTAATTGTGCGGTGTTCTATTTCTTTTTGGAAATTTTTTATTCGAGACCCACTTAATGAAATAAATTCACCTTTAATGGAGAAGCCAAGAAACTTAAACCACTTTGTATGTGTAAGATACTCCACTTTCTTCGGATTAAGTTTCATTTCCATTTTAGCAAGTTCTTCTGTAAGCACATTCATAGCTGTTTCATATCCACTTCCAATAAAAAGCATATCGTCAGAATATCGAACATAGAAGCCATCAATGTTCGTTAACTTCTCATCGATATGATAGAGAAGAACATCGGCCAACCATGAAGCAACGGCACATCCTTGTTTGAGAGACTGATACATTTGGAGCAGATTCCCTTTCGGATCGAAAAAATAATCGCTATGATAATATTTTCTCAACACATCTATCAATGCAGAATGCCCATATTTTTGTTCCACCATATCAAACGCACCATCAATAAACCGAATAGGAACACTGTCGAAATATTTACTAAGATCTGATTTCCAGCCGATAATCTCGCCTTTAGTTTCACAAATTTCCTTTGATACTTCTTGAACAATCTTACCGCAGCCGGTTCCTTTTTGATACGACTTGCAACGGGAATGAATCATTTCCGGAGTTAACTCAAAAAGAAGATCATTGGCAATACTCAGTAATATTCGATCCATCGGTTCGTTAACATAAACCGTTCTAAACTCACCATTGTCTTTGGGAATTTGAGCGGTATGTGGAGGTGCAATTTCGTACTTGCCATCCTTGATAGCTTGGTACATTCGAGCTCTTATCTCAGGTTTAGCTAATTGACAAAGGTCTCGCCGACTTATGTCTTTTCCAACGCCTTTGTCAATTGCATACTCCCATCGAGGCATCTCGAAAAACTTTTCTAATATAATGTCTATCATTTTATTCTTAGTATTTTTCAATACTTGTAATAGAAGCCTGAATATCACATACTTCCCCGTCCTCAAGAGGCATATCTTCAGTTTTCTGTATAGCTAATTGCAGGACATCTTCTTCAATTCCTGCAACCACTTCTACACGAAATACTACATCATAATGTACATTCACGTAATATTTCTGTTTCATATCTATGTCAATTAAAACCACCGTAAAATTCGAGGTGTTTCCCAGTAATAATGCTTCTCAGGGTAAAACTCTCTAAGAGCCGAGATTATTTTACTTTTCAAAGCTGTGTTCTTGATGTATAATTGTTCTTTACTCAGAGTATAATCACGGGTTTTCTTTAATCCATGCAGCAAAAGTATAGATGGAATAAATTGCTCAAATTCAACGGTTTTCCCTGATTTATACGCCATGCTATTTTGATTTTTCACCCATTAAATCTACTGCCAAACCATTCGGACATCGTTCATCAAACCAATGCCAGACATCAAAACGATATGTGCCGACAGGGAAACACAGGAAATCTTCTTCAATTTCGTCATCGTTATTAATAGGAATGTCGCCAAATAGTTGCCATAATTGAGGAAGCGTCATTAATTCCGTGTGCTCTTCACAGATATGGCACCAATTGTCCTCCTCTTCTTCAGGATAGGAACACGCATCTGAAATTATGCGAGTATTGGGATTTACCCACATTTTTGTTTCAATATTGTTGCTTCCACAAACAGAACAATACAATGTTTCCAATGATTTTTCCATAAACTATGTTTTTTAGCCGGGCCAGAAAAACTGGCCCGGCAGTGAAGAATAAAGATTAAACTGATAGGGCTACAGCAGGGCGAACAACGATAGCGTAGCACTTGCCATTGTTGTAGCTATAACCATTGCTGAAATGCACGTACCACGAGTAATGAGCGGAGTACTCAGTGGAAGACCAATACCACTCTTTTCTCATCGGAGAACCACCGACATCTTCCAGCGCTTTGTTGACTTCTTTAATGTTCAAGAGAATAAGGTGCAACTGAGCAAGAGACGGAATATACTGACCTTCCTTCAGACCAATTTCAGGATTGAGTAAATCACCATAATCCTTGGTGTTGGCTTCGCCATCCCAGTCTGTGATAGCATCAAAGAAGTCTGGGTGGAAGAACTTTTCAGAACCGCATGGGGTATCAGTAGTTAAAGCAATCTCTTCACCATCTGCGGCATCGTGGAGCGCAACCGTAGCAATTCTGTTTCCCATCTTAACTGCTACACCAATGACCTGACCTGCAATTGATTTCGGGTCATCAGTTACTGTAAGGTGTCCACCCTCCAGTACATAATAAATACCGTCTGACCAGAACTGCTGCTGGTAAGTCGGTATGATTTCCTGTTCTCCACTAATTACAAAATTGAATACTTGTTTTGCTTTCTCGACATCGAAGTTAAGATTGGCTACAATCGCCATTTTGAGCTTCTGAATCTCTGTAAGATTTGTTTCCATTTTGATTTGATTTTTATGAATAAAAAGTTTTATATAAAAAGAAGTGGAAAGGCATACACTTTAACAGTGCTACCTTTCCACTTCCAGTTGATTTGAGAGATAAATTTGATGTTGGTTATGTGGTTACATCACTCACTTCATCCGTTTCTGGAATTTCGTCTATGATATACTCAAGATGTCCAAATTCTATGTCATCCAGCCGCATTTCTTTATTACCATATTCTTTATCATATCCGTAAATCTCAAGGAAGCCATTCACGATTGCTACACGAGTAATGTAACAATCACAATTTGTTTCCCAGTGACTGTCTCCAGCCATAACAATCGGTGCCTGAATACCTTCAATACCTCCTCCGTTTTCTGTCTGAAAACGAAATTCTCCACCATGAGCGAGCACGGCTTTTTTAAGTTCTTCTCGCTCTTGCGCTTCAATCTCTCTGTATTTTCTGTAAAAATCTGTATGCTTCATTGTTCTTTTGGTTCTGGTAAATGTTCAAGTATATCAAGAATACCACTCAACGGAATATGGTCAAGCTGAATAGTTTCTGTAATGTCTAAGCAACTGCGCTCATCAACACCGTAAAAGTTCAAACCATGTTCTCCAAGAACCACTGATGTCATATAAAAAGTCCCTTGCTTTCCTCGGTAATATGTATAAGCATCAACAAGAGGAAGTTCCAATTCGCTCAAATCATCAATTTTATCAAGCCTTTCATCATTTTCAGTGATGAAATAATATGCACCACCATGTGCCCTGATAGCATCAATTAACGTTTTATTAGCGTCATCTTCCAGTGAAAACCAACGCTCATTCAAATTGTCTATATTCATATTTATCAATTTTGTGGTTGCCAATCAGTATCAAGTTCGTAATCGCTTGTTGGTTCAAATGTGTTAATTGGTATTTCTTTATTTTCCATCATATCGTCAACAATAGAAATTGCATCGTTTTCCGAAGTAGCAATCACTCGAATAGACCGGGCAAAATCCCAATGAATGTCCACGTTTATGTAATTGGGTGGTAACGGACATTCTCCGTCAAAACAGTTATACCATTCCAACAGAGTTTCTTCATTATCATATTTCTTCAGAGAGAGCTCAAAATACGTATTGTTTTGACAAGATTGAATCTTTGACTCTGAAGCATTTGGTTCACCAGCAAGTCGTTCTTTTGCTAAAACAACAGCCTGTTCCCATATATTGTCTTCTTTAGCAAGTCTTTCGCAATAACCATCCCAAAAAGACGTAAAGAAATCACATACTTTTTCAGGCTTGATACCAAAACTGTTATTATAGTCAGAAACATACATGCTTCCGAGCGTTATTTCTTGACGGAGCGGCCACAGATATTCATCTTTCAGCCACCCGTCTTCATCGAAAAAATCCGAGTATTCCATAAACTATGTGTTTAATAATTGTGGATAAACGTCAAAATAGAAGCATTGGACAATAATGAAATCTTCCACGCCCGAACCAACAAGAGCTATAAAATCATGTAATCCATCACAATAATAGAATATCTCATCATCTATCTCATCATAGACACCAGACGACAAAAAGATTCTAACTTCTACAGTTTCTTGTGTATCTTTCCATTTGATTGCACAATCGGCAAAATGAGGTTCATGTCCGTTTTCTGTACAATATTTGGTGTACATACTATTTATTGTGGCTTCCAAAGCACATTCTTTCGCGTGCTGAATTAAACAGCGATAAATTTGTTCTCCAAGTTCATCCCAGCCAATCATTTGCTGGAGGTTTTCATCATAATTGGCTATTTCACCAGCGAAAAAACAAGCTTGGTCACGAATTTCATCAGCAATTTTAAGACGTTTTTGCTCATCCGGTTCGTGCTGATAATCTTCGATAAGTTGAGAAACTGAAATGTCATATTCGCCACATACCTGACAAACATATTCCATACCGTTGGGACCTTGGTCTAAAAGGTCTATCGTCTCGCCATTTGGCAGAGAAAGTAAAAGTTTCATAGACGTAATATTTTATGTAATACAACCAGAATTACAAATCTTCAAAATTCAGACACAATTGATACTTCTTATCAAACTCCTTACGCTTTAATTCTTTGGCATATTCATCCACGTGTGCCAGGAACTCTTCTTTGTAGTCCTCCCATTCCCATTTATCAGGATAGCGCAATGGATGTTCGTCTGCGTATTTAGTGTAGAGGCTTCCGAATTGTTCATAGAGCTCCCATTCGTCTTTTGCTATATCTGTAATCGGACTGACGTTATGCAAATCTGTATTGCACTCAACGTAGTCATACATATTGTAATTAAACTCATCAAACCATTCAGGGTCAATAAGACGCATCAAATACCCAATCATATAGCTTACATAATGATTATTGTTTGGGTCAACTATCAACCCGAACCATTCCTCTATATCATTGCTCATCCAACTCCAGAAACCGCTACGGCTTGTATGGTTACGATGAATAATATCTGCCAATTCGGTACGATATTTAGGGTCGCTGGCTATATCGCTTATACGTTTAATCAGAGCGTCATAATCACCTATCTCAATAGTTGCATATATCTCATCAGTACTAAAATTATACTCTCGTGGAGATGATATTCTTGAACCTATGAGTTTGACATCCAGCCCTAACAGTGTATTTACCTGATCCACATATTCTGTGGCAAACAATTTACCTACTTCGTCACGATAGTTCTCAGGAAATCCCCAATCTTCTATCATGTGCAGGCTTTCAAAGTCTTCATGTTCACCATACTTCATTTCATGGGTTTCTCTCCATTCATTCTCGCTTTGGTCCCAAATTCCTTGATAAAATCCGGTAAACCCAAGCACTTTAATATCAATTGTCGTTTTCATAGCTTAAAAACTTTCTGGATAAAGAGTTCTTCCAATGTTATAGGCAAGTTCTTCATAACAAAACCAACACATAAACGTATAATGAGGCAGTCTACTACTGTTTCTTACAGGTTCACCTAAACTTTCTTCAAAGTCTTCTACAAAATTTTCCATATCGTCAATATGACGGATATAAAACTCCTTACAATCAGAATGGTAAATAAACATACCAATCATACCGGAGGAGCAGCCACCATAAGAAAGGTCCTGGAAAAATCCATGTGGTGTGTCATAATTTTCAGAATGACCAGCCATGTCCTCTATAAGCTCATCTACAAAATCATATTTTTCAGTGTATGCTTGCTTAAACATGCCAATCAAAAATGTTTCAGTGTCTGGAAGGTCGTCAGCAAGAATAGAACGGTCTGCACGGTAGCCAAAGAAGTGCTCGTAAATCTCCTCCGCATCCTCCTCACCCTTAGCCATCAGCCAATCGTAAGGTGTTTCTCCTTCATCGAGATAATCCTCAATGGTTTCTTCCTCGCCAATAAATAACTCCATCAGGCGTTTTGAGTCGTCTTGGTGGTCTTCAATGTATTGCGTCCACCAACTAAGTACATATTGTTCAAATGTCTGTTCCATGTTTTTAAGAATTTGGTTGTTCCCAAAGTATTTCTTTGTTATTCGCTTCAGACAAAGCATCGGACAAATTCTTTATCATTTGTTCGCACTGCTCCATATCTTTCACGACATCAGTAAGGCGATACGGTGCTCCCTTTTTGCCATGTCCATCAGGGCCGACCCAAAGCATAGCTTCCTCGTCTGGGTCATACCCTTCATAGTAATTATCAACTTCCTCTATCAGGGTATAGATGTCATAATTTTGCATCGTAGTCCAGAAACAAAAGTCTTGTCCAAAATCGGTGTACTGGGAGAATGTAAACTCAACATCATCACCATTGATTTCAGTGCTCACGGAAAATCCTTGACTTTCCGCGATTTCTATAATGCGGTCAATGAACTCTTGCTTATTCATAGTTACTGATATTTACGATATTCTTCAACTTGGTCAATATAGTCCATGCCGTTCCACCAATCCATAAAATCTTCAGTAGCCTGGTCCCAATCGCATTCGGTTTCGCCATCCTCATTAGTGCTTTCGTAGTCTTCAATTTTTAATCCAGCAATAGCAAATAACGAGTTATAATCAGTAGATGTATCTTCTGCCCATTCCTGAGCTTCTTCTACTTCGTTTTGAGTTACACCCTTTTCCAAATGTTCTTCATCAGCATAGCCAAGCCACTGAGCGATGGTATCAAAATCGAACCAGAAAAAATCATTGATAGCCGTATCGGTCCAACCTTCAGCCGGTTCAATTTCTTCCATCATTTGCTCAACCGTATCAAATTGCTCACTGGTCAACAGGTCAGCACGGTCTTTGCCTCCGCTCCAAAATTGGAAGTTGCTGAGGCTGTCTTCCACATAATATTTCATATTGACTAAATTTACTATTTGATATACTCATATAGATTTTCAATAAAATAACGCATATCATCCGCATGACTTTTTAAGCTATCCCAATCTATACGAGATTCTATAAGGTCTTCTGGTGAGTGTTCGCATATCCAAGGATAATAAACCGAAGTTTCACCCAGCTTTAATCTGATTAATTCGTCCACAATAGATTCCGGTGGACCCTCAACAAAGAACCAATATATAGGTATATCAGATTCACTATAAGAACCCCATTCATTCAGCCAAAATTCCTTGGCAGTCATGCTTTGACACTTGTTTAATAGAGACTCCCAGTTTTTCTTATTTAATTTTGATTTGCTGGATGAATGATAAAGTTCTTTGTTTTGCTCAGTAATAGGCACTTTAATAATCTTCATACTAAACTCCTTGTTATCTGATTCTTAAATTCCATGGCGTATAACCCAATTCTAAAAGGCTTTCTATGCTTAAAACACAATCCTCCTCTTTTGGCACCATGGAATACTCATGTATTCCTTTTGCTACTTCTCCAAGGTAAGTGATATTCCACTCTGTTGCCCAGAAGTTATATAAGTCTTCCAATACATAATCGGGCGTATTTGTAACAATATTCAGTATCATATTCAATTATTTATGCTACTCCTTTTAAACCATGCTCAGAAATCACTTCTTTTATCAATTCTCCTGTTTCCATGAAGAATCCCCAACAAGAATCGATTTCCTCCCAATCAAAATCTTCTTCGTCTTCGCGATTAGAGTCTTGATAATGTTTAGTATAAGGCACTTTCTTTTCCAAGACATAGCCCTTCACATCTCCCCACATCCACATGCCGATTTCTTTGACTTCTTCATCTATACATTGAATAGCACCTTCTCGCCAGTCAATGTCAGTTCTACCACACATTTCATCATATCGTTCTTTCGTAACATAGGCAATACCATACAAATAATCACCCTGATAATATCCAGTAGAACTCCATTCCTTAATCACCAAATCTTTGGCACAATCACTGATTAGGGCAAGCAAGTCATCTTTTTCCAGACACTCCGTTAACTCTGCACGATAATCATGGTGTTTCAAATCATACGGAGTAAATTCATATTCTGTGCTCCAATACAATTTATCGGTTGCATTATTCCTACATTCTATCTGTAATTCCCAAAGACGAGAAGATTTATTATATATAAATCGGACACCAGCAATGCTTTCACGTTTAAGGTATGTGATGATGTCTTTTTGTTTCACCACTTTGCTTGCCATGTAATGCAAAGCTTCTTCCAAAGAATGATTGTTGTCCGAGAAAAAGTCACTCCAATCACACTCCTTATGCAGTCGATGCAAGTATCTATCAGAGTATTCAAACAAATACCGACCACACATGTCACAGTTTGTTATCGGGCATTCGGCATCTGTATCGTAATATATTTTGATACGATGATTGCCAATTTCCTTCGTTTCTATCAATAATCTTTCAACCATAATCACGTTGCTTTTATTTATTGCGGAGAGGATATAAAAATGCCGCAGCCCAACCAAGCGAACTGCGGCACCAATCAAAACTCTCAAACACACAATTTCTAATCATTTAAAGGCTCACCAGTAATAATTGACATTGCTATCCGATGAGCACGAATCATTCCTTCGCGATAACCACGTGGATAGCCCTCACGATTGCTTAACCAATACGGAATATCTTCTGCCCACTCGCTAATTTTCGCTAAGATTTGCGCTTCAGAACGTTCATCGGTGTTCTCATGGAATATCTTCTTCTCACCATTGTAATGTTCCATAATCCATTCCAGCAGCAACTCACGATTGCGGTCATCAAGTTCAGCATAGAACTTCACAAGATAGGAATTGGTGTCTGTATCATTGATAGCAGTACACCATTTCTGATACATGTGGTCAAAGTTACAGGTCCACCGTACTTCAGCCAAAAATTGAGGCACGGCACCGGTTCTCCGGTCGCCATTAGCAGCAACCCATTCATGTTGAATACATTGGTAATTCCACCCAAAGAACACCCACTTATTTATAGCTTTGATAGCCGTTTTTATTGATTCTGTCATACGCAATCCTCCTGTTTTATGAAATATTTTACGGTACGACCACATTTTGAGTCATAATTGTAATACATATAATTGTTTACATAGTTGTCAAATTCCCGATCGCTTTTTGTCCAGCTTTTAGATATAGAATACAATGCGCGCCACGCATTTTCAAGTCTCATTCTATCCGGTATTAGACAAATCGTCTTGCCTTCACCGAATTTTATCCTGGCTTTGCGCTTATCAATACGCACATATTTGACTCCTTTATCTATGTATTCTTCTTGTTGCATAACAATACCACTTTAAGTGTGAGAAGCCCATCCATATCGAGGTTCAAGCTGAATGGAACCATTTGTCTGGTAGCCATTTCCAGGCCAGCCGTGAAAGATTATGCCGCCATTCAACCGGCATTCCCCATTAACCATTTCTGCAAAAGAGAACTCATTATATCGTTCATTATACCAAATAGAAACCTTATGGGATTTCGCTTGCTGGCGATAGTTGTGAAAACGCTTCATGCAATTCAATAAACTATCATCATCATGATTACGACAATCCTGAATAAGTTCTTTTAATTTACTGAGAGATATACCACCAATTTCCACTGACACTTTTAATTTAGTGGGGATCTTTTCATGTTCTTGCCCCCATGCAGTAACAGCCATTTCAATGGCATCTATTGTGATATTACGTGCTTGTTCCAAACCGATTTGAACCACATCATCCTTGGTTACGAAATAAATATCTTCAGTAACCTGACTGCATCTGGGCCACAAATAAGCGTGAATCCAGCTATTTTGTTGTGCAATATCATATCGAAACGCTTCATTCTCAAAGTAATCCTTTCTGATTTCGGACAAACGAATAAGATAAGTGTGCGACCGGTGTACCATCCACAAAAAAGGGAAAGCTTTCACGCCTTTCTTTATGATATATTCTTTGTCGTACTTTTCAAAATCCGACTGGAATGCGATCATGTTGTTAGCCACAATCTCAGCCATTTTGTTTAATATATCTGTTACCATATTATTCAAATGCTTATTGTTTTACGATATGATAGCTCTCCAGTGAACCCGCGTCTACGCAACTCACCACACAAAGCTTCATCCGATAATTCTGACATATCTACAGAATTACTTCTTGATGTCTTAGTCTTTGTAAATCCATGTTTTTTACATGTATTGCACCGGTATGAAAGACCGTCAGCAGCTTTTGCATTTTTAGCAAATTCAGATATTGGTAGTGTTTTACCACACACTCCACATATTTTTGTCTGTTCCATATATTACTTATCTTCTATTGTCATTAAGGGTTTTATGGCTTTAAGACCACATCTTGAACTCCATCTACCCATAGTGCTTCGTTCAGGATTAAGGTCAGGATGTTGACATGCCCAAGTAACGATTTCACCAAACAAGCCATCTTTGAGCCATTTCTCATTAGAATATTCTTCTATAACTTTCTCAACCTCTTTTCTCTTGTCCCCATTGACTATCAAATACATGACTCCTATTCCATCTGCTCCTTTGAGCACTACGGCGGTTTCGTGAAGGTTTGTTGCATAACTGATATATCCCACACCAAGGTCAAGAATAGTATTATGTGCAAATATCTTTGTACCGCAAAAATCTATCGGCTTCTGCGCTTCAAACTTCTTTTCCATTCTCTTTAATTTGATTGATGAACCATATCAAGTTTTTTCTGCATGGCAGTAGCATGTGTTTTCCACCATAGTTTGTACACTGGGGTTTCAATCCCAAAGTAGCGCTTCCAGAAGTGTTTTGCAATCCACAACAAGCTCTTAATTATGATACGCAAGATTGCAATCAAAATATCATGCGTAAGTTTGGATATGTAAGATGTTGATTTTTGATTATTTTTCATATCGTCAATGTTTTTGCCTGATTTTATTGATTTATATCGCGTTTTCATTTTCTTTTCTTCTGAGGAAAAGCATAGTTTTTATACACACCATTGCTTGTGCAAGTGGCAACTTTTACTGCTTTGTGAGATATTCCCCACGCTTTATATGTTACTGTTTTCATAAATTTTTGGGTATAAAAATAGCCACAACCAGATTACTCCGATTGTGGCTATTGACATGATTATGATTAATTTACAACGCTGCTAATATTTTTCTTGCTCTCGCTTCAACTCTATATTCAAGCACAAGTTTCTCAGATTTAATTCTTTGAGTTCGTGCTTCCTCGAATGTAATACGACATCTACCGGCTTTCTTGCTACGAATAGGTCGAGCAAGGTCATTGAACTCACGTTCCTTGCGTCTTGCGATTCGGATTCGATTATACTCGTCATCACTCATTTCTATATCGTAATTAGACTTGGCTTTGGCGTTGACAAGAATAAGGCAAGCGTATATTGCTTTCCAATTATCCCAAGTGATTACGCGACTTATGTTCACGAAGAACATAGCAACTCCTTGCTTCAGCATTATCCCCAAATGGCGGGCAAAAATTTCGCTGCGCTCCATGTGTTCAACAATCGCATGTTTACCTTTAATACATACAATCACGTTTTCACGAGTATGTGCAAGAGTTTCCATTTGCTTCCAGAAACCAACAGACAGTTCAACATTGTGTTCTGCTGCGAATTTGTACAGGTCGTCACGTTGGAAATCGAGTAAACTGGGAGCGTATTTATCTGCATTGCTTTCAGAAGTTGCAACCGCTTTGATAGCATTAATTTGCTGAGCGGAAAATAAGTCTTTGAATGTTGCCATTGTCGTATTAAAAACCGGCTCCTTGGACCGGGGGAAAATTTTGGAAAGTCACGCGTTTAGGGCTTTTGCCACATAACAACGCATAATAAGTGGACACAAACGTTATGCAAGCGCAGCACATGTATGTATGCGTGTCGCAAGTGGACACGTTACCTGTGTGGGCTTGACGCATCGTGGACGCGCATACTTGCATAAGAAAGCCACCCAACCCAAGGGGCTGAGTGGCAATCGTATTGAGGTTATGTTATGCAGCTTGTTCATTGGTTTGCACTGCACTTGTTTCGGGTGCTTTTTCCTGTGCAGGAGCTTCGTTTGCATTGCCCACAGCAGCGTTATACATGCTTTCAGCCTTAGCGAGAATAGACGTGCGGAGGTTAGCTTGTTTTGCGATAGCCTTTGCAGTTGTTTTAAGCAAAGCGGAAAGCGTTTCACCCTCAGCTGTAAGCAAAGGCGAGGTCTTTTTGACGTTGAGGCTTGTGTGTCGGAGTAACAAACCGTCGTCAAGTGTGAGAGCGTTTTTAAGTTTGCCATCGCTATCGGTCTTGTACACTACGTTACCTGCAAGCCAACGTGTGAACGTGCTCTTTGCGGTTAATTTCGTTTCAATCTCTTCACCATTCACAACAACGATTTTGAATGCTGTGGCAAAGCCGTTACGCTCTTGTGCGTCTGCCACCATGAGAGCGAGCAAGGGAAGCAATATACCGTCACCAGATGCACGACGTACTCCCTCAATCGCCATAAACTCGGTTGTTTCTTTCATTTCACCGTCGATGCGTTTCTTTGCGTTACGCAGGAGCACCGCTGCATTTGCGGGCATTGTGTTCACGTTAAGTTCACCAAAAGTTACGTTGAACTTGATTTCGTTTGCGCTGTTTGACTTGTTAGTTTTAGCCATAATCATGTCGGCTCGGTCCTTGCACCTATGTGTAGCCCACACACCGCCTTTCGTGTGTCAGGTGATTAAAAATTTACGCTTGACTCTGCTTGTCGCATTGCTACAAAATGCGGTTTTCGCCTTGTCACGAACGGACATAGTTATGACCTATGTCGGGAGCATTAAGCGTGTCAGCATGATATGCAGTTTAGACCCTGTTACCCTACGTGTACTCAATATGTCAGACATAAATTTTCACCACTCTCCGAGAGCTATCTTGTGCTCACGTCGTATGCCATAAGGCTCGTACAACGCTTGTCGCATATCAATCATTTCAAAGAACTTGTGTCGTACTCTCGAACACCTGCCGATGTCGATTTCGGACGCTGCAAATATGGGGTTGTAATGCACTGATTTCCAAATGTTTTTGAGGAAAATTTTTGAAAAACTTAGCGCACGAGGCGAAGCCGGCGCGCGAAAAGTTTCGTGGGCAAGGAGGCGCAAAAATGGGCGTGTTCACATGACATGGGCATGGGCGCCTCATAGTGGGCGTGCCCATTTTGCGCACCCACCTCCAGACGACATGAGCACCCATGAATCGCTCTCGAAGATATGGCCACACGTACCTCATGGGCGCTCATAATTTCACGCAACAATGGGCGCCAATCTTGCATTATCTGCACGCCCAAATATACCGCACACATGGATGTACATTCGTACCCACATATCCACACAAAATATGGGCACCCTCACACACCCAAACATGCCCACATTTTATCCACACCAGCCCACAAATTTCGGACACCCAAACATGCCGGTGGACTCACACGTTCAGGCAAATTTTGAGCGTCCACGAGTTGTATGGGTAGCCATGAATTATGTTGGGCTCCCACGATATTGAGCACCCACATATAATCATGGGCACGCAATATCTGTCGGCTTTGGATGCCCATGATTATGTGTGGACTCACATGAATTGTTGGTAGCCACGCAATATTTGTGGATGCGCACAATCGCAAAATGCACGCCCACAAGGTTTTATGGGTGCTCACATGTTATGAGTGGGCTAACACAAGTTATCTGTGCGCAGCCATACATTACGCATGGTCGCCCAAACATGTGGCAATATTCACGCATTTATGGTCGCCCATGATATTGTGTGTGGTCTCCCATGCTATTGCAGTGGTTGCTCACAACGCCGCTTGCACGACCACGACGGCTTGTGGATGCGCAGCAATCGTTGCGCATGGACACCCAGGAAAAATTTGGAGCCTCACACGTTTTGCTGGGCAACCACGAATTGCTAATGGGCACCCACACTGCGCTATGTGGTTGCGTATGTCATGCACGTGCACACCCATGCTTGTACACACAGTGTGGACATGGGCGCGTATATGTATGCGCACGCAAATATGTGGGCACGCATTATGCACGCCCACGCACGTAGAAACGGCAAAACCCCGACCCCTTTGGGGTCGAGGCGATTTGGTAGCCGGTGTGGTCGGTGGCTTTATAGCAAAGCTATAACGGCTTGAACGAGAGATTTTGCTTGTTTCGGTTCAGCTTTGCCGACAAGTTTGTCAAAATCACCCGAAGGGTGAAGGCTGAGGAAAACCGTCTTTGCGACCTCTTCGAGGTCGAGGGTTGCAAGTGCGGTGTCTTTGGCGTGTTTGTAGCCTTTTTTGCTGGCAAAGCCAGCAAGCAGCGAGTACGAGTAGGGTCGGATATTCGGTTGCATCTTTGATGCAAGTTTTTGGACTTTGCCGTTCTTGTCGGTTGTTTTGCCAAAGGCAAAGCCTTCGTTTTCGTCTTTCCCAAAGGCTTCGCCTTTGACTGCCATTGCAAGGAGTTTGGCGGTGTGGTCAAAGACCACAGCCCACATTTCGCGGGTTTCTACTACCCTTTGGGTAGTAGCGGTTGTGGTTGTGGACTGAGATTTAACAACTTCGTTGTTAGCGACTACGTTTGCGGATGTTTTTGCTGATTTTGCCATGATGTTGAAAATTTTGATTTTGCCGAAACCCGTCGGCGGCGGTTTGTCGATGTTGACGGTGCAAAGTTAGGGCTGACACTCAAGGCGTCACGACACGTAGCTTCGCCTGTTTCCGCAGGCATTATGCGCAGGAGAAAGGGCGTGTGAGCTTCCTGTGCGTCCGTGCGGTGTTGTGCAGCCACACGAGAGCGTCATGCGAGTGTCATGCGCTCCCACATACGGGGTTGTTTATCGCGCACAAGTGGGTGCATTATGGGCGCACACTCGTAACGAGCTGACGCTCAGGCACTACCACGCACACATTATGGGCGCACAGTAGTCGCAAGCTGGGTGCGGATGGGAGTCTGCGTGTAAGGGCAATTTTCGTAGAAAATTGGGTTGATTTTCGGGGTGTCCCGACCTGCCCACGCTCGTGTGTGTATGCCCATGTGTGGGAGTGGGCACGTAAACCCGTAGGGTTTCACTTTGTACAAAAGTGAAAGTTATAAAGTGTTGAAAATCAGCGATATTTGAAGCATACCGATAGCAAAGACAAGGAGCACAAGCAAGTTTTGCACCCCAAAGGGGTGCAAGCGTGCGGAAACGAAAAATACGGGGGAGGGTGTGCATGGTGGTGGGGATTCCATATATATACTACGCCCCAATTTTTCAAATCTGTTTTTCTTAACATGATTACTGGGAACCTAAGACATATTCCGTTCCAGCTATTTCATGTTAAGTTGAAATCTTCCAGTTACACATTATTATATATAGTATGTATCATTCCCAGACATGTTGCCATAAATTTTAATTGTTGCCACATAAAACGCTTAAACATACAAATTCTAAAATTTTCCCCAGAACCGATATTTCAAATCCGTTTTTGACAATATCTCCATCAAAATCCGACATCTATTCGCATACTTTTGAAAATTATACTTACCTTTGTCTAAAAATTGATATACTCATAATCCTAAAACAATGAAATCACAGTTTCAGACACTATCATTTTTGTCTAATTATGTTCCAAAAACGCAATTAGACTCTGAATTTATAAATTCATTCTTGGTACAACGCTTCCAGATTACCCCCAAAACACCCGTATTTTCCCCTAATTCCGATTCAAATACGATAGATGTGCAATCTTTCATCCAATGGTTTGAAAATGGCTTAAACGCGCTTAAAATCGCTTGTTTCAAAAATGAGATTGTTTTACTGGGTAATTGCACTCTTCAGACATGTGAAATCATTGGAACGCTCCTTGAAGACGGCTCCATAAGTACTGAAATCCGCTCCGTAGCACCTGAAGAAATATCCGAAGCCTCTGAAAGCGATTCTCAGAAATTCTATGACGCTCTATTTGCCAGTAATCTTCAGCCTGACCCAATTAAGCTGAGACTTGTTCCCAAATACATTCCCCAAAATGGAGACCGAGTGATATTCTATGACTATTCACTGGAAACTCAAGGTGTCGGGGTAATGCACCACATAGACTCTGAGCATGATGTGATGTTCTATTGTTACTTTACCTATCCGACACCGAACCGTCCTAAGCAGATTGGTTATTCTCTTTGGGAAACTCCCGGATATGACATACGCACTATGGTATTCGAGAGCATCAACAAAGAAAACATACAGACCACACTGGGAAACTCAACAAGTTGTTTTCGCCGTCTTGGAAGAGAGCTGGAAAGGGTCGGAAAAGTGTGGAAGGACAAATTGCTAAGAATCGAACCGCTGAAAGTTGAGTTGCCGGTAGGAAGCAAATACTTCTACATTTCAGACAAAATGGAAGTTAGGACGGAAACAGAGAAAGGAACCCCGACATCGCATCTCCGCTATCTTGCTGGGAACTATTTTACGACACATAAATCAGCTATGCTAATGCTTGCTCAATTCAACGCCAAGCTAAGAGATTATCTTGCATCTGATGAATGGCCCGAAATTATAGAAAAGGATTAAAATAAAAACGACCGGCGATATTGGATGAAACCATTTGCCGGTCTTTGTTTTTGCAGACACATTACTGGAGTGCTTCATGTGCTATCGTATCTGTGTAGCCATTCCGCTCATTCCACTCTACCACATTCTCCGCTGAAAAAATATATGCTTTTTTGTGTACTCCATCACAAGGCTTGTATTTGTTGCATAGAACGCCTGTGAACTCGTTATACCTCACGGATGATAAATTGTAGCACCAAGGCTTCAAAAGATGATCTGGAAGCCCGCCACCGCTTTCTAAGGCTGTTCCTTTGCCGTCTGTGAACTCATCAATGATATTATCGTCCCCTGAAACAACAAAATCACGATAGAAACTCTTGATTGCAGATTCCATTGGAGATAGACTGGTATCATCGGCAGACAAAATGAGATTGATAAATTTTTTATTCTGGGAGTTCTTAGTTTTCTTGTCAGCCTTATCTCCTTTGCTTGGAGTGAACACATCGTTTGCCTCTATATCGTAGAACCGGTCAATCGCAACTTTCAATGCTGGAACCGATTTATCTTGCATAGTACATGGGCTCCACTGGAAGATTTCGTATGGATTGAAATCCTGGAATGTCGTAAACCCAAAGCTTACTTCCCATTCATTGTCATTTCCATACACATACTTGCCTTGTTCGATTGCGCCAATCATATCTTCATACACATTCTGGGCAATCGAATATATCTCGTCCTGTGGAAGTGCGGCACCGATCATCTCTTTCCAATCTGACAGCTGGGGTTCATCTTCTATCTCGCCTTCTTCATTGATTCTTGTTGAGGGATGGTAGTGTTCGCAATAAAGGTCGAAGACACCCCACCAAAATTGATAGATGAAAAAATCTACTGGGGATTTCACAACCTCATCAAGACAGTCGACAATCTCTTTGGCCCTTTCGACTTTTATGAATGGTTTGTTACGGTAAGAGTTCTTTGCCCTCATTGACCGTTCTGCTCTTTTTAATTTTTGCTGGGAAATATCATCAATCTCCATGAAATCTTCTTTAATCTTTTCTGAAGGTTCATCAAGGTCTATAACCTCAACCTTTCCGAAACCCTCAAAACCTTTTTGAATATTTTGCTGGAAGTTTTCGTTTTCTTCTTCTTCTGTCTGAATCTCGTTTTTTAGAGGGTTGTCCCCTTTATTATTATTTTTATTATTATATATTATTACTGTATTGCAGAAGTGCAACACTTTTGAGGCTAAAAGTTGCAGAAGTGCAACATTCGATATTGCAGAAGTGCAACACTTTTCAGACCCAAAAATCGAGTTTTTTGGGAAATTTCCAGTCTCAAATGCTACTTTTATGGCTTCAATTACCTCATGTTGCAAAAGTGCAACATCTAATGTCTCAGAAAACATTGCAAAAGTGCAATATGTGTTGCAGAAGTGCAATGTTTTTGCTATCTCTTGTGCGAAATGTTGCACTTCTGCAACATTGAAACCCAGTTCCTCTATGTTGCACTTCTGCAACATTTCTTGGTTGCGTTGGTCTGAATGTTGCACTTCTGCAATATTTTCAACTTCTGAACTTGAATATGTTGCAGAAGTGCAATACTGCATCGAAATAGAACTGCCGGAAACTCCAACCAATTCAGAGCGACATTGCACTTCTGCAACAATTCCGTAATTTTCTAATATTTGTATGCCATTTTTGGAAAATTCTTCAGCGAATTTTTCTTTGTCTGACTTGTTGAGCAATTCGTAGTATTGCACAAGTGCAACATATTGGTCGCACATCATAGATATTCCGTTCTTGTGTCTTTTAATTAAACCAAGTGCTTCCAGCCGTTCAAGCGATGCCGGTACGGTTCTATACACATTGAGTCCAGACATATATCCAAGTTGTCTTTGGGATAATATGATTGTTTGGTTATCAAGAGAGCTTGCCAACTGTTTCCTGACAATATCAAGTAAACATTGAAATAGCAATCGGTCCGATGTATTTGGGATAAGCTGATTGTTCGCATGATAATGCAGTCCATATCCAGCTACTTGCGGTTTGTTCTGTTTCATATCATTTCTGCTTTATAATTTCTTGAATATTCTTTATGATGTTGATACATTCCTGAGCTTTTTCGTAATCTTCATTTCTTAATGCCCGTTCTTTAATTTCATTGATGAACGGTATCATACAGACCGCGATATTTTTCAATGTGTATGATGTGTGATTCATAAACTCACCAGTCGTGATGAAGGATTGGTTGAGGGCATTGCACATCTCATTGATAGCTTTTATTGTATTGACTTCTTGCTCATGGGTGTGTTCGTGGTTTGCTGCAATGTCTTTAAGAGCATCGCTAATAGCATCCATGACCTGAATCATCTGTTGCTGGTGGAACTTAATAGTAAGTGTATTCCAGAGAATTACTATCACAGCAACTAAAATAATTGTATTAATCATTGTTGAGTCCATATTTGTTTATGAAGCTTGGGCAGTTTTCACCGCCAATTTGATAATCTTTTGGAACTATATTCCACGGTTCATCCGGTTCTGCGATGTCAGCCCGGTACCACAAGCAATGGTAGCGGTCAAAGCAACCTTTTGACAAACACATTTCAGCCTCATACCTGATAATTCTACGGTATTCGTCTCTCGTGATGAATTTATATTGGTCTGGAACCAGTTTTGACAGTCTTGGTGGAATTGTTCCTCGAAGTATCATGTCTGTGATTGCATATACTTCCTTAGTGCCAACCTTTATTACAAATTTCAGCGCTATAGCTCTGGTCCTTCTGAATGGGAGTCGCTTGAATGGAGCGTTCAGTTTGTATAGCTTTCCACTTATAACAAATGTATCTGGCTCCGGGTTATTCAATCTATTCATCCAGTAGGCGCAGTCAAAGCATATTTGCTCGTTCCGCATTTTTGAAACAAGCGGATTATTGATCGAGCGGAAGGACTCAATGTCTTCTTGCTTTCCGCAATGAGAACAAGTGATAAATGTATGTGCCATGCCCTTATAAGAGGTAACAACCCGATATGTGTGAGTGGAATATAATTATGAAAGGGCACAGCTGTGTGTGCTTCAATTGAATTGCCTTTGATTAAAGGCTGATAGAGGCATATATACTGGCAACCTCTTCTTGGGTAATTCCGATATATGTTTTAGTAACCTGAATGGAACTGTGATTGAGAATCTTGTTAAGTAGAATCAGGCTTTCCGCACTGTGTCCACTTGCGTCATAGACATACCTACCAAAAGTTTTGCGGAATGTGTGAGTGGAAAAATTATCAATGTGAAGCCTATATTTACATTTGAACTCTTTCAGCTTCATGTTTACGTACTGGATAGTTATTGGCTTGTCGCCTTGAGGGGAAGCCATAATGTAATCATTTTTATCCGGGCATTCCAGAAGATGCCATAGTTCATTGAAACTTTTTTGCACAGAAGGGTTGAATGGAATTTGACGTGTTTTTTTAGTTTTTTGCTCAATTATGGTAATTGATGAAACTCCTAAGATGTCTTTCCATCTGAAATTTAAAGTGTCTGATGCCCTGCAAGCTGTACAAAACGATAAGCGTGCATACATTTCCCAACGATATTCTTCATCCTTATGAAGGCAATCGAGCAATCTTGTGAACTCATCATAGGGAAGATGGTCACTGGTTGTAATCTGATTTTTCTGTCCCATAATAATTATACTTTCATTTTTGTTTTGCAAAGTTACATAATGAAATTATAAAAGCAAAAGATTTTATTGAAAACTATCCTTTTGCATTAAAATTTTGTCTAAGCAAAAAACCACCGGCTGGTATTAGATACAACAGCCGGTGGTATAATTAGTCTATATCAATTCAAAGTTCTTTGAATGTTTCAATGGTAAATATTGGTATTCCAAGAGATTTTGCCTTTGTTGTCTTGCTTGATGATGAGTCAATGTCTGCTACGATTAGGTGTGTGGTTTTCTTGGACACACCGCTGACAACTTCACCGCCCTGAGCGACTATTTCCGATTCCAGATCTTTATCTCGTACACCAGTGAAACAGATTTTCATTCCAGTATATTTGTCTCCTATTGGCTTGGGTTTTTCTTCCATAGGTAGGATTTTTAATTTGTTGAGAGCAACAAACTCATAGAATGGAGCGATGCCTTTGAAGAAAGATTGCGATGTTTTGTTTAGGGCAAGAAACTGAGGCATCTGTTCAAAGTTGTCTTCAGTAAACACATACCCGTTAATAAAGACAAAACGGTCATTTTCGGATAGACTTGAAATTATACTTTTGGCTTTTACTTGACCTATCCCTACAAAGCAATCGCTGGCGTGCATCAGTTTGATAACATCAACTCCGTCGCGTATTTTTTTGTTTGCTGTTAGTATAACATTTGCAATAGATTCACCAAACCCATCAATGAGCATGAGTTCATCAAATGTGATGTCAAGAACACGTCGCAGAGTATTATACCCAGCCTTGAACATTTTAGCAATAGTTTCTTCTCCCATTTGTTCCGCTTCTAATGTAGTATAGAAGTGCACAATCTTTGCGAGACGTATTCCGGGACAATCCGGATTAGTGCATATCAGCTCTACATTGGTGTCATTCCATTTGGTAGGTCTTCCACAATCAGGACAGTACAGAAGATTATCACGCTGTTCCATCATAGTTTTAGACGTAGCTTCTTCCATGACACTGAGAATTTTAGGAATAACTCCTCCAGAACGCGTGACTGTAATACGAGCACCTGGACCTATACTGTTTTCAAAGACATATTTTGCGTTATATCCTGTAGGATTTTCCATTGTGCAATCTCCGGTATCAACAGCATCTATGTTTACCACAGGTTTTAGCGCTCCGGCTTTGCTGATCTTCCAGTCAATACCTTTAACTGTACTCTCAAAGACATCTGTAAAGTCCGGGTGCTTGTATGCTATTGCATAGAGAGGATTTCCAGTGGTTTGCTGGCGCCCAATTGCTTTCCAAAGCATAATGTCATTTAAGTAAATAACAAGTCCGTCAATATAATAATCGTTTCTCCATGCCTTAAAGAGATTTGCCAGCTTCGTTTCTTCCAGTTCGGTCACTGTGATGGTCGTGCCATAAATATGCTGGTTGTATTTTTCACAAAGGAATTGGAGTAATTCTGTATAGGTCTGGAAATTACTAAGATCTACAGCGCCTACGCCATACCGATAGAATGTGGTGTGCTTTAGAATTTCAGAAGGATCGTCACGATTGATAAGCCCGGCAGCTGTGTTACGAGGCGATCTAAATTTCTCACCAGTCGCATCTGAGATTTTTCCAGCTAATTGGTCTTTCCATGTTTTACAGTCAAAGACCAATTCACCGAATGTATAATTAAGATTGCTTGCTCCATCTTTTTTGAATGAAGTCATCAAATTATAATGTTTAGAACAGTCTTGGCCTTCATTATCTGCTCCCCCTCGTGAATATGTTTTATTTGTAAACTCATCTCGTAACCAAGACACACCATCGAATTTGGGAGTAATAACAAGTTTGGCTGTTTCTGGAATTGACATTGAATTGAGCCACTGTTTGATTTCTGCAACAGACTTCACCTTATTAAGAGATTTCATAGGTATAGGAAGCTTGACTTTCCTTCCTTTACTTACTACAGACGGCTCGATGTGTTGAAGCCATTCATTGTTTGGGTCAAGAGCTTTAAGCTCATCAACCTTTTTATCGTACTCGGCATCTGATATTGTTGGATGTCCGGAACGATACGCTTCGTTGTTTTCTTTTATTTCAGCAAGTAGCTGAACGATTCTTGAATTATTCATAAGGATAAAAATATGGGCGCACCGAGTGGCGATGCGCCCTATTAAGGGTGAATAAATTATCGGGTGCCAGTAGAATTATACCCACCTTCACCACGTTCGGTATTATCTAATTCATTTACGGTAACTAATTCACCGCTCCAGTGCTTTTCAATTACCATTTGGGCGATACGTGTGCCGGCTGCTACAAGAAATGGTTTTGTTTCATGGCTATTTACAATAACCCCTACATTCCCACGATAATCTGAGTCGATTGTGCCAATGAGGACATCACAGTCAAATCTTGTAGGGATTTCTTCGTGTCCACTATCAGTAATAACATATCCTTCAAATCCTTTTGCTGAGAACCCAGAACGCGGACGGATTTGAGCTTCATATCCAAGACAAAGCGCTATCGCAATGTCTATTGGAATAATATTGCGACCTGGATTTATAATGGTGTCTTTGGGTACATAGAGGTCGTAACCTGCTGCTTGTTCGCTGCCTTTAGTTGGCATTTTGGCATTTGGTGATAAAAGTTTGATTTTCATTTTTATTATTTTTTAGAAGTTTGTTTATATTTCATGCCTTTGCGAGACATGCTGGCTGTAGGGTAATATGCACGAGTTACTCCGCACATAGAGTCGTACTCTTCCAATCTTAAAGTACCGTAGTCTCCGTTTTCAATTTCAATATCATTAGCAAGAAATCGAAAATAAAGACCGCAACAAGATATGCTTGGGCCGACACATGCTTGGTGTATCGATGAACGCGACATCTTGAAAGCAGATGCGGCCGCTGTTAGCGAATGAAAGTAGCCAATAAATCTTTTAAGTGGACTGAAGACCAAAACAGGGTTGCTGGTCTTGTTATTTAGATTTTTCTTCATAGTCACTTATCGCTGATAGGATTGTTCTGGATAAGCGAGTACGAGCTGCTGATACAAGATATGTGTCTGAAACAGTTACCCCGTGTGCAAATAGTTCAAAGATTCTATCACACATATATGCCAGAAAATCAGGTTCGACAAATGCTATGAACAGGAACAGGAGTGTTCCATCAATTAGATAATGCCCTTCTTCATTGATTAAGCATACTTGATCTGGTTGAATTTCGTATGTGTCACACAGTGATTTAATTTGGTAACGATACTGATTGAAGAATGGCTGTATAGGCGTAGGCTCTGTCATTTTCGACAGATAGTGTGTGGCGTCAAAGTATGACCGCCCAGATTCACTTTGACCAAAGAGCAGATTGGGAAATTCAGGAAAGGATTGCTCTTTACACTGTAGTTTTATTTCGCCTTTCCCTGCTTGCCCCAACATTAGCTAAGCTCGAAATTTTCAACTTTTCTCTTATGTACATCAAGTGGCCAATAAATAGCTTCTGCCTTGTCAAATTTGGTGTCTCGGATTACAAAATCCGACATTGTTTTGCTTAGATGTTTGTTGATTTTCTCATTTGCATCAGCATTTGAAAGTGCTGGAACATAGAAATCCTCAACTGTTTTCTTTTCCTTACCGGTGCGTTCGTCCAGAGTCAAGAACATTACTTTTACCATATAAAGACCAACGCCGGTGGTTTCATCCTCTTCAAAGTAATTGCAGTAGAAATCTTTTACTGTCTGCTCTTGAACAAGGGTGTCGTTGAATAATACATCTGAAATCTTTGTTTTGATGATTTCATAGTTGACGCTACCGAACTGGGTGCGATTTAGAGAAGATATGATTTCATTTACAAGCATCTCAGCTTCAGTGTAGCTTGTTGCAAGTATTAGTTCCTCAATCTTCTTTTTAGCCAAAGCACCATCGGAGAGTTCAACTGTACATTCTGTTTTTACTCGAAAATAGTTCAGATCTTTTTCTTCCATAATGATTTGCATTAAAGTAAAACTTAAATTGTCGCTACAAAGGTATATAAATTTTCAATATAACAATAACGAAAATTATCCTTTTGATATAATTTATTTTAATTATTACTGATATTCAGTTAGTTGTAATTTTAGAAAATTATTATTTTTATTTAATCGACTATATATTTAAGATAATTGTGTGTTTGCACTTAAAACAAAAGAGGTTAAAAACTTCTATTCTTCAGAAAGTAAATACAGTTACAAATGGCTAACGCAGAATTATCAAATAACTCACATGTCACTCAACAGCTGGAGAGTGTCTTTATGACCAGCAAGAAGAGTGTACAAGAATACGTTAGGGAGATTGAACGTAGATGTCGGTTCCAGTCTGCCTATCGGCACCTACAAACCGGTACGGTGTTGGATGACCGTAGCCGTTTGATTGACATATATGAAGCGTGCGTTCAGCAAGACGCTCATTTACGTGGAGTCATGGAAACATTGTTCTCTCAGATTGTTGGAGAACGATTTATGATGGCAAAGCAGAATGAAAAAGGCAAATATACCAAAGACATAGCCGCCACACGGAAGATTCAGAATACAGAATTTCTAAAGATTATACGCGGTATTGCCGAATCAAAACTGTATGGCTATACCGGATTGGAGTTTTTTGTTGACCCTGAAATGGAACGCGGTGGGCTCACCGTGAATTTTGTTGAGCGCCGTAATATTTTAGCAGACCAACGCAGAATTGTGAAGCATCAAGGTATTTGGATGCCTCAATGGAGCTTTGATGACCCAAAGTACTTAAACCACTATGTATTAATCAATAGTGGAGAGCTTGGATTATTCTCTGCTGTCGCTCCTTTAATTCTGGCTAAAAAATTCACATTCGCCAATTATGTCAACTTCTCACACACTTATGGTCAGCCTATTATTCATGGTAAGACTGAATCAGAAAACACTGTTGACCGTAAACGAATGGCAAATGACATTGCCAGTGCTGCACAGAATAAGGTGATTGTAACCGGATTGAATGATGAGGTGGACATTAAGACCTTCACTATGAGTAATTCTGAGCATGTATTTACTGGGCTGATTGCTAATGTGGATAAAGATGTTTCCAATCTTATTCTTGGTTCAGAATCAATGGCTGGTGCTACTCAATCGTATGTCGGTGCTACGAGAGCACATGAAAATATTTTCCGTGATCGCATTGAGGTATATCGTGATTTCATTGAGTTGATAATGAATGAAACTGTAATACCTCGCCTTGTTCGCTTGGGTTATCTTCCAGATGGACTGGAGTTCAAATATGCAAAGCGCATTGAGATGTCTGATGAAGACCGCATACGTCTATTCCAAAATCTATGTACATCATGGGAAATGGACCCTGAAACGATTGAGCAGGAATTTGGTGTTAAGGTCAAACGCCAACTCAACGTTGTGGATGGTGCAGTAAGTGGTTCAACTGGAGGCAGTGGAGGTAGTATAGGTTATAGTAAGAATGCAACCCGTCATCTCACCGATGAAGAGTATTCCCGTAGGTACGGACGTGCCCGTGAAACTAAAAATTTTCTTCGGGAGAGGGGGCAGTAGGTCCGACCCCTCTCTCCAATATAGTTGCTTTGAAGCAACCGGATGATAGCAAGGACCGGCATGAAGAGGAAGTAGCCATACTTCTTCCTCTGTTCCATGATTTTGTAATCAGTATGGCGAACAATGATGGCGAGTGGGAATCACTGGAAGCGCTCATGGATGCTCGTGCAGATATTGCTATTCGGAGAGCGTGTGCTGGTTTTGGTCTTGATTTCGAGGAAGCGCTACGGTTGATTCGTAATACGGATGAACTTAACAGCGAGCAAATGGCTCAGCGTAATATCATCTTAGCCGCAGTCGATAATTTGGTTGACTTTGCGGTAGCTGAAGAATACCAGATGGCTGACGATATGGCTGAGTTAGCAGAGACACTGACTGACGAGGATGAAGACGAAATGGATGAAGAGTATTGGCTTGATTTTTATTTCCCAGTCTTTTCTAAATTCCATGAACGGTATATGTGCACCGAAAATGTAGACATTGAATATGCTATGATTATCGCTGCATACCTATCAATGATAAAAGACAACACGGTTTTGATGTATATGACGCAAGGTGATGAGCGTGTGCGTCCGTGGCATCTTCAATATGAAGGGTTTACCGCTCCGAAGTCCAGTTTTCCCGCATGGTTGATTCCACCTATTGAGCATCAATGTCGTTGCTATTTGATAGAAGATACTGAAACCATCATGGCATCTATCCAAGCGTCTACGGTTCCAGAAATGCCAGATTGGTTTAATCGCACATTTAAGGAAAGTGTAGCTCTTGGCGGTCGTATATTCTCAGATGAGCACCCATATTTTCAAGTTGATGAGCGGCACGTAGGTCGTCTCAATGCCATAGCCAAGCGTATCAAAGCAAAATATTTAGAAGATGGCGCAAATGAATAGAGGCATTCCGTTGACACCACAACAATTTGTTGCTCAGTGGAAACCGTTGCCACACGCTTTTGATTTGAATGTCTGGGACTTTCAAGTGTCAGTAGGACAATCCGCAGTTGATATTTTCCAAAAATCTTTTGATATGAAGCGATTTAATTCAAAAGGAAGTATGGTTTGGAAGCATCGTCCTAAGAGGAATAAAGGTGGTTTTACTGTCGGAGGTTTGGTTGAATCTCGGTCATTACGGAACTCTATTGTCTATGAGACTGAATCCTATAATCGTGCAAAAGGTAAGGTTAGAGTTTTTACTGACCCTCAATCATTTAAAGGAACATATAATCATAAAGGATTTTGTTTTGCCGCAGTACACAACTCTGACGATCCATCTGTAAGAACCGGTCGAGTTGCTAATATGCCTCAGCGCCAGTTTATGCCTACGGAAAAACGGGACTCATCGGTTATGAATGACAAATTGAGAGAATTAGAAAGAATACTTTTTAGAACATTTCCTGGTGTAAGACTATGATAATTGACAAGCATAAACCAATACGACCATCAGCTCCGAAAGAAATTCCTGTTGTTCCCGACCATGAAAGCGATGAAGTGCAGGAAGTTGTAGAAACCAATGCAATGGTTGAAGCATATAAGGCTGTACGAAAAATTTTGGAATCTATTCCTAAAGACCCTAAAGATCCTAATAGCCCCCCATTGTTCAAAACTATCAAGTTGGATAATGGACAGCTAAATCGTATTAAGTACAATGGGAATAATCAAGAGTATGGAATTGTTTTTCCAGCAGTATTTATTCATTTTATTAATATTTACTACAATGTTGGAACTTCAAATATTGCTGATGGTAAAGGAACCATGCGCATTCATTATGTCCTTAATCGATTAAATAACAGCGATGACGAGGTTGAGTGTGAGGGGCTTGAAGTGTATAAACGTATTGTTGCAGCCATTGAATCTAAAAAGAGCGATTTTCCAGCATTGGTCTATCGTTTTCAGCTGGAGTATTGGGATCAGCCATTGACTTTTGACGATGCACTACAACCTTATTGGATTGACTATCAAATTTGGTTTCAAGATTTCACATCATACGCCTATAAGGATTATAAGGATGTGTACGTTACTGTACCTCCGTTTACTCAGCCAAGTGACCAAAACGAAATTGCAAATCCAGACCACATACCTAATCACGAATACCCGAAGTTTGAGGATGTTGCAGGATTTTATGATAAAAAACAATGATTTCACCCGACTTGATTTGCAATGTTCTATTCTTGGAAAAAGAGTAATCAATTATGGATGCAGAAAATTTGAAATACGTGGTTGGCAAGGCCGAGGAAGGTCAGCCAGCTATCATTCGCTTTTTTTCAGCCGTAGATGAGTATAGTGTTCGTTGCTTCAACGATGAGTTTTTATGGTTGCAAGACTATGTAAAGCCTTCAAAGATTATCGTAATGATTAATTCTGAAGGCGGCTCTGTACTGTACGGAATGAGCACATTCTCAGTTATTCGCTCTTGTCCGATTGAAGTTGATTGTGTGATAGAAGGCATTGCTGCTTCTATGGCCAGTGTTATTTGGGCCGCTGGAGACAATCTTTATATGCACGACTACTCATTGCTGATGATTCACAATCCTTTTAACTCAAAAGTTGAAGATGCTGACCCATCAGTGAAGCAAACTGTTGAAGCTTTCCGCTCACAGCTGGAAACCATCTACACCAAACGTTTTGGGCTTGCTAAAGACAAGGTTGCAGAAATTATGAACGGCGAAGGAGATGCAGACGGCACTTTCTTCAGTGCCAAAGACGCTGTTAAGGCAGGATTCCTCCCAACAGAGAATGTCATCAAGACTTCTAAGAAGGTGCGTGACAAAGTGAAAAATGAAATGATAGGCATTGATAATGCGGCAGATATGCGCAATATCATGTCTGCTGTATCTGCTGAAGTGGACGAAAATAAACTTATTGAATCGATAAGTGCTATTCGTAATCAGAAAGACAATTATTCACCAATCCAAGATAACAAAATGGAAAATAACGAAAAAAACAATTTCGACGCCATTTCAGCACAACTTGGACTCGCTAAGGACACTCAGGCCGCAGCGATTGAAGCTCGCATTGCTGAGTTGATCAATGCAGAAGCAGCACTCAAAAACACTCAGAGTGAGCTTACTGCTACTAAGATCAAACTGGAAGGCAAAGAGGCTGAACTCGCTAATGTCAACAGTGAACTGGCAGAGACTAAGAAATCGCTTCAGGCGTACAAGGATGCCGAGCAAGCAGCTCGCACAGCTGAGATTGAAGCCGTTGTCAACGACGCAATCAAGGCAGGTAAAATTGAGGCTTCTGCAAAAGATGCTTGGACTAAGATGGCTGAATCCGACCTCGCTACAGTAAAGAGCACTCTTGCATCAATCCAGGCTCGTGAAGTAATCACAGAAGAAATTGCTGATGACCCTGCTAATGTAGGCAAAATCGAAGAAACATTGAAAGATGTTGACGCTCAGATGAAAGCCAAAATTGAAGCAAAATTCGGCAAGGTAGAATTTGAAAAATTTTAATCCCCGTACTTTATAACAATGGCTACAATCAATTTTGCCGGTAACACTTATGCGGGTGAGGTACTTGAAGACCTCCTTGTTTATACCGCGAAGGGGAATGAGACCTATGAGGCCGGTCTTGTTCATGTGAAGCCCGGTATTCAGAAACGTTACGTTCTGCCTCATATTCAACTTGGTTCTATTATTCAGGATAACAAACCAACTCCTACATCTACTGAAGGAGCCGCTAATGACGAAACTGGATTTAACCAGTACAAACTGTCTGAGCGTTATCTCGACCCGCAGGACTTTATGATTTACTTGGAGTTTAACCCTCGTGATTTTGAAGAGTATTGGCGATTTGCCCAGCCTGAAGGTCCGTTAGTGTTTAGAGAACTTGACCCTGCTGTTCAAAAAACAATGCTTCGTTTGCTGCTTGATCGAAAAGATCAGTATGTAAATGACTGTATCTGGTGTGGTAAAAAGGGCGGAGATGATTCTACAATCGATGCACCTGTAGGTGGCACTAAACTTGGTGGAGATTCCGCTGCTGGTAAGATGAAGTATTTCGACGGTGCTCTTGCGAGAGTAATGGCAAACCTGAAGGCTCAAGATGCGGTTGACAAAAGCAGTGGAGTTACAGAAGCTATTAAAAATGAAGTTGCTTCTGGTAGAGTTGTTCTGGCTGGCGCTACTGAATTTACCACAGGTAAAGATGTAGAAGATGCTTTGTACACAATCTGGAAGAAGACTCCTGCCAATGTACGTAAGTCAAAGAAGCTCAAATTTGTTATGGGTTGGGAAACATGGGACCTGTACGACCAGTACCTGACTACTCAGAAGGAATACAAGTACGTTGAAAACCCTGATGTCAACCGCAGAACTTTCAAAGGAAAGGAAATTGTTGTAATCGACGGTATGCCTGATTCAACTATTTTCTTCGGTAAGTTCTCTACGGATCAGGAGTCATGCTTGTGGATGGCAATTGACTACAGCACAGATGAAGAGTCTGTAAAGGTTGAGCGCCTTCAAGCAAATTCTGAATTGTATTTCTTCCAAATGAGAATAAAAATGGACGTTAACCTGGTTCGTCCGAGTGAAATTGTCGTTTGGACACCGTACAAAAATCATACTGATTAATAAGTAATAATTAGTGTATCATCGAAAAAAAGGAGTGGAGACGCCGAAACTCCATTCCTTTTTTCATTTAACTCAATAATCTTATGGCTAAAAAGAAAGCAATTGAAGGTACGGAAACATTAACAGAACAAATAAATTCGCCGGAACCTGAAACCTCACAGATAAACACAGAAATAGCTGAAGCCCCTGTAGAAAAAGAAGCCTCTGAGGTTGATAACGAGCCTGAAAAGAAACCTGAAAACAGTGGTCATGAGGGTACAGCAGACAGTTCTGAAAAAGACGAAATAATCACCGAAACAGTTGGTGCATCTCAGAGAGATATTCCTCCTTTTGCGATGAACTATCTGAAACGTCATGCAGAGATAAAGGAGGCATATATTGATAAATTGGGAGGCGTGTTTCCAACCGATACTCCGAAAACGTTCTTGAAGGATGCGGTTCTCTATCAAAATCCATTTTACAAATAATAAAACTATCATACAATGGCATTAGGAAATGTTTTTATGCGAGACACAGATGGTAATATTCCGGTATTGCGATCTAACACAATTGAAAAAGTATGTGGTCTCATTTTCGACATCTCTGGTCAGTCTAACTTTTGGACTGAGGGTGGTGGCGCTAATATCGTTGACACATGGAAGGACAAAGTAGTAGAGCTTAATAGTCTTAATGATGCTATTGAGGCAGGGATTACTGCTTATACCGGAGGGGTTGACGAAGAAGACAGTGCAAGCACGGATATTTTGGCCGGTATTCCGTATTACCATATCAGCCAGTTCTTCAGTATGGCTGGTGGTAGTGGACGACTGTTTGTCATGTTTGCGGATTGTTCTGATAATTGGAATGCAATTATTGAGATGCAGCGTGCAGCCAGCGGATCAATATTCCAGATTGGTGTATGGACTGAACAGAAATTGTGGAGCCAACCCGATTCAATGGCAAACACCTACTCTCTCAATCTCGTTGCAGATATTAATCGTGTCGCTGTTGAGCTTGCTGACGACTATTTTGCTCCAGCTTCTATTTTACTGTGTGCAAACACTTCTAAAGTGGTTGTTGACTCCAGTCCTAAAGATCAGATTGCAATCAGCAAAATTCCTTCTTGCGTAGTTGATGCTCGCTATGTAACAGTATTGCTGTCTCAATCTATGGATGAAAAAGTTAGACGTATGCAAGCATCTCTTGAATCAACAACTCCTGTAGGTGTTGTTGGATTGGCTCTTGGTACGTTAACACAAGCCGGAGTTGGTGAGTCTATTGGTTGGGTTCGCCAATTTGACCTTGTAAATTACATTCCAGCAATTGAAATGGGATTTGGAGATTCATCATTGGCTGAGGGTGGAATTAAAAATGGGCTTAGCTATTCAGCTTTAAGTAAATCTCAGCTAAATGCGTTAGAGGAAGCTGGATATGTGTTTGTCCGCTCTTTTGAGGGAATGGAAGGCCATACATATTTTGCTAACGATCATACTTGTTCTGCTGGAGATTTTTGTACCATTTCACGTAACAGAACAATCAACAAATCCCGTCGTCTCATTCGTATAGCGTTGCTTCCCTATGTGAACTCTCCAATTAAAGTTGACCCTTCTAACGGCAATCTGTCTTCTGCTCAGGTAACTGTTTTTGAGAACCTTCTCAAAGACATCTTGGATGAGATGGAAAGCGCAGAGGAAATTAGCGGCACTGCATTTATTACAGTACCAGCTGAACAGAATATTCTTGTTACCAAAAAGCTGACTCTTTCGTATGGTATCGTTCCTATGGGATGCGCCGAGTCGATTGAAGTGACGGAAGGCCTTTACGTAAGTCAGCAGTAATAAAAATTACATACTACAATGATTGTAAATAACGTAGCCTATTCATGGGCAATGGTTCAGCTGACTTCTTTGGCTCTAACTGGGTCAGCTAATCCAAACCCGATTATTCTTCAAGGAGTAACCGCTATTAAGTGGAACAGAAAGAAGAAAGTTGAGACCAATTATGGTCTCGGTGGAGAGCCTGTAAATCGTGGGTTTGGAAACACTGAGTACACAGCTCAGATTACGATGGACTACAATACTCAGGTTCAGCTTCGAGCACTTAAAGGTTCTTTGATGGCTCTTGGCGAATTTGATTTGGTGATTTCTTTTGCAAATGAGTTTAATACTCAAGACTTCTCTACGGAGACTGTTACTCTAAAAGGTTGTTTGTTCAACGAAGACGGAATGGAGGTCTCTCAGGATGATACAAACATCACCAAGGAATTTGAGTTGAACCCGTTCAAAATTGAATTGAGCACTAAATAATTTTCTTCCATAGGATTTATTAGAGTGTATGCGACACTGGCTTTTAGCTGGTGTCGCATTTTCTTTGGTGTATTTTCACTCTTATAATCTATCGATGCGCTATTCTCTAATAAAGACAACTTTAATAACATTCATAAAGATATGGAAAATAAAGAAATTATTGAAACACAGGAAGTCGAGGCCATCGACCCTCAAGTGCTTGCAACTGTTGAAAAGAAAGTTGCTGAACTGAAAGCTAAGAACCCGAAGAAGAAGATTTTTCCCTTAATGGTAGAAGGCGATCCCAACTATGATGAAAAGGAAATCTACATTGGGTACTTTTGTCAGCCTTCGTTTATCGATTTCTCTAAGTACATGACTTTCGCTCAGAAAGATCAGGCATCGGCTATGCGTCAGCTTGCTCGTGATTGTTTCATGGATGGGGACCGTGAACTTATTGACGATGATTCATTGTTCCTTTTTGGTCTTATGGGTCAGCTTCAGCATATTATCCAGATGCGCGGTGGTCGTGTCATAAATTTATCGAAACCTGGGAAGTAAAAGAGGATGATTATTTCCGTCAAAAAATAATCTTCCTAAGACATTATTTTCCAGGAGTCAACATTGATGACCTTGACGATGAAGAGTTCGCCAGACTTGTTTGCGAAGCTGAATGGATGCACGGACAAATGGTCATCACAAGACATGCAAATGCTTTAGGATTATAAAACTCGTTGAAAGCCCTCGTTACAAATCTTGTGTAGCGGGGGCTAATCTTTTCCCCATGCCTTTATCCATATCTCTATTCTTTGTAAAAGACCGATTTAATTATGGCCGGACAAACATATCAAGTAAATTATATAGTCAATGTTGATGCTGCCAATGCACAATCCGCGATTAATTCGTTTAAGCGTGCGGTATCGTCAATGGATAAAGCTACGAAACCAATTATAGACTTACAAAATAAAGTTCGTGGTCTCGTGGAGACTATGAGTGCACTTAACAGAGGAAAATATTCTGTTAAGATAGACACTAAACCTGCCACTCAGAAGATTGGCAAGTTGATTCGTGCTTTACAAATGGCTAAGGCTGAAGTGCAACAGCTAAATGCAATGGGTGTTACTTTGGGTGGTACAGGTAATAAAGCTAAAGCCACCTCTCGAACAACTGCTACTTCTACAACAGTTGGTTCTGTGCAACGAACACGCACCGCACCTTCCAGTACATCGTCTTCATCCAAACGCTATTATCCATCTGCAATTAAGCATCCGACAAATCTTGGATATAAGATTTGGGGACCAACACCACTCCCCAATAACGGCGGTATAGCAATAGATATGTTGAAAGGTATGGGCATTGCTTATGGCCTTTCAGGGGCTGGTATGCTTATATCCGATGTATTCAGCGAGGCTACTGAATATGACAACATAATGAAGACGGTAGAAAATATCTTGAAGTCACATGACAATGAAGAAAATTTTGCAGGTCGATTTGCTCACATGACTCAAGTTATCCGTAATGTTGGAATGAAGACTAAATTTAAGATGACTGAGGTTGCAGATGCAGCCAGATTCCTTTCTATGGCCGGTTTAAATGCAAATGCAATTCAGCAATCTATTAGTCCTATTGCCGACATAGCCTTGGTTGGTGACACAGAGCTTGGCGAAACCGCAGATGTGGTAACAAATATTATGACTGCATATAACATTGCACCAAATAAGATGCGCAATGCAGCTGATATTATGACTAATACGTTTACCATGTCTAATACAACTTTGACGGAGATAGCTGAAGCCTATAAATATGCTGCTTCTTTGCTTTCTGCTGGTGGTATATCTTTTGAAGAGGCAACTGCGGCCATCGGTGTATTAGGTGATGCTGGTATCAAAGGCTCCCAGGCTGGTACAACTATGCGTACAATTATGGCAAACGTTGCTAATCCTACCAAAAAACAGCAGGAAGGTTGGGATGAGATTGGTGTTAGTCTTACAGATAAATCTGGAAAACGAAAAGACTTGCTTCAAGTGTTTCAAGAGCTTCATGACAAAAACCTCGATGTAGATGCTTTTTATAGAATATTCCATAAAACAGCTGCTTCCGGTGCTGTAGCCCTTGCAGCTCATGCAGATAAATGGGAAAACGTTTATCTTGAAAACTTTTTAGCGAGCGGTATGACACGCCGTTTGGCCGAAGAAAAGCAAAACACTTTCCAGGGTTTGTGGGCACAACTTACCTCTGTTTTTACAGATCAAGGAGTAACTGCATTTAATGGTGTGCAGGGAGGGTTACGTGCTTGGATGAAATCTGCAATTGATTGGATGGACCCTAACAAGAATCCTGAAGCTCAAAAAACATTCAAGAAGGTTGCCGATGCTTTAATGGAGTTTATTCAAGTTCTTATTGATGCTTCCAAATGGTTTGCTGTGTTTTTTGACAAATTTGGTGGTATCATTAAAGTATGGGCTAAATTCCAGTTAATGATTTGGCCAGTCGTAAAAGCTGTTACAGCTGTTAGAAGTGTATTTCTTAGTCTTTTGGGATTGAGAAAGGTCGGTGCTGTGATATTGAGTTTGGCAGTTTCTTTCAGAAAATTAGGCAGTGCAGCATCAGCATCTATGATACCGTTTGGGTTAAAGAATCCAGGTGGCTCTGCGTTAGCGTCTCCTTTGGGCATTGTTGCAGGAATGATGGGGCTTCCATCGTTGTCTTATAAACAATATATAAAAGCTGGCAAAGGTTTAGATTTGTCAAGACCTCACGCATCAACCAGTGGCTATTATCTGAATAATATCGATAATTTCGGAAGAGATGCAGAAGTTGCTGCATGGAACTCTGGCGTATATGCTAACAGACAAGCAGAAGATAAATCTGCATTAAACCGTTACAAGCAAAACCGTAAAGCATTTAATAGACGAGTTCGGAATTTGCAAATAAGAAACGGGCTTGGCAGTTTGGGTAAAATGGGTATTGGTTCTGCCGGTATGATGATGGGTATGTACCAAATGACCAAGGAAAATGCAAATGGTTGGGATATTGCGTCAGGTGGGCTTTTGTCTGCGGCTGGAATGGCTGCTATGGTAGGCGGTCCTGCCGGTTGGATTGCAGCTGCCGGATTAGCACTTGGTGCTCTTGGAACTTCTCTCGCCAGTTTCAACCAAAACCTCAACGAACTTGCAGGTTTTGTGAGTGATTTTACGAAGAGCCATCAATTACTTGATGGGGCTTTATTGAATGGTAATACTCGTACAGAACGTTACCTTGAATTTGTATGGCGTAAGAATTATGACATTAACGACCTTATTCAACGCCGTACTGAGCTGATGAAGGAACTTCTTGGTATTGAAACACCTAATGCTACAACGACAAAAGACATTGGCAATGAAACATATAAAACCATGTATGAACGGTTTTATTCTGCTGATTCAGTTTTTGGTAGTTCAGGTGCGGCCCAGAATGCTGCCGATATGTTCAATAAATACGGCAAACAATTCGGCTTATCTATTGATAAACAAACAGAAACATACGGCTATGATCGGTATGGAAGACCACAAACTCATACTTATTGGGCATATAAAGATGCTGATGGTAATATTATAAAGTTTAATAATCCTGATGGTACATCAGATGCCAACGATGCTGTTATGTATGATGTTGCTGCTGCAATGGAAATGTTGCATGGACAATATCGTTCTAAAATAATTGATGAAAATCAGCGGCGTTTGGCTCAAATGCTTTATGGTAAATCGACTGTTGAGGATGTAAAAAATTGGCGTGACACTTTCGCATCTACTTATGGCCCTTCTTCATGGGCCAATCTTACTCGCCCTAACCAATGGAATGAAGACAGTGATATTGCAAAACATTGGACAAGCGAAGACATTGCGCAGTCTTACATTGGCTCCCAGTTGCTTTGGAAGTCATTGTTTCAAATTACAAATGCTCAAAATGCCCTTATAAAGTTTAAGGAAAAGTTGGCAAATGGTAAGTTGACAGAAAATGATGTTGTTGAGACTCTTAAATGGAGTGATTATGACATTCTCGGCAATACACTCGCTGACTATAACCCGAATGACATTGCCGGTTGGTATCGTCATTTTGGTTATGATGGAAATGGTAGATGGTTTGACCCGAAAGGACGTGAAACACCTGAGACGATGGCACAAACAGCAGCAGGGCACATGCAGCGTCTTTTGGAGTCAATTCAGAAACTTGGTCTTGAAGCGTCTCCTTCAACTCAGGCACTTCAGACATACGCCAACACATTATTGACATTAGCCCAGTCATTTATGGGCTCAAATGTAGAATTGTCTGGTTCACGTGATGGCGAAGTTAGAGAAGTAAATGGTCAAAAATGGCGTTGGAATGCAAGCTCAAAACAATGGGAACTTATTGATGATAATAATCAGCCAGCGCAAATATCGAAAGGGTTGTTGGATATGTCCAATAACATGAATACACTGCTTACAACTGTACAGACTGTAAATTCAGAATGGCCAACACTCTTTTCGTCTGATGCCACATCTGGCAATCCATATAGCTGGTGGGCTTCTTGGAATAGCGAAAATAATTGGATGACGCCGCAAAACGCCTATACTACAACAGGTGTAACTATGACCCCTCAGCAAATGGGCAATGCAATCGCCAATCCTAATCCGACAGGGGCTAATAACAGAGTTGCACTGGGTGGAGATGGCAAAGATGGACACACTGGTACAAGAACATCAGATTATAAATCTCATAAAAAGGAGCGCGCAATTCCAAAACAAATTAACATCAACATTCAAAATTTGATGAATGTAGACTCAATTGACTTGACCAACGAAAACAACGTTGCCATAATCGACAAAATCAAACGTGAAGTTGCCTACGCACTCTATGAAGCCGCCGCAGACGGTACCATGATGCTGAATGGCCTTGCAAATACGTAATATATGGGGTACTTTGATAGTGTATGGTCAAATCTTGTATTTAATGCAGGAAATACGACCTCTCAATTTGTAAACAGCCTAAATTGGCGATACCAAAAAACGCAGGGTGGAATTAAATATGTTTCTCGTTCTGCATATAAAAGTGCTTTGGTTCATGTAGCTAAGCAACTCGCTATGTCAACCTTGGAAGGGGAATTAAACAGTCTCCTTCCAAGATATGAAAAATATGCTCGTGATAAAATGAGAGATGCGATGCGTACTGAGCAAGATGCCAATCGTAAAGTTCTCATTAATAATGGTAAGAAATCGACTGAAGACTTTGGATTTATTATTTGTGAGGGGGGACACAAACTTATTGCAAAAACGAAGTATGGAACTCCTGTTCCCGAAGCACTTATATTGTCTTTTGACGGCGAGGACAAAGTACATTATGATGATGTCTTATGGGATGAAAATTCAGTTGAATCTTATACGATAAAGAAAAAGAGCACTCTTGAACAGTTATGGAATCCGGGTAATGAAATTCAACATACAACTCAAAATTATAAAGCAGATCCATTTGATACAAAGACTGTGTTTCATATAGACCTTGCACCAAAGGTGTCTATGAATAGTAGTAAAAACATAATTCTTACGCAAGTCCAAGGGCGCGATTTTACACGTAAAGAATTGGTTTCAGGTGGTGACATGACATACACTATCAGTGGTTCTATTGTTTCAAATGACGAAGGTGTGTACCCGACAGAAGCTGTAAAGCGCTTTGTGAAAATTATGCAGCACAATGGGATAGTAAATGTAAATTTTATCACTTTTGGACTTCTTGGCGTTACTCGTGTTATTATCAAAGATTTTTCACTGGATTCCGCTGAATACAAGAATATCCAGCCTTATAGCTTTACGTGTGTTGCGGTAGAACCGGATGATGCAATAACAATTCAATCTGACACGATAGCTGTTATAAATAAGGATCTTGCAGAATCGCAATGGGATTCTTGGTACAAAACTATTCTTGACAACAAGCTGGCACAAATGGCAGCTAAGACAGCTTTGAATGTTGCAACAAACACAACATCTTCATTAGCAGGTGCCGGTCTTGATGAGTTACTTCCTAATATCTAAAATTATGGCAGAGTTCGATACAAATAAACAGCCAGGGTTCCATATTCTCATTTCTTTGATTGAAATATGGACTCCTAAAGATAAAAAGAAACCTAATGGAGATGTAAGTGGTGATATTATGCGTATTTGTGAAGTCGAAGATGTACAAATAGAAGAATCTTTCAAAAAACTGATCGGAACCGCTTCTGTACGTTTTCCGCGTGGCACCATAGTGCGCAAAACCATTACTGCCAGAACTGCTGAAGAAGAGAAAGATTTTCAAAAAATCAGTGTTCAACTTTCCAATAGTGGTGTAGTTGAGGAAACTCGTACAGAGACCTCTGTGGCTTCAGCAGATACCTTCAAAGTAGGACAACGTATAAAGATCTATCTTGGATATACAACAGACCCCAAAGTCGCTGAAATGGCAAAAACTGGAAATACTGGTAAAACTATTTATAATGACAATAATACATACAATGAATATCTATCAAACTTTAAGAACACAGGAGCTGATTCCAAAAAATATATGAGCTTAATGTTTGATGGGTATATCACGAAAGTGAGCGTTGACACCCCTATTGAATTGGAATGCGAGAATTTAGCCAGTTTTTTGAAAACAATTTCATGCCCTAAAGTCAAATTGAAAAAGTGTGAAGTTAAAGACTTTATTGGTGAAGACGGAAGGTATAAACTTCTGGAGAATACTGGTCTTATTTTGCATCCAGATACAGCTAAAATGGATTTTGACTTAGGAGCAGTAGAATTGAACACCGATTTGACGGTAGCTGATGTGTTAACAGAATGGGCTAAATACGGATTGTTCTGTTATTTGAGTGATTACAATGGTCAACCGGCCATTCAAATAGGAAGAGCTTATTTTTCAAATCCAGGTAAAGACTCACTATTGAATGCCGCTACAACTCCAGTGGTAGTTCCAATTCATTTCGACTATCATGTAGCAAACAACGGGCTTACTTTAACCTCTTCTGACAAAGATTTTTTAGCGGTGAAAGCCAATGGTATTTCATCTGATGATAAGTTTATCAACATCACTATTTTGAGAAACCCTCAATATGATCCTGCAAAAGATGAATCTAACAGTAATTCACGTTATCGCTATGTCAATGAGACGAAACTCAGTAGGAAAGCTCTAAAAGCTGGTAAAAGATACTTGACCGATGCTCCTAATGATAAGGTGGACATGAAACTTTATACACAGATTGCTTTTGTCTCTAAAACCATTCCTGTTACAGTTCAGAAGTTAGCTGAAGAGGCAATTAAATATTTTGAAGGGTACAATATGACAGGGATAGAGGGTTCGTTGACATTATTTGGTGACTTACATATCCATACCGCACAGCAAGTGCAGCTAATTGACAAAAGATACCCTGGAAAAAATGGGATTTATTTAGTTGAAGAGGTAACAACAACCTTTGGTACAGATGGATTTCGTCAAAGAATAACATTGCCGTATTGCATTAAACGAGACGGCAACAAAGCTCAGGACAAATAGTTATGACTGACAAGAAAAAACATTTAACGGACCATTCATCTAACGAGATGATACGTGAGGCTATTCGTTCCATAGCCTTAAAAGGTATTGTCAATCGTCAGACAGGCATTGTTCGAGGCACCTCAAAAGTCACTGGGTTCGTTGCCAAAATCCACACTGATGAGGACGATGAATTGTTCGGTACAATTGATGTACAAGAATATGCAGACTGGTCTATAGCTGAGTCAGAAGACGCTAAAATAGGTTATCACGAAGGCGTTTTGCTGACTGCCATCCAGAAAGACACTCAAGGATATATTATAATCCCAAAACTTTATTCGGATGTGTTGGTTAGCAAAGACCCTGAAACTGGCAATGAATACGTGACCATGTTTTCTCATGTAGATCTTATTCAACTTGATTCCCATGAAAAGATTTCCATTGGAGTTAGAGAGCGCGAGGAGTACAAGCCTGATGACGAGAATGCTCCTGATATTCACGAATTGGAATTGACCGGCGTTCAAACGAATACAACATACGAAAAAGATAAAATATTGACTACCGTTCAGGGTGAAGACGAAGAGAATAAAGTTTCTCAGACAATTGACAGTACTCAGATTGCTCAAGTCATCGGAGACAATAAGACTTCTTCGACGATGACGCAAGACGGTTTGAATATAACACATGACAAGACGACGCTGGACTTGAACGACGACGAAGCCACCATTGCTCAGGGGAAATCTAAAGTAAAGGTTATTGACGGTGTTGTTTACATTGGTAGCGATAGCGGAACAGACGATGCTGTACTTGGCCAACAGTTAGCAACTATTTTGTCAGACCTTGTAGGGTATCTTGGACAAATGATGACGCCAACCATGATGGGGCCTCAACCCCCAGCAAATGTTATTGCAAGTTTTATTTCACTGAAAGCAAAAATACAGTCGTTTGCTTCCAGTCATAGTGGATTTTTAACAAATAAAGTTCAAATTCAGAAATAGTTATGGCAAACGCACAACTTGATTTTAATGAAGAACAACTTGATAAAACAAGTGACCTGTATTACTTGTATGATAAGCTTTATCAGGGGATGGTGAAAGCTAATGAGGTCGATCCTCCAGTTTTCCCGTCTTCCGATGACTTGCTTGTGTTAGACAGTAATGGCAATCCGGTTTTTGATTCAAACGGGGAACCTGTAATTAATCAGGATAAAAAGGCAGAGATTGATAAGGTGTCATCAAATTTTTCTACTATTTTGATGAAGAACTCTGCATATCTTTTTGCAAACTCCATTCTCTCTGTTGTGGATGGCATCGGTGGAGGTGGGGAAGAAACTGGACCTACCGGATTTGTATCTCGTGGAGGTGATTCTATGAAAGGCGCATTGTCTGCTTGGTATGGTTTTGATGCTGGTGTCAACGGACAAAAAATATTTGAGGTATCAATTGATTCTAAGGAAAATAAATGGGCTATTGTTCATGGCGGTCTTAATGTCAAAGGGAATGTCGATATTACTGGGGTCTTGAATTTTGGAGACGGTATCGCTTTCGATGGTAACAAGAGTATTTATTTAAATAACGATTCGCTTGTTATAGAACGGCAAGACATATCTGTGAAAGGCAACATTGATATTGATGGTGTCTTTACATTGAAGAATATCATTATTAATAAAGACGGCATTTTCTGGAACAAACACGAGTTCTACCACTCAGGAAATTCTAATAAGATTGATGTGGATTGGACTATGAAAAGTGCCAATATATATGAAAACCTTACCGTTAAACAAAATTCTTTAATAGAAGGCTCTCTTACTGTTGACAATGGCTTTTCTTTGAAGTGTAACCAAATGGTAATGTTTTACTCAGAAATAATTGACCAAGTTGGAGAGGATGGAGAGGTAGTTCAAATAAATCGTGCAGTACTTGATTCTGATTTGCGGATAATAAATGGTCATGGAATTAAATTAGATGAGAATTACATTATTCATGTACGCAATAATAAAGTGGTTTCGTTCTCTGCTCCCGGAATGATAATGAACTTGGGAGACAGTGACAATGGAAAACAAACTAACAAGATTTCACTTCAGTCGGACATTTGGGATTATTCCAATAGCTTCAAACTTATTTCTAAAGAAGGTACTGGTAATTTTGTAAATGGTTTAAGGGTTCAATGTGCAGTAAATGGTTCATCAGTATTGGAGTCGTTTCGTACTGATGCTTTTAACTTGGGCATTTTACTCCCTCACCAAATTCGTTTTGGAACGGTTGATGGGCCAGCTATTTATAAAGACGATTCTACTGAACGATTAAATATTCTAATACCTTATGTGAATGGAGAAGTTGATGAGCATCCAACTGAGCATTTAATGTTTAGTACATTCTTTGAGCAAACCACTTCTCCATTCAGAGACAAGCATTTAGATTGGTCCGCTACGCTTCATTTTTTGACTGATGGCGAATTTTTTGCCTTCGACAAACCTATTGAGGCAAATTATTTTGCAATAAAAAGCGATCAGTATCACACCAGACTGATAGAAGATGCTCTATTCTTTGATGATGGCAAGTTCATTGAAGGAGTAGCAGACGGTCTCCGGTATGCAGGTAATGGTTATTTTGACGGTAGTATTTCATCGCCCAGCTTTGCAAGTGGCTTTGCTGGTTATGGATGGGCAGTTAAAGAAGAAATTACCAACGGTGGCTTTCACGCTACTGTTGATGCTCTTACAGTACGTAAAAAGATGCGAGTATATGAACTGGAAGTCCAAAAAATATATGGTACAAATGGGTCTCTATGGGTGAGTGATAGCTGCTCAGGAGACGAAGTGATAGCGTTATAGTGATGGCAAAACCGGTAAAACTGGAGAAATACCAAATACTCATAGCCCCTGATTCTAAAAAAGTTCAGGGATTACAAACTGGTGATATTGTGCGCCGCCAATATTTTGACGGTTCCAATATCATCTATTCGCTTATGTGCGTCTTAGCGCATGGCACTACTAAACGATTTTCTACAGAAGCTCAGTATGATGTAGATGGTAAACCTGTTTTTAAGGATGATGGCACCATTTCCACTGTCAACATTGAAAAAGATGTGCCTTACTTTGTGGGGGCACTATTGGAAGGAGATGCCCCTAAGACAAAAGAATTACTTGATTTTGTACGAATCACCAATCTTTTTAACGCAGACCGGTCAGGCGCATTGTACCTTACTGCCTCAGACAGTCAATCTCCTTTTATGGATGTTATTGATGGTATAGGTCGTAATAAGAGCTTATGTTGGCCAGAGAATATAGCCAGTGAAGCGTTTGAAGATCCTCATTCTCAATATATAGTTCGGGGTACCTGTCTGGCATCGCAATATAAGAATAGTGAAGACGGTAACAATCGAATTGTTCGTTTGACTAAAAATGCTGTATCTGATGGATTTTGTGGCTTGCATCAGGATTTTTATGAATTAGTGGCAGCGCAAAAACGTGTCTTAGTCTCATATAAAGCACGTGCCAACAAAGCTGTTACTGTTAATGCTGAAATAGCCTATACTACTGGTGATGTTAAGGATGCGGAGTGGACTGAAGAGTTTGCAACAGATTGGCATTACCACTTTCAGGCAATTAACGTAATGAACTCTGGTCGCCATCTTCGTACATTCAAACTTGACCTACAAAAATTAGGTGTTAAGGACTGGGTTGAGATAGCCGACTTCAATATTATATTACTTGATAGCATTTCTAATTTTGGAGATTCTACATCTATACGCATTGGTAAAATGGATGGTGTATCAGATCCTGTGTTTGGCACACTAACTGGTTATGGAGCGTATATCCAAAAGTTATATGCTTCTCAGACCGCACACATTTCCGGTACGTTAACAGCTGGTGATGAGAATGGCTTTGCATCTACATTTTATGCTGGCAAAATCCATCGCAACTGTTTTCGTAACTCTTGTGATGTGGACTTTTTAACAGACATCACAATTGATAACGAAACATTGTTAAACCCTACAGGGATGGGAAATGTGTACAAGACAGAAAGCTCTCGTGAATTAACAATGTTAGCTCAAACACGTGAATGGTTGGATAAGCATTTGACTAAACGGTATTGTTTCTCGTTCTGGGCTTATGCTAAGAAACCATGCCAAATTGGTATCAAGCAAAATGGCAAAGTAATAGGTTCTATTCAAATAGCATCATATCAAACTCATGAATGGAGAAGGCTACATGTGTTTTTTGATTTATTGAAGCCAGATAAAATTGACGAGAACATGACAATGGGACTTGTCCCTTCATTTTCTGATTCAATATATCAATCTGTAGCAGGCAGCATAGACCCAGATGAACGTATATTGTTTATCACTGCTCCACAGCTTGAATCAGGTGAGTACTGCACTCAATATCAACCAACAGATGAAATACTGAATGAAACGAATGATTATGGAGCTTGGTTTGCTCGTGGGGGTATTGGTGGAACCATTCAGAATCCGTTATTGCGACTGAATTATGATGGAACAGGCGCTATTGACACTCGTACTAATTCATTCCGATTAAACCAAGATGGTTCAGGTTATTTTGCTAAAAATAATATCAAGTGGGACTCAGAAGGTAAAGTAACTTTTGGAAAGGACGTAACTCTCAATTGGGATAACCTTGGGCAAGATGCTCAAGACAATATGGCCAATAGGTACATGCGTATTTTGGGTCAGGACACATTTACAATCATTGGACAGGAAGATTCTGCTACTGGTAAAACATGCAGTCCAGCTTCTATTGTAATGTCTTTAGAAGAGATTGGTTTTAGCTCTACATCCAGTCAGAGACAATGGTATCTTCAGATTGGCGATAAATGGGAAAAGATTCCAGGGGCAAATGGACCAACTCTTGAAGTTTTCCCTGAAGATTGTTATTGGCTGGGTTATGTTACGCCGCCACCAACAACCGATGCTGAAGGCAATCCTTTGACTTATCATGGCGAAAGCAGAGTAACATTTCAGTGTGTTATTAAGCTTAATGATTCACGAACATACACTGACACCTTCAATATAACAAAACAATATGTTCAAGGTTATACTATTTTGGTAACTTCATCTAAAGGTAACGCCTTTCAAAATGGTGTGTGTTCTACAATTTTAACCGCTACTGTTTATTACCAAGGACAGCCGGTGAATGTAGAATATGCGTTGGAGCATTTTACGTTCACATGGCACAGATATAAGAGCGATGATTTGACAACTGACCTCGGATTTGAAGATATTGATGTAACTGACGGTGACAATGTTCTGACATTGAACTATGAAATGGATGGCACGGATGTCTTTGTATGTGAGATAGGGCTATCTGATAATTTTGATTATTCATTTCCTATAATATTCTAATAATATGGCTATTGATAAACTTACTATAGGAACAAAGACCGCCAATCAAGGGGTCAATGCCAGCGGAAAACTTACAGCAGCAGAGTTTAATCAACTGATTTCTAAAGTCAATGAAATGATTGAATCATTAAACTCTACTGTATATATAACTCAAGATGAATATGATGCGCTCCTACAAAGCGGAAAAATCATCGATACTGTTGAATACAATATTTTTGAAGAATGATTACCAGAAATAAATTAGAATTATCAGCAAGATACTATGGCCGTAGAGCCATATCTGCAACTTACCAAGGAGCACGTTTGATATGGGAGGCTGTTAGTAACTGTTTAGCCGGTGGTTGGTGGCAGCATGGTCACGGTTGGGATTATGGCACCGGATGGGGAGCTAATCGTAAAAAGTAACAAATTAAATCAAATGATATGGCAAAGAATACAGTAATTCGTAAAACTTTAACCTCACTCTCTGAGCCTTGGTGTGACAAAGAGCTAAATCAAAGCGTAGATATTGAGGATATTGAAGCTTTTTTGAAAAGTCAGCTTGGGTCCAAAATTGGTTATCCAGTCATTCCACAAACTAAAGACACCGATGGGTACTATCATTTTTGGGGATTTGCAGATAAAAACGCTTATAACGACTATATGACAGACCCCGAAGCTAATGAAGCACTCCGATTAGTGAATATAGCTATTCCATTGCTGGAAGAACAAGGTGGGGTTAGTAACATTGTAAAATTGACCCGTATTTCGTCTGGCTCTCTTGTGACGAGTAAGCCAATTGCGAGTGTTGAGGTGTCTTATTTATGGCAGCAGTACAATCCTATTACTCAGGAGACAACTGATCAAGATGAAGATGCAACTATCGTTGTTTCATGCCGTACACAAAATTCAAGTGGCTCGTGGGGAGCATGGGACCCAAGTAAAGAATTTACAGTTAGCATACAGTCTGGTCAGACAAAAACAATTGACCTTAGTAAACTGCTGACATCAGATGCAACATATCAGATTCGTTTGGTGGCAACTGGTGAGACCAGCGGTATTACCGCAAGTCCTGTAACATTAACGGTCATATATTCTAACGTATCTGCCAATTATGAAGGGTCTATTGCAACCGCTTATAAAGGAGACAGTGTGCAGCTACCATTTCGCATTTCAGGCAATGTTGATAAGCAGCTTAGAATCAAGATTAATGGATATACTAAAAACTATTCAATTGGTACTGCTACATATATAGACAATACCTATGGAGCAATTTTAACCCAAGAAGAATTTACATTGGTAAGAGGAGCTATAAAGGCAGAAGCGTGGATTGCTTTTGGTGAAGGATATTCAGCAGAAACCGAACATCAGGAGTTTCAGTTCATTTATCTTCCAGAAGGCGATAGTTTGAAAACTCCTGTTTTAGCTGTTACAGATATTATGGAAGAGTTTCAAAACTGGACACGCGCAACGATTTTCCGTTACGCAATTTATAATCCAGTCCAAAATGAAACAAAGCTTAACATTACACTCCAAGATTCTGAAACAGGGCAAACTTACATAAAAAAAAGCGTAGTCTGCACTAATGGAAAAAGTTATGACTTTGACGAAAACTTTTCTATGGAGTACGAAGGTGAAGAACAACCTGATGTAATTAATGCTCAAGCTGTTTTCACCAACGAAAACGGAATCACATTTGGCAATAACATTAGTTTTATTATTGACAATTCAGAGAATTTTGCGCCTACAAAAGGAGCTAACGTTGTTGTATCTCCAGAAAAACAATCTATTATTATTGATGGTGTTAGCCACGAGTTAAATGATTTGTTTTTGGATTCAAGGGACACAAACTCAGGTTGGCTTAGCAATATTGAAACAGATTCTACAGGAGCTCAAGTAAATGTTCCTGTTTTGAGTATTGGTGCCGGCAATCGTTTTACTTTGCCGTATGAACTATTCGATGAGAACACTGGGCATAACAACGAAGGTGTGGAAGGTTCAATCACAATAGAATTTGACATAAAAGCAAAAAATATTGTCGGTGAGTCTCCTATCATTGATGCAACTGCTCCTTTCAGTAAGGCATACACAGGATTAAAGTTTTATCCGACACGTGCAGTTTGTCTTAGCAGAAACAACTTTACCGAAGATATTTGTGACGTTCATTATCAAGAAGAGGAACGTGAGCATATTGCTATAAACATCATTAGAAACCTTCGCGGTGAAGGCATGAACCTTGTACGAATATATGTAAATGGAAAATCAAACCGTTCGTTTATATATACTGATGAAGATAGATTTGTTCCCATTGGCGTTGGTGGAGCCAAGTCGATAGTAATTGGTTCAGATGAAGCAGATGTTGATATTTATGGCATTCGTATTTACAAAGGACAACAGCTTGGATCAACTCAGATTCAAAATGATTATATGGCTGGTATGCCAACCATTGAAGATAAAAAATTGTTTAAACGATTCAATTCAATTTTCAATGGTACAGAAATTGGTTATGACTTGTGTAATGCTCTTGGGTTAAACACAATACTTCGTAAGATTCCAGAGGGAGGTCATTATCCGTCCCGTGAAAACCAAAGCAAGCAGAAAAATGTGACTATTGATGTTCGCATTTATGCAGAACGTGGTAATGCTGAAAGTCTTGACATGAAACATTCAGGAACTTTTGTGGGCATGACTGACAAAGGACAAGGTACGTCTGCAAAGGGATATTATTGGTGGAATATATCTGATGGATTTGAAGACGATGAAGAGATCTCTGCTGAAGAATATAAAGAGGAAGACCCAACTCATTATGAAGAGGACGGAAAATTCTATAAGAAAATATCTTATTTCAATTCTTTAGATGGAGTAAGCCAAGTGTATGCAAGTAAGTATGAATTAGAAGATGGACGTGGAGGAATTACAAAACTTGTAGGTAAAGCGAATTATGCCTCTCCTATGCAAAGCCATAAACTTGGTGCTATTTGGGCATACGATGAACTTTGGCAGATTCTTGTTAACAATGGAAGTGACAACAGGCCCGTTCTTCAAAATACACATGCTTGTTGTTATGAAAAGCCATTCTTGTGTTTTTATCAAATTGGGAATGGAACGCCTATTTTTTGCGGCTTTCAAACTTGGGGTAGCGGAAAGGGAGACAAAAAAACTTTTGGCTACGACAAGAAGAAGAGCCCCGATTATTTGTGTGTTTCAGGTGCTGATAACGGTGCTATTGCGGCTCTTTATCAAATGCCTTGGGTTGTTCAACAAAATTCACAAGGGGCGTGGGAAGGCAATATATATGCTCATAGCGTAACTATTAACACTGGTGACATAAAGAACGGATATTGTTATAAGAGCGGAAATAGTGACACGCTTGCGTTTGAAGTAGAAATCGGATCTAAGTACGATGGTGGTGAAACCGATAAGGGGGTTCTTCGTATAGAAGACGAAGCCAAAGGGGGTACTGAGAAGACGCTTTACACTCATTTTGCTGATTTCGCAAACTTTGTATTTGCTTGCTCGCCACTGTTGAAGCCTTACGCAGGAACAGAAGCACAGTTAATTGCTGATAGTGATAAGTTGATACGTGATCATCAATATTGGATATTTAATGTAGGCACAGAACGATTTAATGTTTATTATTTTAACCCTGCAACATCTAAGTTTGAAAAGATAGTGAAAGTACCTACTGCATGGGGAAGTGACGGAAGAGCCTATTCTTATGGAAGCCCTAAGATTACAGACCAGCTTGCAGGTGTTGTAATTAGTATTGACACTGTTGACGGAAAGAAGAGCGTGACTTTGGAAGAAGCAATGAGTACACTTGGAACATCGGATATGAATGTTTTGAATGATATTTTTTCTAAAGCTCGTGTATCTTATTTTGCCGCTCATGCTTCATCTTATCTTGATATTACAGATACAATTTTTCACCAAGCTTTCTTGAAATTGGAAGCAGCTACAGATAACCGTACAAAGAATGTATATCCTTGGATTGACCCTGCCGTGGATAAATTAGTACGATGGAAGCAAGATGACCTTGATACAATCAAAAAGACCGATAATCAAGGCCGTCAGACCAAGCCGTATTATGTACTTGAACATACAAAGAACGCAGATGGTAGTAATTACTGGAATGGTGAGAATAATGTTTTGTTTACTCTTATAGAACGTGCTTATCCAGACCGTATGCGTAATATGATGCGTGACATTTTCACCCAAATGGCTCAGATAGCTGGAAGCGTTGAGGAATATATGCAGAAAAGATATTATTGGGTTCAAGAGTATTTCCCAGCTGTTGCTTATAATGAGACAAGTAGAGTTTTGTATGAAGTTGCTCAAGTTAAATTAATGAATGGGCAGATTGACGTTAGCCAAGACCCCATTACGCAAGCTGTTGGAGACCAGTTGGAATGTGAAAAGCAATTCATGAATAGACGTTTGCCAATGTTGATGTCTTGGTGTGAATATGAAACTGGAGGCGATGGTACTCTGAGTTTCCGTTCTGTAAACACAACGCAGGGAGAATCGCCTACTTATGACATTGAATACACTGCATACCAATATATTTACCCCAAATTGGCTATCGGTGGAAAGATTGCTGCTTTATATGCTAAAGTAAATGATGAATGGGTTGAGCAAGGAAACGAACCGTATCTATGTGCTCCCGGAGAAACTGTTAGGCTTGTAGCAAACACTGACTCAAATACCCAATTCACAATACGGTGGATGCACTATGCAAAGAGCATAGGAAATCTCGGTCTACTTCCTTGTGGAGAGGATGGGAATGTTACTATTACTGGACGTAGATTGCGTAAATTAGAATGTTGGGCTGAAGACAATGCTCCTATTGAGTTCCACCCAAAAGGGCTTGTAATTTCTAATTGCAGAAACCTTGAAGCAATCCGATTAACAAACGCTTCATCATTCTCAGGTACATTCTCAGCTGATTTACCTCGATTGAAATCATTATTGTTGAGTGGTTCTTCATATACGAGCGTAACATTACCTAAGACATCTACTCTTGTTGATGTTTCTCTTCCTATGACTATCAACGCCATAGAAGTTGATGGTCAGCCCAATTTGTCAAGTTTGCAAGTTGAGGGAATGGAAAACTTGAGGAATCTTCGTATCGTCGGAGAGCATAAGATTCAGAAGCAAACTCAATCACTGGTTCAGCTTGCTTATACTCAAGCCAAAAATCTTAACTTGGTTGAAATAGAGAATGTGTCTTGGAGCGGATTTGCTGTAGATGCTATGATGTGGTTGCAAAAATTGAATGCAACGTTAACTGGAACGATAGGTTTGAGTGGTAACTTGTCTTTTGATAATAAGCTTGTTTTAGCAAACACTTATGGAAATATCGACAATTCTGACAATAAATTGTTTATCAATTATTCTAAGCGTACTATTAATAGTATTTCTGTGAATGGTCCAACATATATTACTGAAACTGGCACATATCAGTACAAAATTGTTTGTTCGCCTTCAACAGGAAATGATGTTGCATTAAAGGATGGTCATTTAGCAATTGAATGGAGCATTGATGATAGTGCTAAAACCTATGGTACGTTCATCGATACTGTAAATGGTGTACTTGAAGTAAAAAAATTGGATGAAAGTGGTACAGATATGCGTTATATAGCTAAGTGTGAACTCACTAAAACTGGAGGCTCTGTTTTGACTGCTGATTTCCAAATAGGCTTTTATCGTCGTGTTCCTAAGATTGGAGACTTTGCTTATGCTGATGGCACATTCGATGACCAATATTTTAAAGATAAAACTTTGGTTGGGATTGTATATAAACTCGATGAGATGTGGCAGGGAGAAGGTGAAGAAGAACCGACTATATTTTCAGGTTACAATAAACCAACAGAATCATTTAAGGCTACCAGAAAATTGGTTGGGTATCAAATCAGCGTTGATGCAAAGGAAAATGTTCCATTCAAAAGCACAGATAATTTCATCAATTCTGGTAGTAGTGTATGGGGGCTTTACCCAAGTAGTGATACTAATGGGCATGGAGATATTCAAAGTGAAATCAACGCAGCTACAGGTATTTCAAATGTTTTTGATTTGCCAAGCATTAATAATATAACTACTCGTGGTCTAACTGGTGGTCCTAATAACGACTATCAAACTACTGGGAATTATCTTGATGTAAATGAAGACGACGGGTTCAAAGACTATTCATCTGCTTCCGGGTGTGTGGTTGATTGGCAGGGTAAGCAAAAGACACAAGCAATTGTACGTCATGCTAATCAAATTATAAACGCATATCTGCTTTCTGATGCAAATGAATCGGTTAGCATATATTATACCGATGAAGATGATAATGAGCATCAGTTGGCTGAGCTGCCGAAGACAGTAGAAGAATTGTCTAATGCAATGGAAATTCTACACAAAGCAAACAATAATTTAACGAAGTATCAGCAATTTCTTTATCCGGCTGGATATGGATGTTATCTCTATCAGCCTACAGTCAAGGAAGGAGAAGAATTGGACCCTCAGTATGCTTCAGGAAATTGGTATTTACCTGCATGTGGTGAACTGTACCGCCAGTATAGTTTCTTTGCAAAATCCAGAACTGGAGGTATGGGGGAAACTTATCAAGAAGGGCAAGGGACGAGTCCAGCCAAAAGTGTGATAGACGATATGATTAAAGAGGCTCTTAATTCACCAGAGTCTAATGAAATCAAGCTACATGTTTCTCCATCACATGTAGAATATGGAAATTACACTGGGTTAGAGCTTGCGGCTATTAATCGTTACTTTCATTCGTTAGTGGAAGCTGATAAACCGATCTACTCAATGATTCTTTGGAGAGCTTTAATTGCCAATGGCTCATCTCCATTCACTCAGCACAGCACAGGCTACCATTGGTCTTCCACTGAGAGCTCCGCTCATGACTCGTGGTTCGTGTATTTCATCAATGGTTATAGCGGCACCAATAACAAGTACAACGCTAACGTTGTTCGCCCTGCTGTAGCCTATCAGTTTTTTCTTTAATCTTCCTGGCGAGCTGCTTAAAGCAGCTCGCCTATAACAGTTAAATAACATTAAAAATATATGGATATAAACGGGAAATCAATGACCTATGAGGAAGTATGTGAGTTGTTTGATAGCACAACTACTGCTGAATCGGGGGATTCTGTAATACTTTCAAATGATGAAATAAACCGCGCTCGGCGCAATAAAAGAGAAGTTCGTAAAAAGGCCACCGGTTTTCAAAACACACCGATTTACAGGTCATTACACGCATCTATGCGACTTATTATAGAAGTTGTACAGCTGATGCCAAAGAAGTCTGTTAAGGTATCTGACATATTGCTTCAAAACTTTACAGAATTAATTCGTTGGTCAGCTGCGGCCTACAACCATCAAGATGACCTTCTTAAACAAAATGCACTCGAAGAAGCTATATCTTTAATGAGTGTAGTTAAAATCACACTTAACTGTATGTCCAACCTCGTTAGTGAAACGAAGCACAAGCAGCTGATCGCATCGTTTGATGCAGTGATACGTCAACTTGTAGCATGGCGTGGCTCACTAATACAAAGCCAGGGTTCCGATGACGAAGCCTAATAACTGTAACATCGGAAGAGAGCTTAGAGCTTTGCTCGGATATGGGCGGCTGACTCCGTGGCATGGTTTGAACTATGTACGGAGTTACGAAGCTGCACAGCCGCATTTTAACAGCACAGGCAACCATTGGTCTTCCACTGAGAACTCCGCTCATAACTCGTGGAACGTGAATTTCAACAATGGTAATAGCAACAACAATAACAAGTACAACGCTAACGTTGTTCGCCCTGCTGTAGCTCATCCGACAAAGGCTTGGCTTCAATTAAGGAAATCTCTACAGGAAGCATTTGAAGACTGTTGCCGAGGTAAAGCTTCCAGTCAACAATTCCAGGATTACATTCCTATCGCTAACGAGGATTTGGATGTACTTACAACAGAATTGATAGATAGAACCTATATGCCAGGAACATCCACCTGTTTCCTTGTAAAATTTCCTAAACTTCGAGAAGTGTTTGCCGCAGCTTTCAGAGACCGTATAATTCACCATTGGATATGTATGAGATTGGTTCCGCATTTTGAAGAACTAAATGAAAATATAGGAAATGTTACTCACAATTGTAGGGTCGGATTTGGAACAAAATCGGCTGTTGATAGCGTTTACGAGGCAATCCAAGAAGTATCATACAATTACGGCACTGAAGCTTATCTGTTCAGAGGAGATTTAGTGGGATTCTTTATGTCATTGCCTCAACGTCGTATGTGTGATAACTTAATTGATTTTGCACAGGAAGAATATCATGGTGATTTTAAGAATCTATTGATATGGTTACTGGATGTGGTTGTAATGCACCGTCCAGAATTGAATTGTATGTTCAACTCATCACCTGAAGATTGGAAAGGGTTGGCACATAATAAATCCCTGTTTAGGACAGGAAAAGGGCGTGGTGCCCCAATTGGCAACCTTACCACTCAGTTGTTTGCTAATTTTTACATGGCGGATTTTGATGCGTTCATGATTGATTGTGTCAAGAAATTAAAAGCAAAAGGCATTAGAGCTGCTTATCATCGTTTTGTAGACGATTTTATTTTGGTGTGTAACGATAAGAAAGCATTAAAATGGCTTATACATGCGGCTGAAATTAAAATAAAATCAATGGACTTGACAATGCACAAGGATAAACGATACATCCAGCCTGCAAGTCATGGTGTGCTGTTTGTTGGCACATATATTAAAAACGGTAGATTATATTTGAGTAATCGAACTATCGGACGTTTCAGGGATAAAGCGAATGAGATTGCGAAGTTCATGAAACAACCAGCGAAAGAAATAACTTCAGCTGATCTTGACCACATTCTCGCCACTCTCAATTCATATTTAGGCTTTTGTAAATATCGGCAGACTTATAGAATCCGGCGTAAAGCTATGAAAGCACTTCTTTATTCGCATGAATTTAAGCGGTATTTCAAAATCAATAGAAATATCTCTAAAGTCACCTTGCGAAAAGAATGGAAGACTATTATTAGATAGGAGGACTATATAATGAAACAGATTTGTAAATTCAATATAAAACCAGCCACAATCAATAATGGTGGTTATAAAAAAGGTCGATGGGTAGTATGGATCAACCTTAGCGTCTCAGAGATTAAGACTTCGGAAGATGGACAAGACGAACGTTTTCAGAGTATTACCGACCGGTTGGTTATGAATGGAAATTCTATTGAGGATTTTTTTGAAGTTATTGATCCATTGCATCTTGCTTTAGCAACCGTAAATGAACTGGAAGCGATTTTATGCTATTTCCAGTGCGAAAATGACATTGAAGCATGGAAGACTATCCGTAAGATTCAGATACGAGGCTATGACAGTAGCGAGAATGTGAATCGTTTTTATTTAGGTGATATTGCACTTTGGCTTGATAAAGCAACCAGAGTGGGATTGGTCAACTCTATCACCATTGAAAAAAAAGCAAAACGTAATACAACATGTTTATGGTATGAAAACAACCATATTAACATGAGTGTGGACACAGCTCTCGATCTTTTATATCAACTTGAACTTTATGCACTCAGCTGCTATAATGTCACTGCTCAACATTTGGTTTATATAGATCAATGTGAAGAGATAGCTGAATTGCGGTCTTTTGATGTTTGTTCTGATTATCCCGATATTCTCCAGTTTAAAAACGAATAATAAAAAATGAGTTTGCACCCCATTGCGATAAGTTTTTGACTATTCTCTATAAAGACTTAAAGTATAATGGGAACAATAGCAAAAGGAGAAATAACACTTAGTCCAGTGAACGATGCCTATACGGTGTTGCTTACTCCATCTTCGTGTTCTATTTCAGCTGATTTTGACGGTTCTAATCCCAATTTAACTAATGCCAAAGGTACTATTACTGTAAAGCGTGGCACTAAAATCGTACCATTCAAAATAGATAAGGTTTCGTATTCTGATTCAGGAATAAAGATCAGTTGGGTACAACAGGAAGTAACAGTAATGCCTTTTATTGTGACTCATATACCTAATACTATTTTGGATGGCTATGTAAAATTTCATATCATCACACAGGATGGCTTTAACTATTCCACCGAAGTTCAATTTGCTTTTAATATTGTCCGTGAGTCTACAATGCTTGATTGGATTCAGGACTGGGAAGGAAGCAAGACTAAAGTAAGTGGAACTTATATAATGACACCGAAGTTGTTTGTTGGCAAAAAAGAAGCTATTCTTGATATGACAAACCCAGAGCCTACATGGAAAGAAGGGGCATTGACTGGTGTGTATATTGGGCCTGATTTACTTACTTCTGGTGAAAGCAGTGTTGGTATTTATGGCTATCTCAAAGACAAAAAGATTTTTCATATTAACGCTGATGGTGGATTTATTGGTGGCTGGACTTTTAATGAAGAAGGACTTCAATCATTCAATGGCATTGTAAATATATTGTCTGAGGGGTCTATATACGCTCAGAATCCAGATTCTGAAATTCCTTATTGGGGTATATATGCTAACGGTACTGCTTCATTCGCAAATGGAAACGTTAGGTTCTTTGCAAATGGAGATGCGGAGTTTATTGGTAAAATTATATCTGCATCAGGGACTATTGGCGGTTGGAACATAACAAAAAATCAATTACATAACAAAAAAATTATCCTCGATTCTTTGAAGGGGGTGATTGGTATCTGCTCAAATGTATTGCAGTCCGGAGATAACGATAATAGTGACTTAGAGTTTCCTGATACTCCAGATGGCGGTGTGAAGCTGTGGTATAATTCTGCAATGGACTTTGGTATGGCAGGTTGGACTACTGGAGAAAAAGTATTTCAATTAGGTTCCACTAATTTTATTGCCGGATGGAATTTTAATCATCAGGCAATATGGACTGGAGGAGACACACCTTCTTTAACTCAAGGTGGATATACATCTGACCTTGATGCTATTACCATTGCCCCTAACGGAATCCGAAGTAATAAATGGTATGTAGATGCTAACGGTACAGCTTCATTTGTTGGTGGTTCTGTCAAATTCAATAAAGAAAGTGGTGAAATGTTTGGCTGGCTAATGAGAAGTGGTCGCTTTTCATCGCAACACGCTGCATTGATTTCAGATCCTTCTAATGGAGGGGTATATATTTCCATCACAGATATTACCGAAGTTAGTGTTGGTAGTTTAAGAACAACCATTGAAAACAATGGTGGTATCTATTTATACTCGGATAGCACAAACGCAATCATGCGTGCGTATGATAAATCCGGGAAAATAGGCTTTTCCCTGAACACTTCAGGTTATAACACTATTTCCAGTTGGTCTTTTGATTCAACGGCAATTTATATTGGCTCTAAGGAACTTACGTCAGATAATTTTTCCGCAAAAAATGGATCAATGGTGCTAATGGCATCTGGTATATTTGGCTATAAGTGGAAGCTGCTTTCAGACGGATCAGGAGCCTTAGCTAACAATAAAATCAAGTGGGACACACAGGGTAATATTACAGTTGATGCACAAATTAGCGCAAATAACATCACTGCCGGCACTATATCGACTGCTGATATTGAATGTAAAGATAAGTGGAAACTAAGTCAAGATGGCTCCGGTTATGTTGCCAGCGGTAAAATATCGTGGGACAAAACAGGAAATGCTTCTTTTACAGGTAAAATAACAGCTACAAGTGGAAACATAGGAAATTGGCAAATAATCAATGGTGTTATTACATCAGGAGGCAGTACACAATATATCAAGTTAGATGCCGACAACTTATGTATAACTACTCAAAGTTCTTATACTTATGGAGATTATGATATGAACCAAGGCTTTGGTGCAATATTAAAGATGGATGCTAATAATGGAGTTGTGGAAGCAAAGGCCAAATCTGCTCCTAATTACTCAACAGCTGTGTCATACATGTCTTCAAACGGTATTTTTTCAAATATAGCCAGTATTAACGGTATGCCTGCAAGCTCTGGTTATACTCATCGAGGAGCAATTGTTGGGCTTGGATTTGCTAATGTTGCAAAGAATTCATGGGCTATCAATGCTATTGATACTATAGTGGCAGGAGTATATGGGCGTGCAAGTAATCGTGGTACAGCTCCTGCTTATGGAGGCTTTTTTTATAATTTGTATGCAGGTGGACTCGTCTTGGGACGCAGATGTGTAGAGGGGAAATCAAACACTTTTGTTTATTTAAATCAAGAAGATACAATGGTTATAGGATATACTTCTGCACAAGCAACTGTGTATTTACCGGCTAATCCTCAAGAGGGGCAAATTGTGTTTTTTAAACAATGGTGGACTGGACACATGCGAGTCACCCCCAGAACAGGACACGTTCTATATGATGATTCTACTCAAAATGATTATTATGATTGTATGGAAGGCCAAATGATAATAGCAATTTTTACAATAGGCTATATTACATCTGGAAATACAACGACTAAAAAAGAAGCATGGTTAGTAAGTAGATTTAAATTTTAGATATGAAATATGGAATATGGTTATATAGAAAACGGTTATTTAAGATCCAGACGTATTGAAAGTGAAGCTGTTGTAGCATCTTTATCACAAGAATGGAAGCCTGTAGATAAAATAGATGAGCAAAAATTGCAATGTGAAGAAGGGTATATTGTTAAGATTGTGCCATACGATGCCGGCGATCATATATCTTTTCGTTATGAAAAAAAACAAGATCTCCAGCAGATACGTCAAAATATTGAAAATCTAAAAAATGAATTGAAAGATGGAGATTATAAAGTAATTAAGTGTTACGAAGCATCATTGACCAAACAAGAAATGCCATACAACATTCAAGAACTTCATAGTCAGCGCCAGTTGTTACGTCAAAAGATTAATGAATTAGAAGAAAAAATGACAGATGCGCAAAGACATTGAAATACATATTATAACTGGTGATGTGGCTATCAATCCTCAGAATCAAATCAAGTTAAGAGAGTTTAGATGGGTTGATGAACCGACTTTATTATCTCGCTATATTTATGGCGAGATAGATGTGCCTTATACACTTAGTGAACGTACTATTCGTAATCGCGGGATTTGTTTTGTCGTGCCTTACACACCTAAGTACAAAGAATTTATGATTCGTGTGCGTCGTGTGAATGAGGACGGCTCGTTTGTTTATGTCAGCAATGATGTAGATGGTTCGCCGTGGTTTTTGGTAAAGTCACAGGTGTATGGAACATCGTTGAGAAATGTATGGGCTTCAGAGTTGCCGTCCATTTCAGAAGATAGTTTTTTTGTAATGTTGAAGAACGGTATCGCTCAGCTATATGCCAGCAGTCAGTCTGATTTCAATATCATTAAGGCTGGCAGACAAAATGCTAACTGTCTATTGGCATGTTTCCCAGGAGGAAACTATCGTTATCCGCTGACAGGTGTTGGGTTGGCCCGATGGATTAATTCTAATAATGTTGCATCAACCAGTCTATCCAAAGTGCTTCAGGACGAATTTAGTGCAGATGGCGTGACTATTCGCAATGCTGCCTATAATTACGATACTAAGCAAATGGAGTTAGACGCTAAAGACTTGGAGAAATAAAGAGATGGCTACATATACTGTAAAACCCAATCAAAATCTATTTGACGTTGCTTTGCACATATATGGCAGCATTGAAGGTCTATTTGACCTTCTGATTAGCAACCCGGATCTTAATATGACTTCAGAATTGTCGTATGGTCAGGAATTAACTTATCACGAGGATTTTGTGTTGAATGAATCTGTTACAGAAGGTTTCAAGACTCAAAATATCACCCCATCGTCCGGGGCTCGTAAGGTGTACTTCAAACGTCCAGATGAAGATTTGATATTCCTGATTGGAGTTAATGCTGATATGGCTTTTACTACTTTCAAAGTAGCAGGAGAAGGCACTATGATTATTGATTGGGGTGATAATTCTGAATTACAATATGTTGCTTTGACAGTTGCGATTCAGTCTATAGAGCACTATTTTGATAATGATACAGAGAAACGCCGCATCCGTATTTACGGAGACACCGATACGCTCAAACTCACTCAGCTTGATACAACAGGATTAGGCGGTGCTTTGATTCTTTGTAAGCCTATCATTGTGGATGAATATATATGTACAAGTCGAGGGTACTCACTTACTGGATTATCTATGTTTGTTGGAACATATAAACTCGATCTCCACTCAACGGCTATCGATAATCTCTTGCCAATCGGTGATATGAGCCTTCAGGAACTCAATTTGACAGATGTGTTTTTTGTGCACGACAATGTTGTTGATGATTATCTTGAATACATCGTGGCTAATTATGAAGACCGACGCCCTTGCACTGTGTACCTTACAACAGAACCTTCAGCAAGGGGGTATGCTGCAATTGACACGATTCTTAATGAACCGGAATGGAATGTATCTGATACATGGAAATTTTATATAAACAATCAATTATACCAACCTGACAATGGCACGGACACTGAGTGAAATATATGCTGAGGCAAAAGATTGCCGCAATAGCTATCTCGAATTAACAGAGTTTGAGAATAGTTCAAAAATGTCGATACTTGACGCATTTACATGGGTCACATCGGCGTGTATTTGGACATTTGAGAATGTTATGGATGTCTTTAAGATAGATCTTGCTAAGGATCTTCATCATCGTATTAATGGAACCCCAGCATATTTTGCTAACGCATTGCTAAAATATCAATCTGGTGATGATTTGGTAATGAATGAAGATGGTACTGTCTTTTCTTATCCGAACATTGATACATCTAAGCGCATCATAACCAAAGTGGCTTATTCCGAAGAAGAGGAAAAAGGATTTCACGACAAATTGGTCCGTTTCAAAATTGCTACGGGGGAACCAGGAGCATATACTCGTATCGATGAAGATGAAATGGTGGCAATTCGTGCATATCTCAATCAAATATTGTTTGCCGGTCAACATGCAAAAGTTGTGAGTCGTATCGGAGATGTACTGATTCCAAGAGTTGTAGTGTATTATGATGGAGCTGTGACTGAAGATGAGTTGTATCAAGAAATAGAAAAAGCTTTGAATGAATACATTGCCAATATTGAATTTAATGGATTGGTTTACGCTCAGAAAGTAATTGACTGCATACAAAATGTCAAACACGTTACAGACGTAGCGGTATCTTCAGATGACACAGACCATCAAGGCATATTCGTCGCCAAATATGACGATGACAACAATCTGATAAAAGATGAAGATGGCAACGCTCAGACTAAAATTGAACGATATTATGTACCTAACTCTGGATATATCAAACAGAGTACAGGTGAAGGAGAAGAGACTGACCTCCCATTGTGGCGTGATACAATAATTCTTAAATTGGAAGATAACGTATGAGGTACTATATCAATTTTGACAAAACAATAAATCAGCTTGTGCCCTATTATATTGGAGGGCGTAAGCTCATCTTGTATCTTCAAGCGTTGATGTCACCGTTGAGACGGCTTAATGATGATTTTGTATCATACGCCAAAGAAACAAGAATCGAATCGGCTATGACCTCTCAGATATTTAAGTTTGAATGGTTTCTTAACCATAAATTCAGTAAATATTTTGCTCATGGAGGCCGTATATCGATTAAAAACACCGCAGTACTTGGTGTGCCGATCTATAAAGAGTCAGCTAATATTGATGAGCACTTAAACATGTTGATCTATCATAGTACAGAAACCAACATAGCTCGCCAATTAACATTATACCGTAGCGATGAGAAAACCAAAGAAAGTACCGTCAGCTTCATCGTTACAACTCCACAAATTGACACTAAGCTTATTTCAGAGCAAAAATACATCGCAATGCTGAAATATGTCATTGACAGGTATCGGCTTGCAAATAAAACTTATATCATCAAATACGAATCGAAATGAAAGAATTTAGCGCACAAACTGGTGGACGCTACACTTATGCTGATGACTTAGAGAATCTTCAGGATTTGGCGTTGGCTTTCGCTCAGATTTTCGATGACTGTGATAATTTCATCATCAGTGGTTGTGAAGTATCATCAGGGTCTGTCAGTGCAGGTTATGTATTCCTGAACGGAAAGCTACGTTATTTCCCAGGTGCAATAGGAATTACATCATGGCCTCAGTACATTTATGAATTGAACTCAACAGAAAGCGTGCCTTATGAGAGTGGAGACTCAAAAGTTGGTCGCAACACTTATGGATGTGCTATTGCTAAATCAGTACCTGTTAAACAAGATGAATTGACCGGCAAAGCCCTTCAGTCAATTACTATGACATCAACTGGAGGGTTGCGTATGAAGGACGCATTTATTGGCAAATATGCACTCTTGCTCAACCCCGAAAGTGGCACGCAAACAGTGAATAGTATTGTAAAATTTGCAAAGGCAATTCATGCGGACGGAGATGTGACCGCCAATAAGAGTGTTATCATTAAATCCGGAGCCATTAAAACAGAACTGAATTACAATGATGGCACATTTAACGTCAAATATACTGGTAACACTCACAATTATCAGTTATCATTGATAGATGGCATTGGTTTTCGTTTCTACGCTAATGGTACTTTAATTGCGACAATTGGTGAATCATTTATAACATTTAACCAGCCTGTATCTGCCAACAAAGGTACATTCGGTGGATTAGTATTAACTGAAAACCACATCTATCAAGGAACAGCTAATGCAGTTGGAGAGATTGGGATTAATGTGCATGGTTATAATGGTGGTAATACTCAATTTCGTAATACCCACATCGGGGACGGTAAAGGTAAAATTATTTTCAGCATTATCGGCTCAGATGGAAATGCGAATATATATGGCGTAACTAAGATAGAATCTGGTGCTACTGATGGATTAATTATGAAGGCCAAAGTATTGAAGGAGAACAATAGCCTAACAAACGCAATTTCTTGGCGAGATTCAGCCAATACCGTAATGGCACGTATTGGATTCCTTAGTACAGCTGACCAAGTGTTTTCTATTGCTGCATCTGCATATAATATTAATATTGTAGGCCACAGCACTGTGAATCTCGGACCAGCTATTAAAGAAAATGGGGTGTTGTTGTCTGAGAAATACGCAACAAATTCCAAATTAAATGAGGCATTGAATAAAAAAGCCAATTCAGCAGATGTGTACTCTACAAAAGATGCTGATGAAAAATTTGCAGTTAAATCTGGTGGATTATTACAATTTGTATCGCAAACAACCGATGCTGCGCAATGCCGCTCTCATATCGGGGCTATAGGCAAAAGTGATTTAGACTCTTATGCAAAATTGGAAAATTGCCTTTCCGATATGGCAGCAGATGAAAAAAAGAAACAGCAAATACGTAATAATATTGGAGCTGCCGGTATCGGTGACTTCCAACCTAAGCTATATGACTCTGGTTGGAAGCATATAAAAGATTCACTTTATGTTCGGCAAATTGGTAACATGGTTTGCATACAGGGGTCTGTAAGAACGGTTCATTCAGGCACAATATTCACCATTCCTAACACAATATCAGCGCCAAGCCACGCGGTGAAATACAGCATCGCATTTAATAATAATCGAAACTGGGTTTGCAAAATAGCAGCCGGTCAGAGGGCATGTACTGTTGCCTATTGTAATGGTAGCTGCGGAAGTTATACAGAATTTTCAATCACATATATGATATAAAAATGAAAACGTACAATTCACCTGCACAAGCTCGCAGTTTGCGAGAAATTGAGGCCGCTGCTGCCTCTCCAGTTATTAACATTATTCCTGAAATTAATGGCACAGTTCAACCCGTACAAGTCACTGAAGAAGGGGAAAAAGAGAGGTCGCAAGCCAAAACCGAAGTCCCCGCCAAAAAAACGCGGTCGAAAAAGAATACTAAGAAGGTTTGACGAAGTTCCCCTTGGTTATAACTTGCGACTGAACACCCCATTAGAGTTCGACTTAATTATGCAAACGGTTGGAACTAATGGGGTTCCAGACGCAGATTTGATAGAGGCTATTAGCTATTCATCTAAGAACTCATATTTCCGAACCGAAGATTTTAGACGATTTTTAATTTTATACAGACATGAGGGGTGTTATGCTGAACATCCCAAGAAGCCTCCAAGACCTAATACCATTATTACAGCTATTCAAAGGAGAAAAAATATAGTAAAAAGATAGTTTTATAAATGGTATAAAATTAGTGCGAATAATGAAAATTGTTCGCACTTTTTTCATGCTCTTGAAATTTTTTGATTACCTTTGTGCAATATTTAAAAATTGACTTCGTACAGAATTTATTTATAAAAACTATGCAAACTCCTAAAAATGAAGGATTTTACTGTGTCTGTACGAAAGCTTACAGACTTAGAACTTTTGCAGGAGGCGTGTGCCACTACTTTTTTGGGAACCAGTCACGCAACACTGATTTCTCTCTACAAGTCCGAGCACTCTCCAGTACGCACCCAGCTATTCTGGATAAGCCTCAAAAATATTCCACTTTTTATTAGTACCCATCTAATCCGTCACCATGTCGGGTCAGTACCTTTTCAACTCACGTGCCGTGACGACCGTAATGGCGGTAATCCTAATCTAATTGATAAGATTGATGCCGTTAATGAAAAACTGGCTATACTCTTGTCAATGATTAATAAGTCGTCGCATAACGATCAGGAATCGATTATACGCAATGTTATCAATGAGTTGGACTGGCTTAAAGACAATGCCGACCGTTACACGCCTGTTAACCTCAGTCTTTGTATCAATGCTCAGTCTTTGATTGATATGGCAAAGTTGAGATTGTGTACAGGTTGTGCACACAAAGAGACTGTTGTTGTTTTTCAGAAAATTAAATCTGAAATTAAAAAGATTGATCCAGATCTCGCTGCAATGATGGTGCGCAAATGTGTGTACCGTAATGGACTGTGCGGTGAAATGCGTTGCTGCGGTTTTAATCACACTCCAGCATTTCAGACAGAGCTTAGGGATTATATTTCTTATTTTAATGAAAAACAAAAGGGTATTTACTATAAATCAGAATAAGCAAAATGACTATACAAGAATGGTTAAACAATGAAGACTTGCCTGTTACTATTTGGGAGAAAAAATATCGTAATGGCAATGAGAATTTCGAGCAGTGGTTGGATCGCATCTCTGGTAATGATGATGAAGTAAAGCGATTGGTAAAAGAAAAGAAGTTTATCTTTGCCGGTCGTATTCTTTCTAATAGAGGTGTAAAAGACCGCAAAATCACACTTTCAAACTGTTATGTTGTTACCCCTCCAGAGGACAATCTGGAATCTATTTTTGAAGCTGGTGCTAAAATGGCCCGAACCTTTAGTTATGGTGGCGGCTGTGGTTTGGATGTTAGCAAATTGCGACCACGTGGTGCTGTGGTGAACAATGCTGCAAAAAGCACATCTGGAGCTACCAGCTTTATGGACTTCTACAGCTACATCACTGGGTTGATTGGTCAGGAAGGACGCAGAGGTGCGACAATGCTTAGTATGTCGTGTGAACACCCAGACCTTATCGAGTTTATCAATTTGAAATCCAATCTTGATACTTGTACCAAAGCTAACATATCTGTACGTGTAACTGACGCATTTATGAAAGCTGTGGAAACCAACGCTGATTTTACGCTTCACTACATAATGGAAGATGGTTCTAAAATTACAAAGACCATCAACGCTCGCGATACCTTTATGTTACTCGCTCAGCGTAATTGGGAAATGGCTGAACCGGGTATTTTATATTGGGACAGAATCGCCAATTACAATTTACTCCAGAACACTGGGTTTGAATATGCTGGTGTAAACCCATGTGCCGAAGAACCATTACCTGCCGGTGGATCTTGCTTACTTGGTAGTATCAATTTAAGTGAGTTTGTGGTAAATCCTTTCACAGACCAAGCAATGATTGATTTTGCAACACTTATCAAAACTGTTAGCATTGCGGTCAAAGCTTTGAATGATGTGCTTATGGAAGGACTGGCATTACACCCTCTTCAGGAACAAAGGGATTCTGTAAATGACTGGAGACAAATAGGTCTTGGCACCCTTGGTCTTGGTGACATGCTTATTAAATTGGGCGTTAAATATGGAAGTCCTGAATCATTGCGCATTATTGAAGAAGTATATCGCAATATAGCTATTACTGCGGTATTGTCTTCTATTAAACTTGCTAAAGATAAAGGGGCTTTCCCAAAATGTACTGAGGGCGTGAAGCGTGCCGTGTATCATTCGGACTTTATCCAGAACCTTCAAATGCCCGATGAAGTTCGACGAGATATAGAACAGTATGGATTGGCGAACTCTCAATTACTCACTTGTGCTCCTACAGGCACTATTGGTACTATGCTTCAGGTCAGTACTGGTGTAGAACCAAACTTTGCTTTCTCATATAATCGCCGTACTATTTCTCTTAACTCGGAAGAGAAGACCTATCAGGTAGAATCTAAGATTGTCAGAGATTATAAGAAGGTGACTGGCGCTACTCAGCTCCCTGATTACTTTATATCGTCCGGTGATATTAATTACCATGACCGCATTGCTGTTCAGGCAGTATTGCAGCGTTATATTGACGCATCAATTAGCTCAACAGTAAATTTGCCGAATAACACTACGATTGAAGATGTTTTCAATTTGTACGTCGAGGCTTGGAAGCAAAAGCTGAAAGGTATCACCATTTTCCGTGATGGTTGCCAACGTGAGGCCATTTTATCCACAGGTACAAAAAAAGAAGCTGCAACTGAGGATGCTGACGACATTAAACCAAACCTATTTAACCATATCAAGCCTGTTTCACGCAAAGATTTGGGGGTTACGTGTGGTGCTACATTCTGTAAAAAATGTGCTTGTGGCACGCTGTACATTACAATCAATCGTGACGAAAATGGTAATATGGTTGAAGTATTTACACATACATCTAAAGGTGGAGTGTGTGCTGCAAACACCAATGGCTTAACTCGCATGGTTTCATTGGCGCTACGTTCAGGAGTTCTTATTGACGAAATCAAAGACCAGTTACGAGGAATCAGCTGTCCAGCTTGTTTGAAATTAAAAGCACAAGGGAAAACGATAGATGGAATGTCATGTCCTGATATTCTTTCAAGAACTATTGAAGAGTTTGAAGATGCAAAGCAATTCAATAGTCAAAACTTGTCTTCGGTTTCAACAACGAAAAAAGTAGAACACACTAATGCTACAGATAAATGCCCTGAATGTGGTGGAGTAATACAATACCAAGAAGGTTGCCGAACCTGTAGCAATTGTGGATGGAGCAAATGTAGTTAATTATGAACCATACCCAAAAATTAGACAATATAGATGCAGTGGAGTTGTATGCTTCTGGTAAAAATTTGCGATACATTGCAGATTTAGCGGGATGCAGAGAGTCCACTGTATCTCTGTATCTACGAAATCACAATGTAAAAATTAGACCACGTGGTGTACCTGCGCTTATCCATCCAGTTGGAACACAAATCAATAATTGGTTAGTCGTTTCTGACAAAACAATATCAGCAGGTACAAGTCATGGGGTCAAACAAGATTGTGAATGTCAAATTTGTGGTTACAGGGCATTTGTCTATCTTAATTCTACTGGAACACGCAAGAGCTTACGGTGTCAAAAATGCAAGAGCTCTAAAATACGGTTAGATGATGGTAATATAGACATTGAATATGTCATACGATATTATTTTGAACGTCATTGTGTAAGAAACATCAATCGTCGAAAAAAGGTTAGTTCATTAGGATTCAATCTTTCTTTTGAGTATGTTTTAAATCTGTATAAAGCACAGAATGGCAAATGCGCAATTTCTGGAATGAGCTTGATTGGTGATGCTGTTAGCCTTGCGGAACTCCCATTATCTTTGGACAGGATTGACTCTAATAAAGGCTATGTGGAAGGTAATGTACAATGGGTGCATAAGGATGTGAATATGATGAAGCAAAGTTATAGCAACGAGCGATTTATAGGAATCTGCTGCATGATTGCCCTTCACCAGTCTTTTAATATCCCTTGTGTTTGTGCTTTACCTTTAAATGATTGAATATAGGATGTTTTTAAAAATAATCCTTTTGATATAAATGTAAACTTTATAACACTGATTATCAATGTATAATATAAAAACATTTTCAACTGCTTGAAAATATTTAATGAAATAATTTGTTAAGTTGAAAAATGTCTATAACTTTGCATTGAAATCATTAACAAGAGAGCTAATGACATGATTAGAAGTAAGGGCATAGTCGAAGTCCATGAGGGCTATGCTGACACCAGCGAGCTAAAAGAGGCTGTGGACATTCTACCGGACGGAGAATATGGTTATCTCCTTTTCGACAAGAACAAGAACCGCTCGCTACCTCAGTTGAAGTTTCTTTTCGGTTATTTGCTGAAGACTCTCAGTGAAGAGTTAGAAGGTAATCCGAATCCAGAAGCATTATACAGATATTTTGAGGAGCTTTATGCGCCAATTCATAGCTGTAAAATCCCAGGAGAGGCAAATGTATTTGAATACTTTGACCTCAAAAACGAACCAACAGCTGAGATGGATTATGTTATTGAACGTATCATCCATCATGCCAAGACAGAATGGAATATTGACCTGCTTACCCGTGAGGGAATCAAAGCTGCGGAAGCAGCAGAGATTTATGCAGGTGCCTACGCTGATACTTGGAAGAATTATCAAAGAAAAGTCTAAAAGACAATTTCGTCATGATGGATCAAGAAAATGCACGTTCGCTCTATGACGTGTTTGCATCTTCCCAAGAAACATTTGAAGATGCAAAGAAAAAGAGTAAAGAAGAAAGTAGTAAACGCGCTTCGTTTTTGCGTTTTGCCAAAGATGGTACTTATACTATCCGTATTTTACCTTTGGCTCCAGTTCAAGACCAAGATGGCAACTTCTTGCCGTTAGAACGTAAGGGATATGAATACCCACTTCGTTCTTTGATGCTTAAAATCGAAAACACAAAGAAACTGGTTAAGGGTAAACCCTCTATTACCTATGTTACAGTTTGTAACGCTAAGTATGTTTTCAAAAACATTGACGCAGACCTCATTGACACATACGTTGCTGTCGCTTGCGAAAAATACGCCGACGATGAAAAGCTTTGCAAAAAATTGCGTGAAGGTAGCTTCTCCGGTGGTCTGAAATGGGATTCGCGTCGTTGTATGTATGTTATTGACTTAGATAATACTGGCGATGGCATTCAAATCCTTCAGCTTTCTTATTCACAGTACAAAGACTTGGAAGAACGCAAGTTGAACTTGTGGGCCAAACTGAACAAGAATGGCAAGAACGTGCCGTGTCCGATTTCTTCCATTGATTCTGCTTATCCTGTAGAAATTACACGTAAGTCTGAGAATAATAAGCCGGCTTATAGTTTCAATATCGACACTGTATCTGACAAAGATGTTTTGGACGAAGAAACATTAGCTCAGTTGATTGACATGCCACGCCTTCCTGAACAAATCTATCGTTATACGCGCTATCATTTGGAAGCCACTATTGCTTATCTTGAACAACTCGATGAGAAGTTTGATATTAACGTAATGGACGAAGATAAAGTTCAGAATTGTATCGAACAGATTAAAACATTGTTGCCAGCAGATGACCAATCTCACTTCACTCTCGGTGAAGGCAAAGAAGGTGAAGGTGAAGAAGAAACTGCCAACGACATTGATGCACTGTGGGATCGCTACGACGCATTGTGTAATGATGGTTTGGATGACCAGACCGCAGAAGGACAAGAACTTCGTACATCTATTATGGCATATATCGAAGCCAATGACCTCAATGTCAAGGTAACTCGTAAGAAGACCAATGAAGACATCCTCAATGAAATCGAAGACGAGCTTGCCAACACAGCAAGTAAGGACGATGATGAAGATGAAGAAGAGGAAGCACCGGCTCCCGTTTCTAAGCGCCGCCCTGCTGCTCCTGTTGAGGAGGAAGATGAAGAAGATGCAGAGCCAGCACAGCCGGGTAATGAAGAAGAGGAAGATGAAGAATCTGAACGTCCGGCACGCTCACGCCGAGAACGTAATGACGATACAAATGAGCCAGCAGCACGTGCCAGCCGCCGTGGAGCCCGCCCACCTCGTCGTCGTGATTAAATAACAACGTACAATCGAAATGTTCACTCAGTTAAGTCTGGGTGAGCATTTTTCCTAAAGCATTATGATTATGTCAAAAAAAATCCCTTGCGCGTTGTTGATTAACGACATTCACGCCAGCAAAGATAATATAGCCGAGTTCCGTAAGAACTGGGATGAGGCACTTGAACTCTGCAAACATAATAAAGTACAATATCTGATTGTAGGGGGTGATATGTGGCTTTCACGAAGTGCTCAAACTTTGGATGTTCTTATGGCTGTTCGTTGGGCCATATTGAAAGCCACTAAACAATTTGGACTTTACTTAATTATTGCTGAAGGCAATCATTGTAAGGTCAATCTGGAAAACATAGAAGGCTACAGCCATGTGTTTTCTGATTATGAAAATGTAGAGGTTATTAATGATTTTACGGAGGTTACTCTTGCAGATGAGGTGTCACTGTGGGTTATGAGCTATTTCCCGGAAAACGGTTCATTTATTGATAAGCTGGACGTTGTTAAGAGCTGTTGTCGCGCTAAGAAGAATGTCCTGTACATTCACCAAGGCATACGTGGCGGTTTAGCTGCTCCCAGTGACGATGAATTACCGGCTCATATTTTCAATGAGTTTGATTCCGTGTTGGTTGGGCATTACCATAATCGCAAGCAGATACACGGAACTAATATTGAATATATCGGCTCTTCTCGTCAGCATAATTTTGGAGAAGACGAGGAAAAGGGATATACCATACTTTATTCAGATGGTTCCACTCAGTTTATTAAGAACGAAGTGAACCAGCGATACAAGGTTATTGAAGTAGATGTCGCAGATATGGATGATGATTTTATGAACCTGTTGGCAGAAATTAAAGCCGACAGTCGCTATAAAGTCAAAGTTCGCGTCAACTGTAAATCTGCCCAGTCTTCCGCAATCAACAAACAAAAACTCGCTGAAGCAGGAGCTAACAAAATTGAGCTTGTCACAGAGCAAACCGAGGTGATGCGCACTGACCATAAGAGCCTCACTCAGAAGTTTGACAAGTCAGGCATTAAAGAGGAATACACTAATTTTTGTGTACAGAAATCTATCGATAATCAACTTGGTCTCCACTATCTTGAAAAATTGAATTAGTATGTGGCATCTCAAATCAATTCATGCTAAAAATCTTTGCTCATTCTTGGAACTGGACTATTCTCCAAAACAAGGTGCAGCAACTTTGATATTTGGAAATAACCTTGATAGCGAATCCCAGAACTCTAATGGCTCCGGGAAATCTGCATTGATAGAAGCTATCGCCATTGGATTGACCGGAGAACCGCTCCGTAAGGTCAATGCCGATGAGATTATCAATGATACTAAAGATGAAGCAATGATTGGCATTGTTCTGACCAATGATGTATTGGGAGAACAGATGACAATTAATCGCTGTCTATCTCGTAAACAACCCCAGCAAATCCAAATTGTAAAGCAATATGGTCCACATGACATCGACACTGAAGAAATTAGTCAGGCTACTGTTGCAGACTACAACAAGTATATTCTCGACCAAATAGGATTGTCTAAGGATGATATTTTTGGCAATTTCATCCTCACTGCTCGTAAGTACAAATCATTTCTTGCCAGCTCTGACAAAGAGAAAAAGGAACTTATCAATCGTTTCAGTAATGGAGTTATGGTAGATCAGTCTATTGAAGACCTTCATACCGATATGGAACCTATTGAAACCGAGTTGAAAGAAGCCGAAAAAGAAGTTGCTATATGTACCGGTCGTGTTGAAGCTCTCGGTACTGAAATAGAGAAAGCCATCAACGAATCCGCAGAGCGCAAGGCTTCTAACGAGTCGCGTATAAAGAACTGGGAGGATTTAATTACCCAGAAACGTGCCGACATCCGTACAACCAATGACAATATTAATAAGATTGATGACAGTCTTGGTGGTTTGGACGCATTGGATGATACAATGCAAAGTCTTGAAACGAGCGACAAAGACATCAATGAGGTGCTGGGTATGATTGCAAAGTCTTTTAAGGAAAATGATTTAGCTCTTACCACGGATTATGCTCACGAAATGACCGTACTCAGCACCCAGATTGATACTGCATCTCAAAATGCAAAGGAGGCAGCAGTAAAGGCTAAAGAACTGCGCAACTTGCTGACACAGGCTCAAACAGATTATGCAGAGGCTTGTGCTCAGCTCAAAGTTCAATCTGAAAAGAATGAAACTAATCGTATTGAATGTGCCCAGCGCTTAGAGAAATTGGCCAAAGCGGTGAAGCGTCTGCAAAATAAGACAGATGCCCTAAATGAGGATGAGCGCATTAAAAAGCGTGAAGCTACCTCTCTTGAAAACCAGTTAGCCGGTGTCATCCAATGTCCTAAATGTAAGCATGAGTTTACCCTCAATGCACAGCTTGACATCACCGAAGCCCGTAAAAGTCTAAAAGCTGTCAAAGACGCTATTGTACAGATTGGCAAAGACCTCATTGCTAACAACAAAGAGTACGAAAAGACGATAGCAGACGGTAAAAATCAGCGTGAAATAGAAACGACTCTGGACAATGAACGTCGTAATATCCAACAGGATTCTGATGCAGCAGAACAAACGCTGAAACTCGCACAGCTAACCTATGCTCAACAAGAAACCAAAGTAGCAAGTGCAAACTTTCAGCTTACTTCTGTACAAGACAAATTGTCGAAAATCCGTAAGCTCATTTTCGACGAAGTATTTGAAATCATTGATAACGCATATAAACGTCGCGAAAACCAAATCAAATCTTTGGAAGAGGATGTAAATACAATGAAAGGCTCTATTGCCTCGTATAAAAAGGCAATTGAAGATGCTAAGAGCGCTTCAGAAGAAGATGTTCTCACATCATTAAAGAAGAGCCAATCAGAGTATCAGCAAGCTCTACAAAAAGCCATAGAAGCTAAGAATGAGGTAGAAGAAAGGCTGAATAAATTGAAAGCTCAAGAGACACATTTTATTGAGTTTAAAACGTACCTTGCTAACACAAAAATCAATGCCATTTCCCAGATTACAAATGAATTTCTGGAGACGATTGGTAGCGATATACGAGTTGCCCTTTCTGGATATACCATTTTGAAATCCGGCAAAGTACGCGACAAAATTTCTGTCTCATTGCTGAGAGACGGGGTTGATTGCGGTTCATTTGAGAAGTTCTCAGCTGGAGAACGGGTTCGAGTTGAATTAGCAAGCATCCTGAGCATGAATCAATTGACGAATCTGAATTGCGAAGATGGGAAGGGACTTGACCTTCTTATTGCGGATGAAGTTTTAGACAGTGCAGACGAACAAGGTCTTGCCAGCGTGTTTAAGGCTCTCAACCAAACGCAAATCACTTCATTAGTGGTTAGTCATGGCTTGACCAACGAGGGCTATCCCAACAAAATTACTGTAACAAAAAGTAATGGGGTTTCCTCAATTTATGAAACGACAAACAACAACTGAGAAAATTACTCGAAATGAAGTGGCAGCGCTTGACATTGCAACCCATACAGGCTTCTTCTGTTTGAATGAACGTGGCACATGGGATTTTACAGAATCCATGCGCCGGAACAATAACAAGCAGCATAAGGCTTTCCGTGATACATTGATTGATTTCATTCAACGCAACGGAATAAAGCAGATCGTGGCTGAAGATGTCAGTGTGAACAATCATTTCACCGACACACGTAAACTTTCGGAGTTTCGTGGAATTTTATTTGAGGTGTGTGACACCCTCGATCTGCCAGAGCCTCATTTCATCAATCCGGCATCATTAAAAAAGTTTGCTACTGGTGATGGAAAGGCAACGAAGGCAAAGATGATTGAGTTTTGTAAACTCAGATGGCAAATTGAGCCCGGCGATGATAATGAGGCCGACGCAATCCACATATTCTTCTGTTATATCAAGCGTTTTAACCTCTAATCATGCAAAAGACAGTTTACAATGACGCATTAAAAAAGGAAGGGAAAAAGCATAAAAAGGTTCTGAACAAGCACCTCAAAGAGTTTTTTCAATTATTGGATTCAAAACCCAAACCCTCCAACGGTACGGTTCGAGCTGAGTTCATAAGACATGAGGCTGAGTGGCGTTTGTATTGCGTTACCCATTGTCTTGGGACACGTATAGCAGATTTGTTTAATGCTAATGTGTCGCTCGCATGGGAACAAAAATACACTCTACAGCACAACAAGTAGATGTCGATTGTCTCCCAGAAGTAATAGCCCACAGAACAGCTCTCTTCAATAAATACGTTATGCCATACACCAACATGATTTTTAAGCTATGTAAAGATTATAGCTGGAGTCCGCAAAACGTTGAAGAGAACTATTCTGAGGTGCTGGTTAACTTCTATCGAAGAATCGAGACCTATGATACCAGCAGACCAATTAAAGCTTGGATTCATACTTGTGTAAAACATCAAGTTTGGGCATGTGAGCGACAGCGACAAGCCCATAATAATAAAAATGACGACTATGATATTGAAGATTACAAAGATGAAATATTGGACGATGATCACGTAAGTGGAAATATATTAGGCGTAGATAACTGGCATGAATATTATAACTCTGACATTATAGAAGTGTTGGAAGAGCTGAAGCCACGCCATCGTGATGCGCTGATACTCCAGGAAGCGGGTTATTCTCTCAAAGAAATTGCTGAGATAGAATATATTAAAGGGTCATTAAAGACTCCAAATATAGAGACGATTAAAAGCCGATTACGATTGGCAAGACAACACCTAAAAAATAACATTAACAGAGATGGTCAACGAATACCTCATCAAACAAACGCTGAAAATGTTCCATGAGATTGTGGTTAAGCTCATACATCCAAATTATCGGTTTCCGCAAGGCGGCGAACCGATAAGGATTATGCGCACAGCTCTTCAGCGTATTGAAAAGAAATTTGGCGTGCTTACTGCACAAAGGATAGTTGATTATGTGGTGTGCTCATCTCACGCATTTAAAGATAGAGGTTCTAACTGGAAGTTAAATCAAGTGTTTGGACCGAAGTCTATGGAACGGTTTAACTCAGATAAAGGTCGAGTGTATTTTGAAAACAAATGGCTGGAATCTGAAGGTTTGAGTCGTTCATCTTTACTCAGCATGATTGTTGATCGTAGCGAGCACCCCAAGGCAAAATATATTTTTGTTCCCAGTGAAGAAGGAACCAAGCAAAGACTTCTTAATAGAGAAGTTGGCTTTGTAGTATGCCAAACATCTACACTGGGATGGTCGCCGCTATCAACAGCGTGTTCAGAGTGCAACTTTGTAACAAAATGTAAAATAGAAACTCAAAAAAAATATCCGGAAATCTTCCGATTAAGAATAGAATATGTCAGCAAATAATAAAACAAACGTCCTTTCGGAAGCTTTCATCGAAGATTTATTTATCACTTGTATTGAGGACAGTTATATTCTTTCGATGGTATGCGAACATTTGGAAGAAGAGCATCTTCCAGACCGTAATACAGCAGCCGTCCTCAAAGCTTTTAAGGACTATTATAGAGAATACAGACGAGTTCCTAATTACTCTATCATTCAGCAGAAACTTACCGGGAAAAACGGTGCGCTAAGGTTCTGGAAAGAAGCCTATGACAATGGTGAAGCATTTGCCACCGACGAATGTCTTGGCTTGCTTGAAGAATATCTGAAGCGTGTCGAATTTCAGAAAACATACAAGAAAGTTGGCGAAGTATATAACCGTGAAGGACTGGAGAATGCCCAGCAATTACTTGCTAAGCACGTGGACTGGACACGAACTTTTTCTTTGACAGAATCAACTTACACTGATGTGATTGATACCTTTACTACACGCCATATTCAAAACCGTGCAAAAAATAACGCTCGTGGTTCCATACGAGCTATCACACGTTTTTATATCGATGAGCTGGATAACTTGAATCAGGATAGAGATTTACGTGGTCAGCTCTCTTGTATTTTAGCTCCAACTGGTGTAGGTAAGAGTCATGCTGCTCGGTGGATAGGCTCTCAGGCTTGTATTGATGGATTCAATGTTCTTCACTTCCAGTTAGAAGGAAGCCGAGAAGAAGTGGAAAATGCTTATTCGGCAGCACTTGTAGCTTGTAATGCCTACAGTTATGAAAAGGGATTCATCAAGGACAAAGATATGGACGCTTTTGCTAAAGAGATTGAGGACATTTCCGGCAAATTGTATGTAAGGAGTTATCCTAAATTCAATCAGCATGTCTCTACTATCAATATCAAAGAAGCGATTGCGGAGTTTCGGAAAAACTATAGCGTCAAACCGGACATTATCCTTATTGATTCTATGGACTTGCTGACCGATTCATCGGGTCGCAAGTATGGTGATAGCGGTGAGCGTTTGAAACGTATTGCTGTTGCCAATGACTTAAAAGATATTGCCAGTGAAGAAGAAGTGTGGGTGGTAGTGACATATCAGGCTCGTATTGAGAACCCAGACTGGGTAAATGACGAGAAGAATGTGCTCACAGAGTATTCTTCTTCGGAAGCAAAGGGAATCGCTCAGCCCCTTACTCACTTGATCACATTAAATCAATCAGCTAATGAGCGACGAGAGAAAACAATGCGAATCCATGTGGCAAAAAGTCGATTTTTCCCTAAAGGAGATACGATTAAGATTGCTACTGATTATGACCATGAGAGATTCTTTGACCGCCAGAGGACTGCCAATCTTTAAAACATACGGAGGTGTTTATGTATATAAGTAAGGAAGACAAAGAATACTTGGTACGAGAGCTGCAAGCGGAGCTTCATGCAAGACTGGACGGAGGTCGAAAAAATTTGATTGTGCCAGAATGTATATGGTGTGGCAAGACCGGTGGCAAGCTTGGCATCTACGTTGGCCCCGAAAAGAATGGGAAAGTGTTCGGAATGGCTCATTGCTTTTCTTGTGGTAGAACTTGTAAAGATGTTAACCGATTTGTCGAAGAAATAGGCCGTGCTGATTTGCAAATTAGAGATACCGTAAAATTCTCTCCAGTTGAAGTGCCAGAGTTCTTCAGCCTGGAAGAGGACGAGATTGACGATGAGTTGACAATTGTAGAAATGCCGGAGTCTTGGAAGCGATGCTTTAAAAATCCATATTTGAAATCTCGTGGCTTTACGCCCGATGATTATGCCTATTTCCCAGTAGGGACTACTCGTGGGTTGAATTTTAAATTCGACGATTATGTAGTGTTCCCCATCTATGATGAAGGAGATATTGTAGGGTATGTTTCCAGACACGTTTGGAGCAAAAGTGATATTGATGAATATAACGATAAGGCTAAACGCAACAGTAAATATCAAATTCGTCGCTACAACAACAGCATTGAAAATGATTTTGTGAAGCTTTTGTACAATTATGATTCTGTTATTGAAGACGAGACTGACACTGTAATATTGGTAGAGGGCATTTTCGATGTAATAGCCCTTACTCGTAAACTTGATTTGTATGATAATCATCGGATTGTGGCTGTATGTACATTTGGAAAGAAAATTAGTGACACCCAGATTTATAAGCTGCAAAGCAAAGGAGTGCGTGACATTATTATAGGCTATGACACTGATGCTTCAGACGCAATTAACGTAGCCGCAGATAAATTGAACGAGTATTTTGATAATGTAATGATTGCAAAACTCGTAGGTGAAGGCAAGGACTGGGACGAAAGTGATTTTTGGTCAATCTATGATACCTTCTCAGAATCTTTATTTACTCCAATCGAATATAAACTGAGCAACGTAGATGGCAAAATCTGATAAAATAATAGAGTTGTATGAATGGATGGAGCGAAATAAAATCCAATATTCCAAAGTTGATTCTGATGTAATTGATATTCCTGGGTTCGGAAAGGCTTATTTTCAGGACACTCAGCGTTCAACTTACAATTCAATATTTCGTAAAGATGTGGACGGTAACTTTATTTTCAATAGTTTGGTACGCCCGGAAGAATTGTTGAATGATGGTATTGAAAACATTATTTTTAAGTTTGGTGATAACTTCTACTACCATAACCTGAAGCAAGATTTCAAGCTAAACATTTTGAAATATGTTGGTGAGCGAACGCCGTTGAAACATGACATCCCATTTGTAAATCTCGGAGTGCATACTCCATTTGAACTTCTAAATGGTAGCTTCATGCCAGAAGAATGGATTAGTAAAGCAAAATATCTTGGGCATACTGCACTTGGGGTGTGTGATTACAATACTATGGCTGCTTGTTTTGTCTTTCAAAAAGAGTGCGATGCAGCTGGAATTAAACCGGTATTCGGTTACTCCCTTACAGTAGAGGCTGAAGGCTTCAGTTTTGGTGCGAAAGTGTACGTTCAAACACAACGCGGATTTCGCAATTTACTTCGGATTCAGAAAGCTATTATGGTCGATAATGTAGAGAACAAGACTATTGACATTTCCGAGCTTTTGAACCGAGCTGAAGGAAATGTACTCGTGCTTGACAAATATGCTCCGACTTCATTTGTAGAAAATGAGAGCGTGGTCGCCACTTTGACGAAAGCTTTTGATAATATCTACTATCAAGTTGATTTATCAGAGTATAAAGCTGAACGGATTGATATTAAAGTATTGGAAGCCACTAAGAAATACTTCCATGAATGGTATGATAATTTGAGTATGCCCCGCCCAGTTCTGTTGAGTGACGCATATTATCTTGATGCTGATGATGCCAAAAACAAAATCATCCTTAACAAAGTAGCAGAGGGAGCCGCACACGAGCAGAGTAACGATCAGTATTTTAAGGATGCCGATGAGCATTACGCTTTGTTTGAGGCTTTGTTTGGAGAAGACTGGAATATAGAAGAACTGTTTCGTGAGTGTGCAGAAAATACGTTTGCCATTGCAAATAATGCTAAAGGACGTATGGACACTACCAGAAACTATATGCCGAAATACGATATGACTCCGGAAGAACTGGAGAAATATGGCACCACCCACAATATGTTCAATCAACTCTTGGAAGAGGGACTTCAGCGTTTGGCACCTAAAGATAAGATAGAGCAATACCGGAAACAAATGGAATATGAGAAGTACATTATTGAATCTACCGATAATGTTGATTACCTTCTCGTACAGTATGACACTTGTAACTGGGCTCGTAAGAATAATATTTTTGTAGGTTGTGGGCGTGGTTCGGCAGCTGGTTCCCTTTTACTTTATTTGCTTGGAATTACGCTTATCGATCCTATAAAATACAATCTCATATTTGAGCGTTTCTTGCTACCTGAACGCGCTGGACTTGCTCCGTCAGATACTACCATTATCGGTAATGACATTGATTCTAATCATTATTTTGAACTGACATTGGATAATGGTAAATCTATTATGGTTGATTTAGATGCTGAGTTGATGGTTCAGCGAGAAGGCGAAGAAGAGCCTATTCAGGTTTATGCAGACGAACTGCAAGAAGGTGACGACATAATCTTTGACAATAAAGACATTCTTTTTACAATCAACGAGTTATAATTATGGAACTGACAGACGAAATGAGCCGTGCGTTTCAAATAATAGAAGAAACGACTGACAGTCTTTTTATTACAGGAAAGGCTGGAACAGGAAAGACTACATTCCTGAAGTACATAGTTGAAAACACCCATAAAAACATTATCGTGGCCGCTTCAACCGGGATAGCAGCTATCAATGCAGGTGGTGTTACGTTACATAGTTTGTTTGGAATCCCATTTGATCTGCAAGGACCCAACACACCAATCAAAGGTAAATTGTATCAGGATAAATTTGCGTTGTTTGAGAAACTTGATACCCTCATCATTGATGAAGCAAGTATGGTTCGTCCAGACGTTTTGGATTATGTGGACCGTAAGTTGCGGTTGTATCGGATGAACGAATTACCTTTTGGCGGGGTGCAGATAATATTATTTGGAGACTTGTTCCAGTTGCCTCCAGTGATAAAAAAGAATGAAGAGATTATTCTTCACCAGTGGTATCGTGGTAATTACTTCTTTCATTCTCACGCTTTGAGAGAAGTTGGCTTCCATATAATAGAACTTACCAAGGTATTTAGGCAAAAAGATGAGCGGTTTGTCAATATGTTGAATCGCATACGAGAATATCAGCTTCTTCCTATGGACATTGCTGACCTCAGCGAATTGCGTGATAACCGTGAAAGCAAAGATTTTACTACGCACGCAATACATATTTGCTCTTTACGCCGTGATGCAGATAAAATCAACAACCAAATGATTGGAGAAGTGTCTCATGTATTTCCAGCAGAGTTCAAAGACGCATTTAATCCTAAGAACGCACCGTGCGACTTGAATTTGAGATTGCGTGTCGGGGCACGTGTAATGACGCTTGTAAATGATAACCAACAAGGGTTCTACAATGGATCTATGGGTACGGTAAGTTGGATAAGCGCAACCAAAATAGGAGTTATGCTGGATGCCGGACATGAGGTGATTGTAGAACCTTATACATGGATTGACAGGGAATACAAGGTTAATGGCAATAACATTGAAACGATAGAAAAAGGAAGTTGTAGGCAGTTCCCGTTAACCCTTGGATGGGCAATTACCATTCACAAGAGTCAGGGATTGACATTCGATAATATAGTTATCCATTGTCCTTATGCTTTTGCTCCAGGTATGCTTTACGTTGCACTCAGTCGATGCACTTCAATGAATGGCATTATAACTGATTTTTTCATAAACAGTAAAGCTATCATAAAGGACAAGGAACTGATGACATTTAATGCCATCTGCCAAAATAATGGAAATAAGTTTAATCTTGATGTTTACCGTTCTATTTGTAGAAGCATGTGCTATGAGAATAACTAAAATACAAGAACACAATACGAAGCGTCCAGTTAAAGTGCTGGACTGCTTCGTGGACTCTGGTTATGTTAAATTGGAGCATGGTTCACTCCCTGATGTGGACAACGATTTTGAAAGCAATCGCCGACAAGATGTAAAAGAATATATTGAGCGCCGTTACAACCACAATGGAAAACAACGTGTGTTCTCAGCTGGAACATTTACAACTTTAAAAGCAAAAGCGGTTATCAAAGATGTAGCCAGAACTATGCGTATCAGTCCGTCATTGGTGAATTATTTAACGGCAATTATTGAAGATGATTCAGCGGACTATACAGAAATATTTAAATTGGCTGCTACAAATCGCAAGATCGCAAAGTTTGTTCATGACTATCCACAATTATTCGAGGACATCCGTACTCTAATGTTTCAGCCTCGTTCAAGCTCAGTCCACGCGTCTGCACTTCTTGTGACACCTGACGAAATGGACGGAGAGGACGTTGAATGCTTTGACTTTGTGCCGATTAAAAAGGTTGATGATATTCTTGTGAGTGAAAACAGCGGTTATGATTTGGATGAACTCGGACTTCTAAAAAACGATTGTCTGGCAACAAAGGAACTCTCAAAATTACATCAAACTTTCGATTTGGTAAACGAACATTATGGGGCCGGTCTGACAATGGAAGGAGTTGTAGAAAGTGATTTATCTGATGAGCGATCATACGAATTACTACGCCAAGGATTTACACAGAACGTGTTCCAGCTCTCATCACGTGGCATGACAAAGTTTCTGATTGAAATGCAGCCGACATGTATTCACGACTTAATCGCTGCCAATGCGCTGTATCGTCCAGCAACACTGGAAAACGGCTCAACTGAAGCTTATATAGATCGTAAGAAAGGTTTAGTGGCCCCAACCTACCTATGGGGTACATACAATGCTTTGAATGATACTTTTGGATTGATTACCTACCAGGAACAAGTCGCTCAGATAGCTCGCGAAGTCGGTGGCTTTTCATTGGGAGAAGGTGTGAAACTGGTTAAATTCATTTCAAAAAAGAAGACCGATAAGATTCAGGCTATGCGTGAAAAATTCCTTAAAGGAGCAAAGAAAAACGGATGTCCTATCGAAGATGCTATATCTATTTGGCAGCAAATTGAAGCTTGCGGCTCCTACCTATTTAACAAATCACATGCGACAGCCTATGCTGTTACATCTTACATAGGGGCTTATCTCAAAGCTCAGTACCCAACAGCTTTCTACACTGTTGCTTTGGAATGGGCTGATGATAAGGAACTTATTCCTATAATGTCTGAAATGGAGGCTTGTAGCAATGCTAAAGTAGTGTCGCCTGACATTAATAAGAGCGCAATGAATTTCTATACCGACTATGAGAACAATCAGATATTCTGGTCGCTCTCTCGTATCAAGATGGTAGGTACAAAAGCTGTTGACTGGATTATCAATGAGCGTAACAAGAATGGGCAGTTCACAAGTATTATCAACTTCATTGAGCGCATCTTCAAATACAAGTTGAAGAAGTACCAGTATTGGGATGACCCGGATGATGAGGACGAAATTAAGCGTTGCCCAGTTAATGCACGCCATGTGCTCAATCTAATTCTTGCCGGTTGTTTTGACCATGTTGAAAATGCTTTGTCGGTAGTGGAAAGATATGCAATTGTAGAAAAAGCAGCTGAGACTCTTGGCTTTGAAATCAAATCTAAAGATTTCCCGGAAGACTTGATTAGGAAGCATTATTTCTGGTCTCAGCAACAAATCAAAGTGTCTGGTCTTGGAGCGATTGACTACAAGCGAATTTATGACAACAGCGAAATTAAAGAACAGATTCGCGGACGTGCAGCCTATACAACTCTGAAAGATACATTGAGTGATGACAAGGATGGACGCAAAGCCGCTATTGCCGCCACGATAGTAGAAATAGAAGAAAAGAAATTCACAAGCAAAAAAACAGGTGAACAAGAAGTGTTCTGCAAGATTACACTTCAGCAGAACAATGATATGGCAGAGCTGGTAATATGGCCTGAAGAGTACCGGAATGCTCGCGCTTTGCTTGTTGATGCTAAAAACAAATTGATAATCTGTATGGCTACGGTCAAATACAGTGAGTATGTAGGACATAATAATCTTCAGTTGACACGCAATAACTTTATTGAAATAATATGAAACCGTTAATTATTTGCATTGTAGGTGCATCTGGGAGTGGTAAAACTACCGCTTCTATGATGCTTCAGAAACATTTTGGTTGGATTGCCATTGCATCATACACTACACGCCCTATGCGTAAAGGCGAAATAAATGGTAAAGACCATTGGTTTGTAAAGCCAAATCAAATACCGCCTAAAAGCAGGATGTGTGCATATACCCAATTTGGAGGCTATGAATACTGGACAGAATGGAACCAGTTCCAGACGCTTTTCCCAAGTATTTATGTGATTGATGAGAAAGGACTTGTAGATTTACAAAGCAAACAATCTTCGCCTTTCCCATTTAGATTAATTACAATCAAAATCAAGCGTAACAATCTTGAAGGAATTGATGAAAAACGGAAGGAACGAGACAATGAGCGCATACACATCCCAGACGAGGTATATGATTACGTAATCAACAACAATGGCTCAATGGAAGAGTTTAGAGCCTCCCTTTATTTAACAGCACAATGTATAATTCAAAAACAATAAGAATATGGCAGCACCAAAAGAAGAAACCCCGGTATTAGTGGCATTTACTTTAGACTTTGAAACTGGCGGTCTGAAATGCCAAACTTCAGCTTGTACGCAGATTGCAGTACACGCCACCAGACTTGACACGTTTGAAAAGATTGGTTCGTATCAGAGCTATATCGCTCCTTATAATCGAAAGGAAGTGGCCGGAGCTACAAAAAAACGGAAAACATTGAAATCTAAATATGAGAGTGACGATGCCGTATCGATGGATTATGAAACCAAGGCTCTGGAATACTCCGCGATTACTATGGATATGCTGGAGTCTTACGGCAAACCTATTGAAATCGTAGCGCAGGAAGTTCTTCAGTTTATGATAGACAATACACCTAAATGTTCCAAAAACATGAAGCCGTTCCTGATTGGTCAGCATATTGCTTTTGACGAAGGATTTCTCTGTCAAATGTTCGAGTATGCCGGATTGATGAATGAACTGAAAAAAGTGCTTCGTGGTGATGAAGATTTTTATGGAAACTGGCATCCGCTCTATGTGGACACGATAGTGCTCGGACAGCTTGCGTTGTGTCATTTACCTAACGTCAATTCGTACAAGTTAGAAATCATGTGCGAAAATCTGGGTATTGAACTTGACGATGCTCACGATGCGGATGCCGACGTATCTGCAACCACCAATGTTGCCGCAGTTCTCACTCAGCGTATGAGAAGCATTGGTGGTGAATATGAAGGTGAAAGCCTGGCAATTTCAAAAGCAGAAAAATCCCGTAAACATTTCAAAATATAATCAATCATGTCAGAACAGCAACAAGAAGGGACTTATTCTCATGTAGATGAACCCATAGTACAGTTTAAGTCTATTTCAGACCGTATCATTCGTGAAGTCATCAACGCGGACACCAAACAAGTGCTGGTTCACATATCCGGCTATGACCTCCAAATTAACTTTAATATGCAATATTTGAAGTCGGTGGAAGACGTCGAAGCTGCTTGCGGTGGTATCGCCCAGCTATTCCGTGACATAATCATGGATAAATTGCTTAGCAAGAATGAACCATCAGAGTAAAAAACGACTATTCGTTAATGAGCACGGGCTATGTTTATAGCTCGGCATTAACGAATTAGCGTTATATGGAAAATAATAATAAACTCACTGACCAAGAAATACTTTTCTGCGATCTCTATGCAAACGGAGAGGCGCCTTATGGTGGCAACGCTGCAAGATGTTATCAGGAGGTATTTAATGACAAAACAAATAGGGCAAAAGGCCATGCTACTCGTATGTTAGCTCGTCCTGAGATTCAAGAATATTTAAAATCTCTCGACGAGCTTCCGTATGAGGAGGCTAAATATATGAAAACTTTTCTCCGAGAGAACCTTATTAGCATCATACAGGAGTGTTCCAATGCGGAATATAGAGATCGTAAAGGCGTATTACAGTCTCCAGCAGCTTTACGAAGTGTTGCGGTAAACGCTTCTAAAGCACTTATGGATTTATATCCTGTTAAGGAAGCTCACGTTAGTAAAATCAATATTGATGGTGCTGGTGATGGCGGCATCACGTTCAATGTCATCATGCCGGAACAATCTGATAAAAAAGAATAGTATGATAGAATATTTACCAGCAATCATCAGTGCAATAGGCACAATCATTGCGGCTTGGTTTTCTTACAACCAATATAGCAAAAATAAGCTCACAGATTTAAAAATTGAACAGTTCAAAAAAGATGAGGAAGCCAAAAGTATTCGTCGAGCTGATAATTCTGCTCTCGTCTATGAAGGGTTGTGGAGTATTCTTCATGAATTGAATGCAGATCGCGTTTACATCATTCAACCGCATCCTCTTGGAAACGAAAGCCTTATATCCATTTATTATGAGGTAAAGCGTAAGGGAATTGAACCAATGAAACCTCATTTACAAAACCTGCATATTTCAGAAATCGCAAAATTCAGCGGAGAGCTTGTAAGGAACTTATTTATGTTTATAACTGACATCGATGAACAGGTAGAGGACAAATATGCAAAAGCTATCATTTCAAGTCATGGATGTCAATCCGTCATTATCAAAAGACTTAATGATAATCGTTATGATTGGGTCGGAAGTATATGCTGTGAATTTTTACATCCAATTGATGTTGAAGAAGAAAAAGCAAGACAGGTTCTTCATGAGGCAGCAATGACAATTCAATATCTGCTACCAGAGTTTAAAATGTAAATTAGAGACAATATGAAATCCGGAGATAAAATCATTATTCTTCCATCTTTCGCTTTGTCGGAAACAAAGTTGGAAAAGCTCGTAGGATTAACCGCGACAATAATTGAAGTGAAAGGAGATTCTAATGGTATTAAAGGATGCTGGGTGGAGCTTCAAACAAAATATCTTGGAGAGCAAGAATGGTATATTCCTTATAATTCAATTGGTATATGAAAATCAACTCATTTATAAGTGGTTGTTTAGCTACTATTACGGTGATATTGGGTATCGTTTTCTTTTATCATAGCTGTCAGAGAAATAATGTAGAAAATAGTTCTGAAAAGACAAATGAAACGGTGTATGATACAATACCGATTTTTATTGACATGCCAATACCGAAAGACAGTGTTGTTATTCGATATAAAACAGTAAAGGTACCAATATATGACACAATTAGAGCACACCATACTGATACGCTTTTTTCTGACAGCACCACAGTCATTTTGCCGATCACTCAAAAAGTTTATAAAGACTCCACTTATAAAGCATGGGTAAGTGGGTATATGCCGACTTTAGACAGCATCAGAATATTTCAACCAACAACCACTATAACAAATACCATAACCAATACAAAGATTAGGTATAAACAAAAACGTTGGGGGCTGGGATTACAAGCCGGTATAGGAATTGCCCCAAGTAAAATAGAACCTTATATCGGAATCGGTATATCATATCATATTTTGTCATGGTAAATATCACCCAATTGCGATACTGAAAGGCTATTCTTAAATAAACAAATTTCAAGTATATGAAAATTCTAATCGACGCAGGGCATGGCATAAACACTCCAGGCAAGAAGTCTCCTGATGGAAGACTGAAGGAATATGAGTGGGCTCGTGATATAGCACAACGCTTGGAAGCTAATCTCAAATCCAATGGCTACGATGTACAGCGTGTTGTACCGGAAGTAGAAGATATTTCCATTTCTACACGGTGTAATCGTGTAAATGCCATTTGCAAACAAGTAGGACCAAAAAATGTAATATTGGTGTCAATCCATAATAACGCTTCAGGAAATGGCTCGTGGGGCACTGCAAAGGGTTTCAGCGTTTTCGTTTCCAAGAACGCTTCATCAAACTCAAAGAAGCTTGCTGAAATATTTACTGATGAAAGCATATCACGTAAGATGACGGGAAACCGTTCAATCCCTTCGTGCAAATATTGGACATGGAGTTGGACAAAGAGTGATATAGGTATTCTCAAAAACACCTCTTGTCCGGCTGTATTGACTGAAAACGGTTTTATGGACTGCAAAGAAGAGTGTGATTATCTTCTATCTGAAAAGGGTAAGCAAGATTTTGTTGACCTTCATGTAGCAGCTATTGAAAAGTATATCAAATCACTTTAATAATTATATGAATATGGAATTGCACATTATCGACAGAATCTCAATCCCGTCAATTCTCCCATCGGAGAACTCATTCATGGATTACAACCTGAAACGTTCTATCATCAAGAAGGTAGGCATTACTAAGGGTGATGTTGAAAAATACAACATCAAGGAAGATGCGGAAAACAAACGCACTACTTGGGACATTAACGCAGACCGCGAAAACCCTTTGGTTGTGGATTTCACTGCACAAGAGTTGGAATATCTGAAAAATGCTTGCGAAAAACTCTCAGACACTCCAGCTCCGGATTATCTTTGGGACACAGTAGAAAAGATATACGATGCTGCACAGGCAAAGGCATAATTTTTCTTGATTCCTTTTATATCCAGCACTTCCGAAGCGCATCCGATGAGAAATTGGGTGTGCTTCATTTTTTATGTGTGTCTAAAAAATTTTAACCTCTTAAAGATTTAGCAGGACTATTCTTCATAAAGACAATATTTTATGAAGAAAGTGATCGATAACAAAACTCGTGGAAAAGCTATTGGTTTCCTTATATGGTTCAGGAGCCAATATCAAGTATGGACTAACGATACCTACTACAAAATAGCAGAGAAATACGGTCAGTGCAATTATGGTACATGCCGTAATCTGATTATAGAACTTGTGGAAGCAGGTTATTTGACAATCTGGGATGACGGAATCCATAAGCGTCGTTTCTACATCGACCAGAAGAAATATAATGAATTAGTCAACCCTTTTATTTTCCAAAAGAATGGTACCAGGACTGAAAGCGCCAAACAATCTGAAGATTGACTTCGCGCCATCTCCAAGGCAGTATGAAGTATGGAAAAATCTTCAGCCAGAATGTCCTGAATGTGGAGGTCGTGTAATACAAGTGAAGACCGGAATTGACAGAAATGGTAATCCAGTCTATTCATCTGTATGTGACAAATGTGGAAATAACAATATACCGCAAATGATTCTTTGTGGTGGAGCCGCTGGCGGGGGAAAGAGCTATTTGGGTTCTTGCTGGCTAATCAGTTCTTGCCTTCGTTGGCCTGATATGCGTATGGTTGTTGCTCGCAAAACACTCAAAAGCCTCCGTGAATCAACATGGAATACTATACAAGCTGTTGCAAAATCATGGGGGCTTGAAGAACAAGTTCACTATAAAATCAACAACCTTTCTGGAGAGATGATATTTTGGAACGGCTCCAAAATTATTATGAAAGAAATGGCATATAGCCCCTCAGATCCAGACTACCTCCGTTTTGGTTCATCAGAATTTAGCGGCGCTTTTGTTGATGAGGTCGGAGAGGTTGATCAGCGTGGTGTTGATGTGCTTTTCTCCCGTATTCGTTGGAAAATCGCAGATACTACTAAGGTTCCCAAAATGCTGATGTCTACTAATCCATGCCTCGGTTGGGTTAGAGACCGTTTTGTCCTCGATGAAAATGCAGAGCCTGTTGTATGTCGTCCGAATGAAATGTATATTCCATTCAGCGTTTATGATAATCCTGACAAGGAATTTGTTAACGCGTATGTTTCAGCCTTATACAAGATTTCAGATCCAAGTGTCAGAGAAAGACTTCTTTTCGGTAACTGGTTGTATGTAGATGTAAATGATGCTGCTTGTTATTGGAAGTTTGATGGTTCAAAGCATTTGGTTGACGGATTGAAAGACTCCAAGTACGATCCTTTGAAGCCACTGATTCTTAGCTTCGACTTCAACGTGGCTCCATACATGAGTTGTCTGATGGCGCAGATTGATTATGAGAACAAAATAGTGTATATTTTGGAGGAGATTCTTGGAAGACCGGAAGATAAGGAAAATAACACCCCTAAGTTTGCCGAAAAAATAAAGAACAAACTATTGGCAATGGGGCATACCGGCGGTGTGGTAGTAACCGGAGATCCAGCCGGACTATCTCGGACTACAATGACGGAAGACGGTGTGAACAATTACACAATACTTCTGTCGATTCTAAACAGCCCTCAACTTCGCCCCCACAAGAAACTTCTAAGTAAACAACCGTCACAAATCACACGCTTGGAGTTCGTAAACAATATATTTGATGGCTATCAGGGTTGGACTATTAAAATTGACCTCAAATGTCGTAAACTGATAGAAGACTTAATCAACCAGCGTAAGGAAATGGATGGTTCTAAATCCAAAGCGAAAGTGATGGATGCAAAGCTTGGCATAAAATACGAGAAATACGGGCACTTTTCTGACACCTTGGACTATCTCTTGGTACTATTCTTAAATGAACCCTGGAGAAAGTTCAACGCAACAGGAAGCTCAGGCATTACCACTTTTAGCGGCACACCAATCTACGGTTCGTTTGAATACTAAAATGATTGATTATGTATCAGAGATTTCTCAATAACGAAGACTATATGAGCCAGATTTCGGATGAGTTATTCGACCAGCTTATCCGTGGTCAACAAATCCGTGTGAATCAGGCAGAGGAAGCCGCAGAAGCTTCTATCGTGGAATATCTTACCGACAATTATGAGGTTGAAAAGGCGTTGGAAGTGGGTAAGAATCTCAAGGAATACAATCCGCGAATCACTTACCCGGTCGGAGTACACTTCTACCACGACGGTAAGATTGTAGAAGCCTTGCGCTCAATCAACGGTATAAAGACTCCGGCACTCATAGAATACTGGAGAGTCTGTGAAGAGATAGAACGATTGGATAAGGGAAACATCATGGCTTACTCCCAGCTTCTCAATTATCATCCCGGAGACTTGGTGTATTTTTCAGGAACCGTATATGAGTGTCTGGAACATAACGGTTTCGATTACGAGGATATTCGCATACCTGGTATTAACGCATGGGAGCAGATTGAAACCACTCTCTGGGAGCCGAATGTGGAATATGAACTCTGGTCGGTTGCGGAATGGGACGGTCAGTTCTTTGCTCTTCTCAACATTGAAAATATTGACCTTACCGTAAACCCTATGGAATCCGACAACTGGGGGCTTATCGGTTCGTATGACCCGGAATACGCCTATGAGTTCAAGGAGACCGAATATGTTGAGTTCGGAGGCAAAGTCTGGATTCCGACCATGCTTCCTACTGCTGACACGCTTAAAGAGGGCTACAATTTCCGTTACCATGACCCACGTAACCCCAATATTAAAAAGCACATGGTAAAAATTGCGTTGTATGAACTGCACAAGCTTATTTCTCCCAATAATGTTAGCACGGCCCGTATAACGGACTACGAAGCAACAATGCAGTGGTTACATGATGCAAACCGCTGTAAAATCAACCCTCAGATTCAACGCAAGCTGGATGATGAGAAAAAGCCGGTTAGCGAAATAGCTATGGCAACCTTCCAGCGCGATTATGACCCATATAAAAATCCGTGGCAGATATAGTGCGACCGCCATGAATAACCCCGACAAGGTACAAGTCTCGACCATAATGGCCGGGACTTGTTTTTTATAATAGAACATTGGTGTGTACACTGTTATGTACAACGTGTACACCAAAAATATCATGTTAAGTAGAATTTTATCGTAAAATCTGTATAATCTTCTCGTTAAAAACGCATTAAAAAGTTTTTGTCTATTTTGAAATATGTTCTATCTTTGTCATCAGATAAACTGAGGTTGCTCTCGTTGTTGTGTGCTTAAAGTGTACATTCACACCGAGTCTTATTGAGTTAATTTAGTGAATATCAAATAGATATAAGAAGTTTTGCGTTGATTCCCGTACGCACCGCGAAAGGGAGTAACATAAGTTGCTCCCTTTTTTGTTGTATATCAAGTAATTAAGGTGATAAATCATAGATAAATAATATATAAAAATTGAGTATATATTTACCAAAATCTTACTAGTATTTACCGATTTTTACCGATATTTTTACCTATTATGATACCGTCTTTGATACCGTTGCCGATACCGCCTTGATACTACCTTGATATAAACCGCAAAACGAAATGAGATGATATTTCAAATCATTTTGCGGTAGGATTACATTTATTAGCACAAATCGAAATGCGATAATTACTCTATTTCTTGTGATTTTTAAATTGTATCCAAACGATGTTTGAATACAATTTAGTATGATATCATGTGAATTTAAAGATAACTGGATTACTTATTTGTGACATATGTAAAGGGTTTCAAATGGATTTAATCCATATTTAGGATATCTATCGGCAATATTCACCATATCTACTTTGAATCCTACAGACTCAAGTCTGGTTTTATAATCCATGCCATAAAGTCGTACATGGTCTTTTTGTCCGAAATGCTTTATACGTAATTCAGGTTCTGTTATAGAAGAATTTTCATAAGTATGCGCTAGGTCTGAAGCTATTGGTACTTGTAATATGGCGATTCCAGTCTTTTTTAACACCTTATAAAGCTCCTGCATGGCCTTTTGATCATTTTCTATGTGTTCAAGCACATGATTACATAGCACAATATCAAAGCTGTTTTCTTTGAAAGGGATATCAAGCACGTTCATATTTCTCACATAGTCAGGATAAGAATAACCGGTGGTGAACAAATCGCCACATATATAATTGACATTGGCTAACGTCCTTAGTCTTTCCGTTAAGTGGGGTTCTGGGGCAAAGTGAAGAATATGAAATTTCCGAGAAGAATCAAAGACATGAACTATATCTCTAAGATAAACGTATAAAAGGCGTTCACGGTCGCGACAATTACATTTCCAACAAGCGGCAGACCTTCTACCTGCTCCGATAACATGAATACGGGAGAATAATTCAGAATCCTCGCCGCATTTCGCATAACCGGAAGAATGGAAACCGCAGAAAGGGCACACATAACGTAATCCCCAATGTAAATATGGATGCGTAATTTTGTATAATTTTGTTTTCCATATAAGATGCTGTAACTTGTCTGCCGCTTTCATAATATTTTTATTTTTAAGTAAATGTAATAATTAAATCGCAGTAATAGTATCACTAATCCGATTTAACTAAAATTTATAATCAATTATTTCATTTATTCACACTAAAATCAACATTATCTCGGAATTCAACACCATTTTTATCAAAACCTATCACTTTAAATGTGTCAGTTACATTTTCAAAAGGAATGGCTTGGAATGTCCAGATGACTCCCGTTGCTTCACCACTCCCGGTCAAAGTCTGTTTCAGTACACCATTCTGATACAGTCTGAGAGTTTCAGCGTTGGAATAGACCTTGATCGTAATTACAGAGGAAGGACGAGAAATGAATCTTCTTGATGTTATGTAGACAGTCGTTTCTTTCTGATTCCACTTTGCCTTATACAGATAGAACGCATCCTTTTTAAGGCCACGGTCGCGAGTTACTAACCCCTTGTCATTGATATAATACTTCGAAGTGTCAGTCGTGGTGGTTACTCCATCCGTACAATGCATATAACCTTCCTTTCTTGCAGCTACGGCAAAATCAAACAATACCCATGCCGATGTGAACACAAGAAAATCCATTTCACAAATCTGTCTCAAATGACTCTCATGCAAAAGATTGGCATACTCTTCATCATGGCGTGCGCCATTACTGCCTTTGTTTGTGGTAGTATCAGGTTTCTCAGAATGACAATAAGGATTGCATCCTGAACCATACTCGGTCAAAGCCGTACATCCCATCCTGTTCCTTATACCCATCATGACTCCCTTCATTTCATCAGCGCCTGAAATGCTTTGATTCGTATACCATCCACGATACACATTTTCAGCATGATAATCTCCGGCAAGCATGTCCCATCCCGGCTTGTTATATTGCTTGTCATCTGCCATGCCGATAAAACGGGTAGCGTCAAGGTTCCTTGCATACAAGTATAATTCTTCAGTCCATTCCACTACTTTTGCCACATCCAATGTTCCCTGGGGATTATTGTCATGAGTGTTGCCGAGCTCGTTCCACATGCCCCAGAAAACGATACTTGGATGGTTGTAGTGATGGATGATCATATCCTTCATCTGCCGCTTGATATTCATAAGATAGACGTCCGTGGCATTAACGCCACATTCGTTCACCCATGGAATTTCAGTTTGTACAATTATCCCCAATTCATCACACTTCTCGAATGTGTATTGATTGTGCGGATAATGGGCAATACGGATGAAATTACATCCCAGTTCCTTGATAAATTCAAAATCCGCATCAATATCTGCCTCTGTCAGTGCGCTTGCTTTCCCGTATAGGTCCTGGTGATGCGCCACGCCACGCAGCGGATAACTTTTCCCGTTCAAATAGAATCCTGTTCCAGCATCCATTCTATAATATCTCAAGCCTACTTTTGTTGACAGGTTTTCACAAACGATAGAATTTGCAGATATTACAAGAGTGACGGTATACAAATAAGGGTCAGTCAGCCCGTTCCATAAATGTGGATTGTCTATGGTGATTTCTTTCATGTATTCCATACCAGTGGTCGGAACAAGGAGAGTTTCAATATCCCTTGACACTATGCTTCCGTCGGAGTCAGACAAGGATATCAGCACATTGCATACCCGGTCCGTTCCGGTGTCATTGACAATCCGAGTATTCACCTGAACGGTTGCACAGTCGTCTGTTACAGATTTCTGAAACACATGCATTTTGTCATAGCCGTAATTTTCCATATCAGCGTGCAGTTTTCCAGACTCAATCAGATAAACACGGTCGTGAAGTCCGTTGTTCTTGTTGAAATCTGAGGAAACTGGAGGCATCGTAGTATCAAGCTGGTTGCTGCATTTTATCATTATCTCATTAGAACCGGCTTTTAGGGAGCCTGTCAGGTCAACGGTAAATGGTGTATATCCACTTTTGTGTACGGATATCACGGTACCGTTGACGGATACATACCCTGCCTGTGCGGCCGACTTCAGCAACAGGATATAGTTCTTGCTGCCTATTCCGGAAACCGGAACTGTAAGAGTATATTTATAGTAGGTGTCGCCCCGGTAATAACTCGCACTCTGTCCGTCAGCAGCATTACAGCTATGCGGCAATGTTACATCCGCAAAATCACCAGAAGCATTCTTTGAGAATTTCCATTCCGCTAGTTCGGTCACTTTCACCGGAAATATTTCATTCCCGACATCCTGCTGTTGTGCCTTGACATAGCTGTAGACCTGTTCATTCATGGCATCAGACATCTGTGCCACATTCAAACCGTCGGCATCGTATCGCATTCCTATGTTCCCGTCCGCATCACATACATAAAAGCCTTCATCATCCACAAGATGCAAAAGCCTTTCCAGCATTGACTGTAACACTACGGACAAAGAAGTGCCCTTGCTGTCTTTCACCGCATCAAATACGGTAACGGGAAGGATATCTGCCCCCGTTACCTTGTCCTTCATTTTTGTTATATGTCCACTCATGTCACGAAGCGTATAAATTTTCTACATAAGATGCGCCTACCAGTGACGAAGCACTGTATTTCCTGCCGGTTACAATATCTGTAAATCCGAAGTCGGAGCCGTCCTTGTAAGGTTTTAAATTATGTGTGAGAACGCCATTCTCTTTAATCCTGACATAAGCCACACGGGCGGATCCGCTAGTGGACCTCTTTTCGAAATGCCATGATTTTGTGCCGTTGTTAAAGAAATTACCGATAGCAAAGGGGGCCGTGTTTGAAGAAGAGATATCGGGAGTAGATGTATATTGTACCATAGTACCATTTAGGGAAGCTCCTTCTCTGCCTACCTTGAATATATTTGCTGAAGATGGTTTCGATAATGGGAAATTGACGTCTCCTAGTGAGGCGTTCCCGAACAGGGCATTCCAGTAACCGCTTTTCAAGGTGATGCCCGGTATGATACCGAATCTGTCATTGGCTGAACCCGAAGTTCGGGAGCCGATTGCAAAATTGCCTGCATCGCGTGTCATGAGCAGGACTTCCATCTCGGCGCTAGAGATATCCGCGACAACGATATCGGTGAGAACACCTCTTTCGTCATTGTTGATGCTGAGGAAAATAGCCGGTACGAATGAAGTCGTGGTTATCGTCTTCGTTGCGGTGATACTGTTGTCGCAGACTGAAACTGCCTTTATGGTCACAGAGCCGTCCGCAACCACCGTCAGATAACCGTCCCGATCAATGGACGCATACTGGCTTCCGCTGACGACACTCCAGACCACGTCTTTACGGCTGGTGTTTTCAGGGGTATAGGAAATAGAGAACGGACTGCCGTCCAGACCCACTTCCGATTCACCGATGATGCTGATGCCCGTCAGCTCGTCAACCGTTTCTTTGTAAGTCACCGTCACCGTCTTTGTCACAGTCACGGCACTGTCATAAGTGGATGTCACCCTGATGACCACATTGTTCGCCGAAGCACCGCTTTTAATTGTAAGCACTCCGGTAGAAGCGTCTATCGAAGCATATTCCGAACCGCTTTCAACGCTCCACACACATCCCTTCTGCGAGGTGTTTGCCGGATGGTATGTGACTGTATAGAGGCTTGTCATGCCCTCAGCCGCTAATGCGCCATTGATGGTTATTCCTGTCACCGCGACATCTTCAAGGAATGTCACCTTTCCCAAATTCTTAGCCGAGAAGTCCGCTCCCGGTATTACAATCGCTATTCCGCTCATAAATATATATTATAAAAAAATCAAACATCATATTCCACATCGCTTGCCCGTTCGTATTCCACTCCTCCTATACCCACGGACTCAAGCACTTCCTTCGCGTGAGGCGACAGGACAGCGAAGTCCAGCCCGTCCGCGTCATATCTCATGCCTATGTTTCCGCCCGTATCGCAGACGTAAAGACCGTTTTCCTCCACTTCCAGAAAATTGGAGAACTTCATTGTGCGAAGGTCCAGCCTGTTCACTTTCGCGCCCAGCTCCATGCCCAGCCTCCCGTCAAAAGCGGTGCCGGAAATAGTGCCGACGGACAGCCATCCGTCTATCTCCCGTATCAGAATCTTGATATGGTCCGACAGCATGGCCGTATCCAGCCCGTTACCGGCCGCATAGCTTATCACTACGTTCCCGTCCGCGTCCGTCACCCGGAATCCTCCAGCGTGGGTGAATCCTAGCACGTCGGTTTCAATGCTCGACAGGATGCTTTCCTTTTCCTGCGCCGTCAGCGCGTTCCAGCGCACCTGCCCGTCATCTCCGCGTCTGGCTATGCAGAGCCAGTATTCCGTATTGGTCGGCGGAATGCCGATGCACGGTTTCTTGCAGCAATATCCGCCGCCAAGGTGGGACACGATGTCAAGTTTCACATAAGACCGGGCGTTCTCATATTCGTCCTTCAACATCATCATGATCCGTCCCAGATTAGTTGTCGCCATATTCTCAATTGTTTATGTTAACGTAAAAATTACCATCATCCCCGATATTGAAACTCACGTTGCCGCAGTTCGGATCGGGCGTGTGCATCATGACACATCCCTCCTCCACGTCAAACGTGGCTATGTTTATGTTATCGCCGGTTTTGATCCCGAGTTCGCCTGGAGAGACCATCTCAAATTCGCTCTTGTCGGGGAGCTTAGCGAGCACCTTGATCGTTTCAAAAGTGTCATCCGCATTCCTGTTCACGTTGTTCAACCCTCCCAGTGTGGATGACAGCCCTTTCAGCGAGTCCGTCAGCAGCTTTTGAGAAACGGCCAGATCCGTGCGGTTTCCCAGTTCCAACGCGAACTCCACGGCTCCGGCATAGTCGCGTATGTTATACAGGTCTTCCCAACCGCCTTCTGTATTGTTTGTCTGTACAAAGTCACCGTTGCGGCGGAATAACGCTGGGTCACCCTTGTTTCCCTTTATATCAAGCAAGGGGATAAGGTTTTGCCATCCGTCATACATGCCGTCCTTCCCCAAGCTCCATTGTATGTAATCCTTCTCTTTCCGAAGATACGCGTTTTTTCCCGACAGCTCATGCCTCTGCATTTCTGTCAGGTCCTGATACCTCAATACGATATCGTCATAGTTGATAAGCAGACGCCACATTGTATTATCATCCGTATCGTACTTATATTCCACACCTAGTTTTCCACGTCGCAACAGCGGGGTCTTTCCTATAGCTGTCACCCCCGTGGGCGCGTCGCCTATCCACCATGTTCCCTCCACGATGGAAGGAATGACATGTGACGTTAGCAGTTGTTTGAAAAGAGCGATCTTTATCTTGCCGTTCGCTCCGGATTCCTGTACAAGCAGTACGCTGTCTTCGCCGTCCGTTCCGGACAGAGTGGTAAATTCCCGTATGTCTATGTTTGTCATTTCTGCTGCCATGTCTTTATTCTTTATGAGAACTATTCGCTGGTTTTTCCTATGTAAATGGACTTGCTGGAATATACGTCCATGAAGAAGCTGCCATCGTTGCGTGAACTGTCATCGGATAACAATACCCTCACGATGAAGTCGTATGAGAGGCTGGAGTAGGAAATATCACCTATGGTGGCCTTGACAGGCGACTCGGATGAGCCCAATACATTTCCGTATCCCGTAACGTTCACATGTGACCCATAGAAGAACCCGGCAGTTCCGGACCTTATAGTCACCGTCACATCCCCTACACCGTTCCGCTTCACGGAGATTTTCGATGTATTAATATTGATGCACGCACTGTCTATTGATACGCTGTATGAAGATGAACCTCCACCAAACAGTAATCTCATCACCCGTGCGTTATCACACCCAACATGGTGCAGTGTCTTTACCAGCCACCCCATAGGCGTGCTGACCAGCGTGACGTCTCCGCCTTTCGTGTCATCTCCTATCAGCAAGGTCCTCTCGTCTACATTGATGACGTTTCTCTGACTCACGACACAACGGCCCTCCTCACCGGTAACAGATCTGGTACCGATTCTGGACGGGACACAGATGACCACTTCCGTACCATAGTTGTCCTCCGACACGTCAGGCATATATATGACATTCATTTTTCCGGCCTCTGCACATCCGGCCTGTATCATCCTGCTGTATGCCGGATTTACTATGTAAGAAAAATAACCGGTATATACATATCCGTAATCAAGTTTCGTGTCACCATCGGACTGGTGCGTGTATATGGACGAGCCGGAATAGTAGCAGTCACCTATCCTGTAGCTTTCCTCTGGATCATATTCGTTCAAATGCACGCCTCTCAGATTCAGGAATCTGTTCTTGGTGAAGCAGTCCTCGAAGTACAGCCTCTTGAATACGCCTTCCAATATCGTGGCGCGTCCTCTCTTTCCGTCCAGTATCAACTTTGAATTTTCCGGATTGAAAGAATCGGTGGTCTGCCCATCCAACGAGGCCATTACGCCGTTTTTAAATCCGAACCCGGCTATGTTTGCCCCGTCTATCAGCGCGGTATCTATTGCTGTGAATACTTCCTTGCTTCCCTCCAGCCAGCCGTTACCGGCATAGGATGAGGGGGGCTTCCCATACATGGAAGTACCGTGCGTCTGCACCATCCATACCCTTCCATTATTGTCATATACAATATCACGGAAATCATCATTGTATACATAGGTTTTTGACGAACTATATAGCCCGCAGGGCCTCGGCATCGCCCCTGCCGCACCAATGGCCCCGTCCGTGCCATCATATACCCTGTTCACAGACACGCTGAGCAAATAAGTACTATTCCATGACGGGTTTGAGATGCTGTATGTCCTTATCACGAAGTACTTGTACGGGTATGATGCGGCATTGACAGTCTTGTAGGTCGTATAGGAACATGAACCTATCATAGTGTAGCCCACCCCGTCATTGCTTCCCCATACGGCCATATAGGCGGAGGTATTATTTATTGTACCATATCCCACTTTTGACTTATGATAGACTGTGAAGCTTGACGGCTCAGGACTCCCCGTAGCGGTTGAGCCTATTTGGGTGACCGAAGGAACAAGATAATAGCTTATACCATCGCTTCCATCAGAGCCTGGTTCCCCCGGATTACCCTTGTCGCCTCTCTCACCGTCCTTCAGAACAACGACTGTCTCACGGTCCACCACGGTTCCGTTGTAATACAGACTGAATACCACATTAGTGGAAGCCCCGCTGGCAGATATGGGCTGTCCCACGCCACAGGACATATTTGAACTTCCGTCTATTGAATAATATAACGAATAGCTGGATGGAAGGGAAGAAACAGATACGGCAGCCTTGTTTCCTTCCACCTTGCTGAGCGAACAGGATACGAAGGATGGTGAATTTACGCCATCTACAGTCTTCCTTATCTTATCCACAGATGGATGAATTCTATAGACTACCGCCGTATCACCCTGTCTTATTTTGCTTACTGTAAAGGTGACGGTACGGGTATACTGCACACCTCCCGAATCAGCTTTCACAGTGATTGACACAGGCAACATATCATCCGCACCACTTGTAATGGCGGTTACACTCACTGTTGCATAAGACCCGTTGTTTACGTAGCCGGCTGTCACACCAGCAGGCGTGGATACCATCACGGAAGTAACTGTCAGTTGTGTACTCCCTGCATAGATGTAGACATTCGTCCTCAATGGCAGTCCTCCGGTCACATTACCGTACTGGTCGCATGCTACCCCGTCCATCTCGTTGTCAAGATCGGCCACCACGACAGTGGTGCCGTCCATGATGACGGGTATGGTTTCTTGATCTATTAATACACTTCCCTTATAAAGGAAAAAACGGACAGTACCTTTTATTCCGGTTATATTGACGGCACTGCCATAAGTATATGTCGCCTCTGTAGCATTATTGATACTGTACTTTATACTGAACCCGGATGGAACAGATTCAAGAGACCCGACATTGTTCTTTCCGTTCGTCACAGTGATTGCACAGCTCACAGACGGGTGGGAGTAGTTGCCCCTGTCATCTATCTTCACTGTACTTGTGCTGGGAAGAAGATTGTGGATGACTGCATTTTCTCCGGCAATCAGCTTGTTTACGGTAAAAGTTAGACTACGGGTGTAAGTAACGCCCAGATAAACCGCTTTCAATGTGATGACTATGGGGAGTGTCACATCAGCCGCATCTGTAATGGCGGTTACGCTCACGGTCGCATAAGACCCGTTGTTCACATAGTCGGTTGTAACACCAGCAGGAGCGGACAAGGATACGGATGTCAGTACCAGTTGTGCTGTCCCCCCGAATATGCTCGCATTGGTATTCACAGGAAGTCCGGATATCACATGCCCCAAATCATCACATGCTACCGAGTCCATCTCGTTGTCAAGATCGGCAATGACCGCACTCTGTCCGTCTATCACCATCGGAATGGTCTCACGGTCTAGCAGGACAGTGTCCTTATACAGGGAGAACTTCACAAACTCATTCTTTCCGAAGAAGCTGATATCGCTTCCGTAGGCATAGTCCAGTTCATTGCCTCCATCGTAACTGTACTTTATCACAAGCCAGGAAGGAAGTGACGACAATGAGTATGTCCCCTTACCTTCCGTCATTGTCACCTTGCAGCTTACGAAAGCATCCGTATATTGCCCTTCCTCGTTGATCTTCACGGAATTCACGCTGGGAAGCAGTTGGTATATCACGGCATTCTCTCCGGACACTTGCTTGTTTATGGTAAGGGTAAGTTTCTTTATGTATTGTGATCCTCTGAAGGTGGTGTGTATGGTAATACCTACCGGGAGGGTGTCTGCCGCATTGTCGCTGATGGCTGTGACTGTGATCCTGCCAGTTTGTGCGTCCGCCGTAGCTGTGACTCCCGACGGTGTTTGCAGTTCTATCTTGTCCAAAGCCAGAGGCGTTGTGCCATACCAGGCACTTACAGTGGTTGACACCGGAAGTCCTAGCACGACATGTCGGTTCTGGTCACAGGCCACGGATGCCATTTCGTTGTCTATGTCTGCGATGATGGGATTCCGTCCGTTACGGATCACCGTCACTTTGTACACCTTGTCGAATACAGCCTTGCCCTCACAATTTATCTTCATAGCCACATAGCAGGTGTCAAGATCAGTTATGTTGATCACATAGAGCACACCGTTCGTTATCACCGCTGAGCATCCGGCGCACTCCATCCGAACTACATATCTGCCTATTTGCATGGTATCCGAATAAACTAATTCTGTGGCCGCTTTGAATACCTGTATGCGTGTCTTTAGCTTGTAGCTTGTGGTGACCACATTGTCACTGCCGTTTACGACAGTGGTTCCGCCGGCTATCACATTCTGTAATTCGGTAAGTCCGCCTATAATGTTTCCGTCATCATCTACGTCTACGGTTATCACGCCCTCATTATCCGACAAACTCACATTATAGACTGAATCTCCCCTTATCTCCTCGATCTGTGAGGGGGTGAACTGAATATGTACACCAGTCAAATACTGATTTGTGCCAAAGTAGCCGTAACCGTGCATCTCCATGTTCCCGATAGTCAGTCCTTCGAGCAGACCGTCTTGCATGGAGATGTTCTTCGTAGGATGGATGATCCAGGTGTTCACTCCCGTCATTCTGCGAGTATAGTATCTGTTCTCATACGTGATGGCCTGCCGCTCCACATCGGTGAAGTTCCCGTAGGCGAAGAAGTTCATGCCCGGCATGGGATGGATGTTTGTCCCGGCCTGCAGGGAATATTCGAATGTCATGCCACCTGCCTTGCTCTCCACAATTCTGGTAGGGGTGAAGTAGGAGGTGGCGAATCCAGAATAGCCCATAAAGCCATTGTCATCGTATGCGTCATCCGTATAGTTTCCGCCTTCGATGTTGTGGAATACTCCGCGGCAGATATCATTGACATGCAGTGTACCCCATTGGTCGTCCAGCAGATCGAGCGTGGCTACCTGTTTTTCCTTGTCCACGGTCTTTATCCTTCCGTAAGCGAATGTGTTGGCCTTGTCACCGCTTATTACATCGATGCAGTTGAAGGTGATTTTGGGCACAACCAGCTCTTCTCGGAAGACAGCCTTGTCAGCTTCCATGACCGTCTTCCCGTCCGAGTCAAGGTAGATGGACGCGCCGCTGCCGCCTATTAAGCCGGTGACGAATTTGCCAATTCTGATGCCTTTTAAAAAGGTGATAACCCCTTGTACGATATCATCCTTTTTCTTTGATATAAATTCACCGAGTGCGCGTAAGGCCGAGAATACATTGTATTCCGAAGGAACTTCTGTATCTCCTGTCTTGAGAATCTTTGCTTCTCCTTTTTTTTGTTGTTCCGCCAAGGTGTATTTCAACTCCCCGATCGAGCTTTCAATCGAATTTTTCCACGAATGCCCTACTGTGTTACAACATCCTATTGTCGCAATGCTCAAGTTCTCTAGTTTGCAGCAGATCTTTGTGATACGACTGTCTCGATATCCCGTTTCTCCGAAATATTCCGATGAAAGCAGGTGTACACGCTGCCCCAACACCAGCGGAACCTTATTCGTATTTACATATATATAATCCGTGTCGCCTGAATAGATAGCAGTATCGCGGGCGTACTCACTCAGAAAGTTATTGACAGCCGATTCATACTCCTGTTCCGCTGCTGTGGTGTAAGATTCAGGCATACGAAGATTCCATAATATATAGGCATCTCCGATAGCGGGAATCATATTTCCACCTGGCAACTGAGTGACAGAATCGGGATAGATATTAATGATCTCAAATTCCTGCGTATCATAATTCCAGTTTACTTCAAAGTCTTTGCCTTGAAGATTCCCTGATTGGAAGGTGAGATGAATCACCTTACCGTCGAGCCTATAGTCATCCGGGTTAAACGGAAGCCCGTTATCTTTTATATGATAGACAATGAATTTCCCTGTTTCCTCATTCTCCTTTTCCTCATTGCGCACAGCTGAGAGCGTACCGACGCGATGTGGGAATATTCCTTCAAAGGCAGCTTCTTCCACATGTTCTTTCAGACCGTATTTTGTATTAAGATCAATAAATTTGGCACGCGAAGGCAATTGAAGGCGATCATACCCGTATTTATTTCGGTCTATGTTTTTTGTGCTTCCGCGTGGAATAAGGCGCGTAAAGAACCGTACCGTGTTGCTGTTTTCTTGTTGTGTCAGTGAAGTTAATCCCTGCATATAGCCAAGCGATACCGATTCGCCGCGCTCGCATTTGCACATGTTCAGATAGTCACCGTCTATCCACCATTCTGTTTCCAGCTGTGCTGCAATATTGTTCAGCGCATCCCAACAGAATACGTCGTTAAATTCAAAGGTCTGACGTGGCGCATAAACGGCTTCGCCTACTCTCCACATCACGTTGTCCGTATTTCGGTTCAGGTTTTGGACCACTTTGGTCAGCATTTCAAGCGGAGTGGCTTCATAGGCGAATGTCACTTCCAAATCGTCTTCTCCTTGTGTCAGCCGACACAGCTTGATATCCTCCGCATCATGTTCCCGCCCGTAGAAGTGAACCTGATAGGAATATTCCTGTGTGGAGATCTGCTTCGGACGATATTCCTTCTTGATTTTGAATTTACATCCCCCCATCTCGATGTAATCGTTCACCTCGAGCATGAAAAAATCCCATGTTTTGAAAGATAACGATACAACGTATTCTGCACCGATCTCCCTGACCCATTGTGACGATGAAGACGGCGAGACTGTTTCTTTTAATTCTCCTGCACGGTTGTATATATTGAGTTCCATTTGTACAATGTTTAATCGTTGTTTAAAACGGGTTCAGGCTCGCGGAATTTCACTTTGAAAATACAGATATACTTGCCATTCGTGGAAGGAAGAGGGTACCACTTCGGGGCGGATGGTTCAGACATATACATTCTGTAGTTCCGCAGTCCTTTTATCTTGAAATCCAGCCAGCCGGATTTCAACTCTGCCATCAGAGCTGCATATCGGGTATGCCGTAAAGTGTCCGTATCGGCCGTAACGATAAATTGCAGAGTGCGGTCAATCGCCTCAAAGCAAGGAGAAGGCAGCTTGTCGGGCAGTTGCTCTCCGTTCCGCTCACGGAAAGACACTGCGGTATATGCCTTCATCTTCGGCATCTTGCATAATTCGTCCATGTTGGTGTGTTCCGATTCTCCCAATTCACAGAGGAATGCACCGTACTCCGTCAATGCGTCCTTGCCATTTATTGTCATGTATCCGCTTAAATTCATTATATTATCTTTACTCGTGTTCCGTTAATGTCCATTCTTTCCAATACCTCTGCCATTGCGGGCAGACATGCGGTGTTTTCCGCAATTTTTGACAGCAGCCCGATAGACTCGTAGGAGTTCTTGCTGATATCCTTAATGTTGTCATCCATTTCTATAAGGTGGTTGGTCATGACGTTTAGGGTGCCTTCTATTTTCCCACCCGTTTCTTCTGTTATCGTTGTCACCGCTCCGGCACGTCCTGACTGAGAGGAAGAGGACGCGGTGTCATCGGCACTCCATCCGAATGCCTTCATCATATTTTCGCGGTCTGCCAGCATGGCGTCCGCCAGTTCCTGCTGCTGCTTCCGCAAGTTCTCCACTTCGGTCTGCGTCAGTCCGTCCTTGCCGGATTCGTAGAAACTGTCATACAGCGATTGAATCTGTCCCTTGTATTTTTCGGCTATCAGTGAACGGAAAATGGAGGTTTGCAGGTACTTTTCCAAATTGTCGGCAAAATCCTCATTCGTGCTGTCCAGGTCCATCATCATGCTCAGATAGCTGTTTTCGAATTCGCTCAGGGAAATGCCGGTTATCTGTTCCTTGACCGATTCAATGATTTCCTTCTCGGCTTCTCCGTATTCGATGATGTTGTCCAGATATTGCCGGAAGTCACCGTCCATCACAGACCACAATCCGCTGTACTGTGTCTTTATCCACTCCAACTGGTCACCGGTCATGTCCAGCATGTCGTTCATGCTGCCGAACTTGATTCCGCCAAGGGATTTTGATATTTCACCGGCTACGTCCCGCCAGTTCCGGCCTTCGTACTTATAGGAGCCTTTCCACATCCGGTACCATAGCGAGTGGCTTCCCACGCTGCTCCCGGAACTCAAACGAGATTCTCCAAGCCGTTTGTTCACTTCCTTCTCGGCATCCAATAAACCCAGTGCTTCTTCGCCGGCCTTTACCGCTTCAGAAGCGTATGATTCTTTGATATATGCCTTTTTCTTGTCAAGTAGCTGGTCCCACACATCCAGCAGTACATCATATTTTGCTACCATCGCGTTGTATCCGCTGTAATCTGCCCCAAAAACTCCGACCAGACCGGATGCTAGCCCGATAGCTCCACCTATCACCGCGCCCCACGGCCCGGCAATGGATGCTCCGGTAGATGCCATGGATGCTGTGGAACTCAATACATCGGCTGTCTTTTTCATTGCAGAGTCTGATTTTACACCCAACGATTCCATCGCATCGCCTGCCTGTCTGATAATGGATGCCGCACCGTTCATCCCTTCAATGATCCCTTGTGTCGCTTCAAACTGTTTTTCAGTATCGGCACCTGCTGCATTCAAGTCTTTAAAACCTTGGATGAGTTGCTGGAACGGATTGCGTTTGTTCAGCGTGTCACGCTGCTTGATGAGTGCGTCCATAATGGCTTTCAGTTCATTAGGCTTTAAAGATTTCGCGAAATCTTCAGTAATTCCGGTCGGGAGCTTTGCGCCTTTTACCTGATTGATATAGTCAAGCAGCTGCCGGGTTTCCTCTATTGTCTTCTGTATATAGGACAATGTATGTTTTTCAGCATCCCCGAACAGGCGCACCCACAAATCCGATTTTTCAAGCATGGATTTATCCAGTTCGGCTATTGCCTTTTCTTCATTCTTTTTCAAGGAGGCTTTTTCGCCGCCGGTCTTCGCCCTTGCTATTTTGTTTTCATAGTCCTGGGCGATGGCGGCGCGTTTCTCCTGATAGTCTCCAAACTCTTTGTTATAATCAATCCAGGACTGGGCTTCGTCGTCCTTCAGTTTCTTACTCTTGTCGGAGTACTCCTTTTCTAAGGCATAATAATCCTTGATGTATTGTTCTGATGCAAGCCGCCGCTGCTGTTTGGCTTGGCCGGATACGGCATTTACCTGTTCGGGAGTCGCTTTGAAACCGTTCTTTTGTGCTTCCTGCAATGCTTTCAGCCGTTCACTCTCTTCCTTATTGATACGTGCCAGTTCGTCATCGAATTGTTTACGGGCGAGTGCCTTCTTTTTTTCTTCGCCTTCTTCCATCAGGGCAATGGTCATATCTTCTATCTTCTGAAGGGCTTTCAGTTCGGCGTCGGCCAGTTTGTTCGCAGTAGAAGTCTTGTCGGATGTAGGACTGCCGTTCTTCTTTTTAGGATTCCGTTGTTCTGTATCATATACAATGGCATCCTGCATTACTTTATTATAATTGTCCCACGCTTGCTGAGATACCTTCCTTGCTTCTTCCACTTGTTCTTTTGTAGCCTTCCCGTCGAAATATCGGGCATTGACGTTGTCGAAGTTTAAATCGGCTAGGGATAAAGCGGTTTTGACAGCCTCTTTGCGTAAATCCATCAATTCCTTTTTAGATTTTCCTGCGGCTTCGGCTATACGCACTTCAAAATCCACATCATTGGCGATCTGCTCAATGGATGTCTTTGTCTTTTCTATTTCTGCATTTAATGCGCGTTGTTCTCTCTCCGCATTCTTCGTGTATTTGTTCCAAAGGACAATCAGAGCAGTTATTGCTACGGAAAGCCCCAAAGTCATTGTAGCCATCAATGCCTGTGCGGCTATCTTTGATATGCCCAGCGACACCGCCAGCCGTGTATTTGCCATCGTCAGCATATCCTTGCCTTTCGTCAGCAGCACATGGGTAAAGTAACTGTCCTTGTTCAATGTGTTGGCCACCTGCTGCACGCCCATGGTTATCGCCATTACTGCCTGCAATTTGGTCTGTATCTTTGCCAATTTCTCCTCTTCCATACCGAAGAGGGACGCTACACCCACACCTGCCGTCATTACCCCAGTCAGCCCAGAGATGGCATTCATGGTGGCTTTGATATTTTTATTGTCATCGGAAAAGATACGTCCCTGGGTATTAATATCTCCCATACGGTCCTGCATTCTGCCAAGACGCTCCATGGCAGCGGCATACTCCGCAGTGCCTTCCGTCATTCCTGCCATCTGCTCTTTCAGGTTGCGGATTTCGGTGCGGAGCATGATATGTTTCTGTGCCGACTGCTCCACCTGCTTTTCAAGCAATGCCAGTTCGCCCTTTTCTTCCGCCAGCACTTTCTTTGCCGCGTTCAGTTCGGCGGTGAGTTCCATCTTTGCCTTGCCGGGAGCTACTTTGCCCAGTTGCTTTTCCAGCGAGGCAATATCCTTTTCCACCTGCTTCACAGCATCAGCCTGTTCCTTCATGCGCGCCTTGAAATTCGCCGCCACTTCCTCCACGGTGCGTCCGGTCTTGTCCAAATCCTTGTTGATTTCAGCAAGTCCTTCCTTTGTCTTGTTGCGGGTGATGATGGTGAGTTCTACAGGTTCCATGTGTTTCTTTTGATTGGTTAGTTTTCCGATATGTGCGTCTGGAAAAAGGCGACCGGGTCAGCGGCTGTCCTGTCCTTCGCTTTCTTGTCGGCTATCATTTTTTGTAAATTCCTTTTCTGTGCTTCCTCGGCACTGATATAGCGTGGCGTGTCCGAGGTCATCGCCAGCAGCGTGGTGTATGGCACTTTCCAAAGGATGTAATGCAGGCTCCACCCCGTAGCGGTCGCTATCTGCCATACCAGTCCGAACGGGCTATGAGGGCCGTCAGTATATCCCTTTGACTCCCGTTTCCTTAGTGGCTCAAATTGGGCTTCATCAGATTCATCTTCTGTGCCAATTTGATAGTGTTCGGAAAATCCTCCTTGTTCAGCATGGCCAGCATCTGGAACATGGCTTCCTGCATCATCATGGGATGCACGCGCCATCTCAGCCACCATGCTACTAGCCGGTTCAACAAGCGTCCTGCCAACCATCCCCGTACCAGCGTATAAGCTACCATGCGGCTGATTGTTTTTCCATGTTTTGATATAAAATCGGCATTCTGCTCGTAAGAGTATTCCTTCAGTTCCTCGTAGGTGACTCCGAGGCTGAGATAAAGCCTGTCGATGCGCATGATGGTTCCTGCATAGGGAGTGCGCATTATTATGCGGCAGGGTTTCTTCTTCCGGTGCAGATACTTGAGGGGACGGACGGGTATCGCCACGCCCATGTCAAGCATCAGTCTGCACGCTTTCAGTTCTTCCTGTGCCATAGGTTATCCGGCAACTTCGGCTTGCGGAGGAATAATGCGGTAACGTTTCTTTCCCGTTTCGGTGGGCTTGAGACATTTCACCGTGCAGGCAAAACCCAGTACGCCGCTCATGTTGATGTTGTTGGTCATCTTGCCGCTGATTTTCCCGCGGGGGATTTCAATCTTGTGGCCGCTGACGCAATCCACCACGAACGGGCCTTCCAGATTGGTAAAGCTCTCGGGAGGTTCGTATGCCCCGTCCTTCGCGCTGACTTCGCCGCCAAGCAAGTCCACGCAACTCTGCGCGTTGAGCTGGATAAGGGTAAAGGTGAACGCCGTGCTTCCGGGACTGGTCACCAGTTCGTCCACCGGGCCGTCCGTAACCTGCGCGGCATAGATGGGAGTTGTCTGTACATCTTCACCGGCAGGTGCCAGCCCGTCCTGGCTGATCCAACCGATTTCCTTGCCGCAAAAGGACAGTTTGCCGATGCCGTATATCAAGCCGTTATTTTCTTTTACTGCCATAATTGTTTCCTTTTTAAATGTTGTTTGATGATAATTCCAATGATGATTAAACAGCACACCGCCGCGGCTGTCCGCCCGGTGTGAATCCAGAACCATTGCCAGCCGGTAGGTCCGATGTCAGGGGGCTGCATTTCCTTTTCCTGCCATTCGTTGCGGATGCGGGTAATTTCTTCCTCCAGGTACCAGCAGCGACGCTGGATGCTGTCGCAGGCGGATTCTACCACGAGGTTGTTCTGCGAATCGCGCCCCACTTTGACGGATGCCTGTCCTTGCTTTTCCGCATACCATGCGCCGACTGGAAGTTTAAATACACTGTCCATCGGTACCTTCAGACTCACCCTGCTTCCGGGGATTGTCTCTAGCCATGCGGCGGTCCTTTTTACGCCTTGCAGACTGTCGGACCGGACGCTGGTCTGTTGTATTATCGGCTGCCTGCTCCTGCAGCTCGCTGCGCATAGGGCAATCCCTATAATGAGGGCAGGTAGTAGCCTTCTGAATGGTGCGGTTGAGGTCGCGCACTGCCTTGTATAATTTGATATTTTCATTCTGTAATTCGATTAGTGTGCCGGACAGGTTGTCGTACATCTGTTTGTAGGCGTTGTCCCTTTCTTCGGATGCCAATGCCTTCCGGTTGTCCTTGTTCTTTCTCCATACCCAGTAGGCGGCAATGCAGCCCGGGCCGAATAGGAACTGGAGTATCTGCAATATGCTGTCTACTGTCATGGCTCTTGTTTCCTTTTACCTTAAATCAGATTCCACCCGGCTTCAATGTCTCGCATCATTGCCGGTACTCCGTTCTCCACTCGGCTCATGGCTGCTGCCAACGCACACATCACTTGTTTGTCCGCCACATCCGGCTCGTAGGTGGTAGGCACCTGCAATTCGTTGCATACCCTTGACAGGTAGCTGGAAGTGTTGTTTTCCGTAGCCGGTGCATAACGTTTGATGATGCTTGCCACGCTGCGGCATCCGTGTTTGCGGCGGTAGTTCTGCAAGGTGATGAGCATGGCGCGGTAGCCATGCGGCATATCCACGAACTGGAAGAAGTCCTTGTCCGCCTGCACCGGGCGGAGTCCCTTCCACTTGTCTTTGGACAGGCGGAGGTTGCCCGGGTTGTTGTTTCTTAGCCCTCTGCTCATGCGTCTTTCTTTTTAAATGCCGGTGCGACACGTTTGTCCAGTACCACGAACTCTTCACCGAACGCGATATTGGTATCCGCCTTCATCAGCATCTTGAAGAAATAGAGTTCTGAAGCGGCACTTACCTTGTCTATCTGAATCACATCTTCGTCATCGCTCAGGTTTACGGCTGCGAATAGGTTGGATGTGGAAGCGTTCGGAGAGCAAAGGGTTGCTACAATCAGGTCATCAGGCCATGATGAAAGGGTTTCGATAGTGATGCCCTTGTAGCGCATAGCGTTTACATCCGTTTCGCTGGCATTCTTGCTTTCGCGCTCGGTCAGTTCGTCATCGTATTTGTCAAAGTCGTCAATGGACATGATGAAACGCAGGGCGGGATTGTTACGGATAGTCTTTGGAATAGCTTTGCGGACTGCCTTCAGCCTGCCTATCATGGTTGTTTCCGTACTTTCCGCGATAATGACATCGCTGTCCTTGGCTGCCTGAGTCAATATACCGTTCATCAGGTGTTCGTCATCGTTTCCGAAAGTGCCGTTGATGTAATGGTCGCCCAGTTCGAAAGTCACTTGTTTGCTCAGTTCTTCCAGCAGCTTGTTCTGTACTTCGGCAGGCAGCTCCTGGAATACGAGGTTGCCTTTCGGCTGGTAGGGACGCCATACGGCCTCGAAAGCCGAAGGATCAAAGACAGTGAACGCCATCATATCATTGGGTGACAGTTGCTTTTCACTGTAGTCAAAATCCCCTTTGCTGTCGGTTATCAACGGATTTTTCTTGCGCTTTTGCAACATCTTGCCCGACTTGACGCGGGGGATGGAAACACTTTTTTGGATATTGGGAATGACGCAGAGCAATCCTTTCTCCACGATTTCATTGCCGGTGGCGGCAAGGGTCAGCAAGGTCTGTAGTACCTCACCGCTGTAATTGGTGTTCTTTACGTTTAAAGCCATATCTTTGGATTAAAAATTATAAATTAAAACTACGCATGGGGCGGTGTCACATCTTGATGTTCTGACGGCCGCGGATGTATGCGCCTGTATTCTTGCCGGAAGATACCGTACTGCCGATGCGCACTCCTTTCGGGGGTTGTGTTTTCATACGCCTATCCCTTCTTGCCGTTATAGCGGTTGCGGATTTCCGCCTGTTTCTTCTCCCATGGGTTACCTTCCGTACCCGGCTGCGGTTTGTTCAGTTCGTTTTTCAAGAGGCGTTTCGGTCTCAGGGCGTTCAGTGCGGCCGTACCGTTCTTGAAGTCGGCCTTCAGCAGATTCTTATAAGTCTCTTTCTGACCTGCCTCGATGCGTCCATCCGTTACGGCTGCATCCACCGCTGCATCTATTCGCTCGGTCTCCATTGCCTGCACTGCCATTTTCAGCATACTGTTCTCCGTTTCCAGTTCATCTGCCTTGTCGGCACGTACGACTGTTTCACCCAATAAGGTCATGGCTGCCGTTTCATCGGCACAGTTGGCGAAGCGTGGAATCTTCTTTAAATCTTCTAATTTCATGTCATTATCTGATTGTGGCTGTTGCCGGAAAGACTCCAGCCGGTTAGTAAATATGCGGTAAATATCATCGGTGGTGCTGCCGTCGGGCACGGATTCCTCCACGTCATAGATGGCATCCACCAATCCCATGTCCAGTGCTTCATCGGCTTTCAACCAATGGTCCTTTCCGTCAAAGTACTCTGCCTTCACTTCGTCCGGACTCTTCCTGCAACGGTTGGAAATGATTTCGCCGATGGTGCTTTCTAGACTCTCCAATTCGCGTATCATGTCCCTCAAGTCGTCCTTGTTGCCATAACAGCCACCTGAAACATTATGCAGCATGATACGTGCGTATCGGCTCATCTCCACCTTTTTCCCGCCAAGGGCTATCACCCCGGCTATGCTGGCAGCGATGCCGTCTATATAGATGGTAACGTTTGACTTGCATTGTCGGATGGCATTGAAAATGGCAATGCCGGGATAGACATCACCACCCACCGAATTGATGCGGATACTCAGGCTCCGGTAATTGCTGTCCAGATACATCAGTTCGTTCACAATGTCGCGGCAGGAGATTTTCCCCTCACCGCCTTCATCGCTCACCTCGCCGTAAAGCAGTAGGCAGGCGGTATCTTCATTCAATATGGATTTGAAAGCTGTCATCGGTCTGTCATTCTTTTCCGGCGAAGTTAGGGCGACCGGCGCAGCCGCACAAAAAAGTGTGTAACCCTTTCACACAAGTATGTAAGCGGTGTGTATAACCCTGCAAGCTTTTCACGGTTTTTTCCGTACCCCACCGATTCTACGAAACTTTGTGGATACATAAAGCAAAGAATTATGGCAGATTTAACCTCACAGCAGAAAAAGGAATGGGCAGGAATGCTCTACCTCAAGGACAACCTCACCCAGCAGGAGATAGCCGAAAAGGTAGGTGTGTCCCGGCAGACCATCGCCCGATGGGCGAAGGAAGACAAATGGGAAGAACTCAAGGTGGGCATTACTATGAGCCGCGAACAGCAGATAGCGGGCCTGCATCGGCAGATAGCGGAGATAAACAAGGTGGTGACATCGCGCCCGGAAGGGCAGCGTTTTACCAATGCCGCTGAAGCGGACACCATCAACAAACTGACCTCCGCCATCAAGAAATTGGAAACCGATGTAGGCATATCGGATATTATCAGCGTGGGAATGAAGTTCGTCAACTGGCTGCGTCCGTATGACCTGGACCGCAGCAAGGAGTATCTGAAATTATGGGACGCATTCATCAAGGACAGCCTATGAAACTGACACAGAAAGACCGGGATGCCCTGAAGGAATGGGCGATGTACTATGAAGCCGGGATGCACCGTACCAATCAGGATGTGAACCTCACGCAGGCGGAAATCGCCAGAGAGCGTGAACGGCTGGAACATAACCCGGTGGAGTGGATTAAATTCTTTTTCCCCGAATATTGTACCTACGAATTCGCCCCTTTCCATCTTCGCGCTATCCGCCGTTGCATCCGGCATGATGAATGGTTCGAAGTGCTCAGCTGGGCGCGGAGTCTTGCTAAAAGTACCACGGTGATGTTCATCGTTCTATACTTGGCGCTGACCGGGAAGAAACGCAATGTGATGATGGCGAGTGCTACGCAAGATAGTGCCGTCCGGCTGCTTGCCCCTTACAAGGAGATGCTGGAAAACAACGGGCTGCTCCGTGCGTATTACGGCACACAGGTGTGCCCCGGCAACTGGTCAGCAGAGGAATTTATCGCAAAATGCGGTTGTTCCTTCCGTGCCGTAGGTGCCGGTAATGCTCCCCGTGGCAGCCGCAACGGTGCTGTGCGCCCCGATGTGCTGCTGGTGGATGACTTCGATACGGATGAAGCGTGCCGCAATCCCGACACAGTGCAGAAGAACTGGGAATGGTGGGAAAAGGCTCTTTATCCTACCCGTGACCCTGCCCGTCCTGTGCTGGTGATATTCTGCGGCAATATCATAGCACGCGACTGCTGCGTGGCACGTGCCGGTGAAATAGCCAACCATTGGGATATCGTGAACATACGTGGTAAAGACGGTCTCAGTACCTGGCCGCAGAAGAACACGGAAGAAAAGATAGACGAAGTATTGGGTAAAATCAGCACCTCCGCCCAGCAGACCGAGTATTATAATAATCCCGTGACCGAGGGCGAAGTGTTCAAGGAACTGACTTACGGAAAAATACCTGCCTTGTCCAAATTCCGTTTCCTGGTAATTTATGGCGACCCTGCCCCAGGTGAGAACAAGACAAAGAACTCTTCCACAAAAAGTTGCATCCTCATGGGACAGACTGGGCAGAAAGTCTATATCATCAAGCCGTTCCTGGACCGTGGGCTGAATGCTGACTTCATCGATTGGTATGTGCAACTACTGGAATATGTGAATGCCAAAGTCCCCGTGTACTGCTACATGGAGAACAACAAACTCCAGGACCCCTTTTTCCAGCAGGTTTTCAAACCGCTGGTAGCAAAGGTGCGCCGCGAAAAGGACGTGCAACTCTATATCCATCCTGATGAAGACCGGAAGACCGAAAAAGCCACCCGTATAGAAGCTAACCTAGAGCCACTGAACCGTGAAGGTAACCTCATCCTGAACGAAGCTGAAAAGGACAACCCGCACATGAAGCGACTGGATGACCAGTTCCGCCTGTTCACCCTCCGCCTCAAGTTCCCCGCCGATGGCCCGGACTGTGTGGAGGGCGGCCTCCGTGTCCTGAAAAAAAAAGTACAACAGCTGGAACCGGTACAAGTCATCCGCCGCAGCCGGAACCGCAATTCCAAACGACTGTAGGGGCGGATTGAATCCGCCCGAATACATAAACAAAAGAAACCATGAGTAAATTCATCACCCCCCAAGACTACGATGCCAGCATCCACACCGAGATACTGGACCGACTGACCCGCAGCGATGACACCATCGTGGAAATCTGCGAAGACCGCGCCATCGCCGAGATGCGCAGTTACCTCAGCGGCCGTTACGATGCCGATGCCATTTTCAATGCCGAAGGCAGGACACGCCTTCCCCTCGTGCTGATGATGGCCATAGACATCACCGTGTACCACCTGTTCTGTATCCACAACCCCCAAAAGCTATCCGATGTCCGCAAGGACCGTTACGACCGCGCCGTGGAGTGGCTGAAACAGGTGGCCAAGCAACAAATCTCCATAGACGGAGCGCCGCTGCTTCCCGATGAAGATCGGAAGAAAAACAGCCCCTGGCTGATGTACAGCAACCCCAAAAGACATAACCACCTATAATATGGTACTACCATGAACAAGATAAAAACTCTGTGGACTTCCGTGTCCTCTGTGGTGAAAAACAAAGCCGGCAGGCACCGCATCACCGAAGGCGGCAATTTCCGTCCCGACACCACCATCACCCTCACCGCCCCGAAACGTTTCGGCATCGGGCTGGAAGACTATATGCAAGGCATCAAAAGTGCCGAAAACGTAGACTTCACCCAACGTGTCCGTCTCTATGATATCTATAACGACACATTGCTTGACCCGCACCTGTTCAGCGTAGTGCAGAAACGGAAGTCCGGCGTGCTGGGCAGAAAAATAGAGTTCAGGCGCAATGGCGTGGCCGATGACCGGGTGAATGAACAGATTTTCAGCCCGTGGTTCCTCCGCTTCCTGGAAGATGCGCTGGATGCCCAGTATTGGGGATTCACCCTGGTGCAGTTCTACATCAACGAAAAAGGATGGATAGACTATTACTGCATTCCGCGCAAACATGTGGACCCTGTACGCGAACTTATCAAGCACCGACAGGATAACATCACCGGCGAACCTTTCGATACCTACAATGACCTGTTGATGATTCGGGGGAAGGAACCGCTCGGCATATTGGCACGTACCGCACCTTACGTCATCTACAAACGCGGAACGCTGGGCGACTGGGCGCAATTCTCCGAAATATTCGGGATGCCGGTGCGCAAATACACCTACGATGCCGCTGACCCAGAATCGTGTAATGCCACGATGGAAGCCGCCGAAAGCCAGGGTGGTGGCAGCATCTATTTCTGCCCGGAAGGCTCGAGCCTGGATTTTGTAGAATCCGGCAACAAGACAGGCAGCAGCGAACTATACGCCTCACTGGTAGACCGCTGCAATGCCGAAATGAGCAAGGCCATCCTGGGCAATACCCTCACCACCGAAGCCAGTGAAACCGGAACGCAGGCCCTAGGCACCGTGCACAACAAGGCCGAGCAGGAGCTGATAGAGCAGGATGCTCTTTTTATCCTCAACCTGCTGAACTATGACATGACTGATCAGTTCGCCGCCCTAGGCGTAAATACCGGAGGCGGAGCATTCGTCTATGTAGAAACTGAAGACATAGCAGCTACCAAAGCCAAAGCGGAACTGCTGGAAAAAGCTGTCAACGTCTTCAACCTCCCGCTGGATGATGATTACCTCTACGAGCAGTTGAAGATAGAGAAGCCCGACAACTACGAACAACTGAAAGCCGAAATGGGAAAAAAGAAAAAGGCTCTCAATCCCTTCGCTGACTTGGCATCACCCGTAGGAACGGACTCGCGTGTCCGCCCGAACACACTGACCAAAGAAGATAACGGCACACACCCCCAAAACCGTGCCGGACGTTTTTTCGCGGAAGCCCCGGAAAACGGCGGGGCTTTAGACTGGTAATGGACGATCTCTACCGGGATGCCGCGGACAAAGAAGGAGTGGAATCCGCATTCGTCTTCAACGACAACGCCCTGCAGCGTGCCCTGAAGCGCATCTACGAAAAGAACTTCCACCCCATGACCGACATAGAGGAAGACCTTTTCAACGAAACCTTCCGCATCATCACGAAGGCCACCGATGAAGGGCTGTCCATGAGTTCCCAAGAAGTAGATGTATCGTTCCGTCAGAAGCTGGACTATAACAATGCCGTCTTCAGCGCGTTCAAAGTTCACCGTATGCAGAACGATATCGCCTCGCAGCTCCACGATTCAAACGGTGTTCTAAAACCATTCGAACAATGGAAAAAGGACGTGTACCCCATGCTGGACCACCACAAGGAACATTGGCTTCGCACGGAATACAATACCGCCGTGCTCCGTTCCCAACGAGCTGCGGACTGGCAGCGGTTCGAGCGCGAGAAGGATATCCTCCCCAACCTGGAATGGATGAAGAGTACCAGCGCCCACCCGGGAGCCGACCACGAAATCTATTGGGGGGTCATCCTTCCCATCGGCCATCCATTCTGGAACAGCCATTGCCCCGGCGACCGCTGGAACTGCAAATGCAGTCTGGAGAGTACGGATGAACCTGCAACCGCTGTACCCGGTGACCCGAATCCGGAAGACAACAAGCCTGCACCGGGACTGGACAACAATCCGGGAGTGGACGGGAAACTGTTCAGCGATTCTCATCCCTATATAGCCAACGGCTACGAAGGGGCGAAAGACGCGGTAAAAAAGTTCATCGCTGAAAAGGTGAAGGAAGGTACTGTGATAAAGGTGGATTACGAAAGCGGAAAGGAACTGGATTCTACAGGCAAGTTCCTGCTGGACCCGGACTATGGTAAACGGCTGAAAACAAGCGTCAGGGCGGATGCTACGGAAGTGGAAGAAAACACCCGTGCTGCAAAAGCGTTGCTCGGTTCATTCCCGAAAATGAATATCCGCATCAATGAGCATGTGTTGGAGGAAGGACACAAGAACCCGGAATATACCATCAACGGAAAGATTGCGGACAGGAAGGGGGTAGAAAGCGAGAAAGGAATCGCATCAGCCTTTAACAAGGCCATCAGGCAGGGATGCGAAACAGTAGTGATTGACTTGGATATGCACCTGAAAGAGAAGACGTTGAAAGTGCGTGATCTTGCAAGATACATAGACTGGAGAAGGAATGACTTTGAAAGCGGTTCTATCCATGAATGTTACGTGATTTACAGGAACCGTTCCGTCAGGATAGGAAAGTCCGACAAAGGCCGCGAGGAAATAGAGACGATATTGAAACAATTAGAGCCGTAAAAAATACGGCTCTACGCACAAGGCTGCACAACTTGAAGTTATCGCGTCTTTTCGGCCCTTCCTTGTTTCTGCAAATATAGAATTAATAATCTGATAAACAATGGATATAAAGGAATTTAATCGCTACATGGAGCAAAAATACAAAGAGATGGATGATTTCATGCGTTCCAAAGCTCCGGTATTGGCAGGAAACATAGCCAAGCGCCACATACAGGACGATTTCCGTAAAGGGGGATTCACCTGCAACGGCTTCCGGAAATGGAAAGAAACCGGACGGCAGAAAACAGGAGGTTCTTCCGCTTCCTCCTCTTACGGCCCGTTGCTGAGCGGCAGAAGATACCTGATGGACAGCATCGAATATGTTCCGGCAGATTATCAGGTGACCGTTTACGCCCGTGCCCCATACGCCCCCATACACAACTGGGGAGGTACTACGCATCCCACGGTTACGCCGAAGATGCGGAAATATGCCTGGGCAATGCACTATAAGGAAGCGGGTGAGGATAAAGACAAAGATACGATGTGGAAGCGTCTGGCGCTTACAAAAAAACAGAAACTGGACGTCACCATCCCCCAACGTCAGTTTGTCAGCCCCAAGCCGGGCCCGGAGCTGGAAAAGAAGGTATGGACTAAAATAGATAATGAACTGGAAACAATTATTTTAAAATAAACTCTTATGGAAGAACTGTTCAATGATATGCAAAGGCAGATCGCTACTCAGCTGGGCGATGCCGTCTCTCTGATAGATGAAGACTACGGACAACTGGAAGCCCTGATGAACGGTGAAGACCAATACCCCGTCACCTTCCCCTGTGTGCTGGTAGGCGCGCCCGAAGTAACCTGGCGTTGTTTGGGGGGTGATACCCAGCAGGGCACCTGTACACTGACAGTCCGCCTGGCATTCGACTGCTACGATGATACCCATTACAGTAGCGGACAGGAAGGAAAAGCGGCGGAACGTCTGTCACTGTCCAAAAAACTGAATAAGAATATTCACTTGTGGAAATTCAAAGGTTGTGCCAGGGTGATGGTACGCAAGCATACACGCTCGTTTTCCCTGCCCGGCGGCATCAAAGTCTATGAACACACTTACGAGACCGATGTGGTTGAGGACTAGAACAGTGACATCTGCGTATTGATGCTTTTCAGCCCCTCAATGATGCGCGGCTCCGCACTGGCATTGATGATGTTGTAAAACGTCTTTTCGCAGATGTGGTATTTCGGCCAGATATGACGGCGCAGTATTTCGCGGTTGCTCAGCCCCGAACGGCTGTGCTCGTCGTAGATGCGGATGATGTCATCCACCCTGTACAGATAACTGCGGCCTACTATTTTTCTGTGTTTACGCATCTTTTTGCCTTTAAAATGGAAATAACTAAATAACCTGCTGAATATATTGATTAATATCTGATTATATCTGCAAAGATAGAAAATATCACTATGAAAATATAGAAAAAGTAGAAAAATATTCCGTTAATTCACACATTCGTCAACTCCGTATCATCCGCATATTGTATATTCGCACCGTGTTCGCGACACAGAGACAACATTTATTTTTTAATTTTTAATTCTCAATTCAAAAAGATTATGGCAGAAATAAACTATTCCATCGCAGAAATGAAAAATCCGTCCGACAAGGATGCCGCTCCCAAATATTACGCCAAGATGCAGGCAAGCGGTGTGGTAGACCTGGACGACATGGCCGAAGAGATTTCGTATGCCACCACCCTGACAGACGGTGATGTACTGAATGTGCTCCGCGCGCTGATCAAGCAGATGAAGAAGAACCTGATGGCGGGCAAGATTGTCCGCATGGAGAAATTCGGTACGTTCCAGTTCCAGCTTTGCAGTGACGGTGCGGATACGGAGAAGAACTTCTCGGCAGCCAATATCACGAAAGTGAACATCCAGTTCCGTCCCGGTGCGCTGGTGCGTGAGGCACAGAACCTGAAATCACTTTCTTTCAAGAAGGTGCCCAAAAAGGATGCCTCCAAGGTTGCTGAAGAGATTCCGGCGGCATAGCATAACCGCCTGTAGGTAAACAGGCGGTTACCATGCAGTAATTTACCAACTACCCCGTAGTGGATGATCAACTACTATGGGATAGTTTTTTATTGACCGTTTAAAATGTATTTTAAGAGAGTATGGGAGCAATTTATATGAATGAACTGGCACAGGAGTATTTTCCACATTCCACCAAAAGAAGTGCCGTCACCCAGTTGCGCAGGTGGGTGGTGCTGTGCGTGCCGTTGCAGCACAGACTGGAGGAACTGTCGTTTCATAAAGGGCAGCGGGTGCTTACTCCGTTGCAGCATGAGGCGATAGTGGAGTTTATTGGTGAACCGGGAGAATAGACCATTTTGCTGAGGTCAGCAAAATGATAATCCCCGGCAGATTCGCGTCTGTCGGGGATTTGTCATTTTATGCCGCTTTAATCCTCAATGATATCTTCTTGTGTCAACAGGCGTTTTGCATGTCTGTCATGTTCAACCTTCGACTTGCATGTTTCTTTCAGGATATGCCAGTTATATGGATTGGCACTGCTCTTGAATTTGATTAACAGGAGCACCGAGTCTTGTCTGTGGATAATTGCATATCTGACTTTTGCCAGTTTGGCCTGATCACTTGCATTCATTTCTATTCCGTTATTAGTTAATTACCAATCTCCACCATCATTTAATATGCCATCAATAGTAGTTACACTATTTTCAATATTACTGCCTCCATATTGTGTAAATTCCGGTGTAGGATTATCTTCCGTATCTCCGTGCATCATGACATGTAACACTCCGCTTGCACTGTAAAGCCATAACCGCTTTCCGTCCTTTTCCCATTTCTTTGCAAGACGTTTTAAACCATCAATAAGCTTGCATTCTTCCGGTGTGCATTCTATTCCGGCTTCTGTTTGATATTTGCTCATATCTAAATTGTTATGAACCATTCCGATAACGATCTTGGAATGGTTCTGTTTCTTACTTTTTCGTGATATTCCAAATCCGCCCACCCGTTTTGCTCACCGTCCGCTCCATGAATTCCATGGCCTTGTAGTCTTTGGGATCAACGGTGAAGGTCACCGCCACCAGTCCGGGGGTATTTGCTTCTTGAAAAGTGATGGGTGTCGGGCGGTCATAGCGTACCCAGTAGGAGAGGAACTCCACGCACCGCGCTTCATCCAGCTGTACCGCCAGGCGTTGGGGACCGAAGATGTCGAGACTTATTCCTTCCATGACACCTTTGTTTTGTCTTCAGGAATATAGGGGAGTATCACCACGTCTATCACCGTACTCACCACGACGCGTCCGCTTCCCCGGCAGTCGGGACAGGTTTCGGTGATCTCGTTTTCTCCCCGTTCATCCAGCCTAGTGAGGAAGCCTGTGCCGCCGCAGTGGCGGGACAAAGCCACTTTTTGGGGCGTTTAATTAGCTTTACTA